CAAACCTATATTACCAGGTTGAACGTACGCGCTATCTTATTATAACGCACGTACATGAACCATCTTGGTTCAACGGTCACCTGCACCGATATAAACGCAGAGGAGATTTAGCATGAACATCGTAACACATGATGGGATTTTCCACGCCGATGACGTCTTCGCTGTTGCTGCCGCGAAGATTTTGTTTCCTGAAGCAGGGATCGTAAGATCCCGCAACAACTCGGTGATCTCCGAAGGAGATCTGGTCATCGACGTTGGTGGGGTCTATGACCCCACCAACGGTAGGTTTGATCACCACCAGGCTGGCGGAGTAGTGATCGAGGGTCGCCAGTACGCGGCCCTTGGTCTTTTTTGGAGGCAGTACGGTGCCAGAACAGTACTGGCTCTCTGGCTTGGTCAGACAGTCTTTTCTGGACTGTCTGACCACCAGGCGGAACGGGTGGCTCAAATGGTTGACGACCGCCTTGTAAAGGCGATTGACTATCACGACCTCAACGGGTCCAGAACGACGGACCCCGCCCAACCACCAACTTTTGGCATCAGCCAAGCCGTCTCGGGGTTTAACACCCCGGCTTTCCTTTCCACCAACCCAGCGTGGGCTGGGGGGGACGGTTTTGATGATGCTTTAGAGTTCGCCAGTACGGTTCTCAGAAATTTAATCGTCGGAGGTATCTACGCCGAACTAGGCGACGACGAGGTTGAGGAGGCGGCGTACGCAGCCAAAGACGGGGTCGCCGTTCTCAAGCGATTCCTGCCTTGGCAGGGCGTCATGACAAGATTCCCCGGCATCACTCATGTGGTGTTCCCCGCCATTGGTGGGGGATGGAATGCACAGCAGGTTAGTCGTGACCGTTCTTTCCCGGCCAACTGGCTAGGGAAGAGCGGTTCCTCACTATCAGAGACCTCCGGGATCCAGGTAGGCAAGTTCTGCCACCCCGGAGGATTCATCTCTGGCTGGGAAACAAAGGAGGCCGCTATCATGGCGGCCTCCCTCTCCTAAGAGACGAAGGTGGCGAGTAGGATTAATCCTACTCGCCACCTTCTCTTTTTTTTTTTATAAAAAGAGAGTTAGATAACTATTCTATTTTTTTTAAATGATATATTACCTTTATGACTTGAACCATATTGGATTAAGTAGGTCATCTGCACCGATATAAATGCAGAGGAGTTTTATCATGTCTAAAATAAATATAACCGCCAGGATGGCGGATAGAGAGGCGTTCGAATATGAGAAGGGGATCAAGTCTTGGAGTAAAGACCTGATCCCGTCAGCAGGGAATCTGACATGGAAAAGAAAAGGTCTGGAAGACCTTATAAGAAGCGCCATGATAGACGCGGAAAAGAATGGTCTTCTGCTCCCATACAACCTACCTATCCATGGACCGTGGATAGGTAGGTCTAAGGCGTCCCTGCACACGGACAGCTTAGATGACATGGTTAGTGCCGCTGCCAGAATGGCGGGCTGGATTAAGGCCGCTATTGAGTTTAAAACCGTGACAAAGGTTTTAAAGCGAGTTGTGTCCTTGAACGGGATGAAGTCGCCGTACACAGTCGTTAACCTGTGGGACTTATCACGGACGATAAGTCCTGGTGCGCTTGCGCGACGTATAGGCGGCATTATTGAGCGAGCTGACAACTTGCTCAAACCCATTGGCCTGCGTGCCTCGGTTGACGGCGTCGCGATTGCCGCGACAAAGCACCTTTCCTTGGTTCCAGGAAGAGCTGCCTTCATCGCGGCTGCAATGACAGTTTGCGATGAATTCGAAATCACAAGATCGCCTCGAAGCTATAGAGAGGCGCGTGACGCTCTCGTAAAAGCCTTTGAAAATGCGAGAGAAGCTCGTAAAGAAGGGCTTGTGGCAAGACTGCCGTGGGAGTTTGTCGCCACAGGCATTAAAAACGCAGGTTCACGACTTGCATGGGCTGGGGTAGGATGGAAGCCTACAGGATTCATCCTACCCGACTGTGTTGACGTCCTTAAGCTAAACATTGTTGGTGCATACGGATATGGAAAAATCCTCAAGAAACTTTCTTTTAAATGGAAGGTAGGTACCTCGCACGACCTAGAGGCTTTAATGTCTTTAGTCGTTTTCTTTAGCGGTGACGTCCCAAAGATCAATACGTTGCTCGAAAGAACGGCGGCGGTAGGTATCAGCCTACATGATACTGGGATCAATCTCAAGTGCGAGAAAGGTTCTAAGGATAAGGTTGACTGGATTCTCAAAACTACGAAAAATAGCAGCGTTCTTTCGAACGAGGCTACGTACATCATCCTTGTAATCAATAGCTGGGACGGTCTGGTTAAAAAGGGATGGGTTCCTCATGCAAAGGGATCGTTCGAGTCAGCGAAGGTCATCATAACTTCAATGACTTATGCTGGTGCGACTCATGACGAGTTTGCAAAGGAGTCGGCACAATGGGCTATAAACAAATATCGATACTCAGAAATCGAGTCGAGATGGCTCGAGGGTATCGCTAAACTCAGAGCCCAATACATACCTGCGCCTGGAGGGGTCGCTGGGTTGAATGGTCCTGATGGTTTACGTCTCATCCAGTTAGACAAGGAAGATCCTCGCGCAGTCTTTATCGGTAACCATACGGGATGCTGCCAACATCCTGAAGGTGCCGGTTCGACGTCGGCGTGGTATTCTCACGAAAGTGAAAACGCCGTGGTCTGGGTATGCGAGAGGCACGGGCGTGTGTTGGCCGAGTCGTTTGTATGGCGAGAAGCGAACGTCGTCGTTCTTGATAACATCGAGGCTATGGGTCATCATAGTTTTTACGACGATATTCGAGAGCTTTTTGAAAGAGCTGCGACGAACATTATAGGTAAGCTTGGCGTGACACACGTCTATCAGGGATTGAAACATAGCGACATAGATTGCTATGTCATCGATGACGACGATCATCTGGATGTGAAACTACCTAAAAATGTTTATAGTGACGCCTGTTCAAAAATGAGGATCGCATGAAAGAAAAAGATGTCCTTGAGCATATCTCTCGAATAGAAACGGAAGTTTATCCGAGAGAATTCCAATCCCTTTACCAATGTCGCAATTACAAGGAGTTGTGCGACTTCTGTGAGGGGAAGGCTCACACCATCGTCTGGGATGGAGGTTATTGTGTTTATACTAAGCACGAAATCGTCGACCTGGCGTCGATTAACCCTTTAACACTGGCCAAGATCTATGATCTTGCTCGACATTTTAAAGCGTTCTATAAGAAACGTAAAGTCGAGCTCAACGCAAGAGAATCAACGTCATGGAAGATCATTCGATTCTTTGAGCTCCGAGGCCACATTACCGTTTTAGAAAAGGAGCTAAATGTTTGGGGTGGTGAATGTTTTTACGACATCGTCTTTACGTTCACATAAATACTTAGGCGCCTTAGGGCGCTTCCTTTTCTTTTTTTGATCGTATGACATTCAGAGGACTTCCTTCATGCTTATTTATATCAAAACCTTTTTCCTTGCTAAGAACGCTGACGAATCGATACAGTCAAGCGTTGAACCTAACGTACTGATCAAAGACCTTTACACTCGAACGATGCGATTTTATTTTGAAGTTAAAAAGGACGTGGGTGGCGTGTCTTATTTTATCGACATGGAGAACTATCGTGACTTTTACGAAACAAGTTCGTTCACTGTCAACTATTTTATTGAACGTCTTGATCCAGATAGTATCGTATCGATTCAAAAACCTTTTAAGTCCATTAAGACAGTTCGTTATCACGACGCACATCGCACAGGGTACAGTATCACACCGTTTAAAATCGGTGTGAATCTAAATACGCCATACCCTAGCTATGCTAAAGACGATCTCTTCATTCATCGCCCTGAATCAAATACGTCGATGTTTAGCCTATATGAGAATGCTCTCGTTACGGTTAATGGATATGTTCATCGTACAGATAGGGATGGCATTTTCTTATATGCGATTGACGGTGGAAAAACGTACCTTGTCACGAAAGATAATCAGCTTGGATTTTTGAACTTCGGTGATCTAGGCGGGGTTAAATACCTCGATATCAAACCTGAAAACATTAGCGGCGATACGTTTCCGAATGGCGATCCGCAACCTCTTAAGGATAAGATGCGCATTACTTTTGATCGTGACGTAAACGGATCCTCAGCCATTTTAATCCTTGGCGGATATATGGTCTTTCCTCAGGCGAATGCGTTCTACCAGAGCGGTCCTAGGACCTTTACGCTTATACCAAGCAACCTTCAGCTTGCTGAGAAGTTCTTTGAGTCGTACAATTATTTAAATCTTTCCGAACTCGGTCTTGATTTAAGCGAACAGTATCCCGATCGCATCAATATCAACGAACTTTTATCTGACGATGTGTTACGTAAGTACATGGATCTAAGTCAAACGTTCATGGTTGAAGTGAACTGTGCCTCACTCGATGTTTCGACGATCGCGATTAAAAAGTCAAGTTATCCAGGTTCGTTTATAACGTACCAGGAACCTGTCTATCCGCTTCGTGTCAATTACGGAAAGGTTGCAGAATATTGGAAACGTCCTGACGAGGGTCAGTGGTCTGTGACAGTCACGGATTCGTTCTTAAAGAACTTCGTTTTTACTGAACAGCCTCACCAACAACTCAACGTCTTTACGGATGCTAGAAATCCGACGATCCCGTATTACAAAAGCTACGGCGTCTTTTTAAAGATCGCAACATACGTATAAATATAGCGCCGAGGCTTGGAAGCCTCGGCGCTATATATTTTTTTACTTAAAGTAAAAATATGTTTTTTTAAATATGCGTGTTCCTAACGAATACCAAAAAATAACCTTGTCACTGTTTGACATACCTTCACCAGGACCGTTATAAAAAACGCTCCATTTTTTAGCAAAGTCTGTGACTATACGTTGCATCTTATTCCAGTCGTCATTGGAATACGCGACATTAAAACGCGTCATGGTTTCAGGGAACATCAGTTCGGCACTATAACATTCCGTCATTTTTTAACCTCAAAGATTGTCGATACGATCGTTCACTGATGCGATATCATTAATGACGTCTGTCACTTGTGAAGCTATGGTGTCGACGATAGGTGCCGATAAGACTTCTAACGCATTAATGATAGGTGAATCCAGTACCTCTGTGATTAGAGCAATAGGCGACGTAAATTCGCTCAGGGCACTTAACAAACCTCCCACATCAAAGGATCCAAGAAAGTTTCCTTTTTTCAAACCTCTAACATTACCTGTAAAGGTAATCAAAGGCGCATCAAGGATGATTTCGGTCTTTGCTTTGACGGTCACCTTACCTGTTTTAGAGTCGATGTAGAACCCGTTCTTATCATTATCGAAAATCTCGAGTGTTGAGGCCGTTGGGTTAATGTTGATATCGTATTCAAACGCTTCGCCATCGGAACGCGTGGTCTTAAACCATATGTGTTTATCACCTTCAATGGTTGACATCTCTTGCCAGTAGGACGAAGACTTATCCCATTCCTTTAAAGGTTCTTTAAGATTACCGTACATATACGTTACTTTTTCAAGTCGCCTAATTTTAGGCTCTCTAAAGATCGTCGTCCAGTAAAATTCATCTGTGTCTGAGAACTTAAAAAGAATAACAGTTTCGTTTTTGATGACGTCGGGCGATGTGATACGATTGCTATGCCCAAAAGGTATCCATGCTGCTTTTAGAACCATCGTTTTTTCGACTTCGTCATTATTAACTTTACCCGAAAGATCGGGTAACGTATTCGTCATTGTCTCTTTAATATCAGCAATTTTACCATGGCTGTATGAGAGCTTCTCGATGGGCGTGACGTAAATAATGTCTTCGCCTAACTTTTTATCTTCGACAACCACGCCGATCGAATAGAGTTTTAATTCACTAGGTTCGTCTCTCATATGAATGTTTCCTATAAAAAATCAAAGGATTAATCATGCGTTATGTAAAAGCAAAATTTTATCTTTTTAAACGAATAGGGTTTGGTCAAATCAAAACGCTTGAAATTAATTTCGAGAATAAAACACAGCTTATTCTTGGAACCAATAGTTCAGGTAAAAGTTCTTTAATTGGCGAACTGACGCCTCTACCTTCAAAATCAGGTGTGTTTGAAAAGGGTGGGTTTAAAGAAGTTGAAATCATTCACAGGGGTAAAACGTATTTAACGAGTTCGAGGTACCTGACCACTCTACGCCATTCTTTTATCTGCGATGATGTCGAACTCAATCCAAGCGGTACGGCAGCGATCCAAAAGGAACTTGTTTTACAACACTTTGGTCTAACACAAGAAACACACGAACTTCTGACGTCATCCATTCACTTCACGACTTTCGCACCATCACAACGGCGACAGTGGTTTACCAAATTATCCGACGTCAGTTATACGTACGCACTTGATGTCTATAAACGCCTGACTGAAAAGCAACGTGAAACTCAGGCGGTCATTAAATTTACACAAGCCAGGCTTGTCACTGAAAGTTCGAAACTTCTAGATACAGAGCGTCAGACCGAACTTAAAAACGAATTGGGATTACTTAAGGAACTTCTCAATAATCTTTGGATATCGCGCATCGAAATACCGAGGACACTCGACGACCTTAAAACGGACTTTGATAAGTACGTACGTTTGATACAGGTAACGTATCGGAAGTTAACTTCCGATACGAAAACACATTATAGCGACGTCGTAAGTCATGATTTTACTTTAAATACCGTCCTTGCAACGATTGCACAGAAACGTCAGACATTTAGCCAACTTCAAGAAGACAGTGTTAAAAAGATCGAGACAATTAAGCGAGTCGATACGCTACTCAAGAATTCTGAAGATCATCTTCATGTCCATAGTCAGACGTTTGATCAGGACTATCTCGATACATCGGCACGTCGAGATGACATTGAATCCTACGTAGATTCGCAAATGCGTTCTGAACAACCTATTCAAGACTTTGAAATTCTGAAAATGATTTCGGCAGACATTGCCGCTTTTTGTCTTGACTTTAAAGACCTTCCCGAACGTGCATTTAACCGTTCGAATTACATCTATGTGACTGAACGGATCGAAGCGATCTCAAGTAAATTAAGACAGCTTTTAAGTCAGATCGCACAACGTGAAGAATACGTTCGTTCAGAAGAAAAACGTAACATTGAAGATAAGGTGACGTGCCCAGAATGCAATACGCATTTCACACCTTATTTCGACGCTATTAAAATCAAAGACGTTAAGCTAGAAACAGTATCGCTTAATGAAGAAAAAGTTCTTTTAGAAAAAGAGCATGAGGAACTCGCATCATGGGTTCATATAGCTCAAGACTTTTTTAGACACGTTAAGTATTTATCAACGTTTAAGCAGAAAAGTCCTTATATCGAAAACGTTATTGAAAACGTATTCGACAATATGAGAAATCAAGGAGGGCGTGACGCGTTACGTCAACTAGAATCGGTGCAGAGTCATTTGACTGTACAGATTGAATTTAATGATATTCTCATGAAGATTGGGGCGATGGACGAAGCTCGTCGTCGTGCAGGTCAGACGTTTGAGTCTGACATTCAAACGCTAACGTCGCAACGAAATCAAGAAGAGATTGATCTTGGCGCCCTACAGTTTGATATACGGTCTATTCAGTCCGAGATCGTTCGTTTAGACGACGGTATTAAGGTTATGAAGCAGTTTGGACAAAGCTTTAAAGGTCTGGAAGACTACGTCAAGATAACGCAGCAAAAGCAGTCTGAGTACGTTGAGGCGATACGTCAAAAATATGTCAGTGATGCAATCGTTTTTATTAGAAACGAGATCAATGCGCGTGAAAGTCGTTTAAGTGAAATCGACCGACATATTGAAACCGTCGATCGTTTAACTAAAGATGCTGAGAAACTTAGCATCGAAGAAAAGGTCATCGGCAAATTGATTAAGGAACTATCGCCCACAGACGGTCTTATCGCAGAAAACTTGCACGGATTTATAAAAACGTTTATCAAACAAATGAACGCATTTATATCACAACTGTGGTCATACCCTAATATCGAAATCCTTTCGTGTCAAACTGAAGAAGGTGAGGAGTTCGAACTTGATTATAAGTTCCCTTTCGTCTTAAATGGTGAGTCACCGGTGGACGATATTAGTCACGGAAGTTCGGCGGCACGTGAGGTGATCGATCTTGCTTTCAAGATCGTGTCAATGAACTATCTAAAACTTATCGACACGCCGCTTTATCTCGACGAATTTGGTAAAAGTTTCGATCCTACAAATCGACAAAGTTCATTTGGTTTGATTGCTAACTTACTTGTTCATAGTGCGATCCCTCAGTTGTTTGTCATCAGTCATTTTGAAGAGTGTTATGGTGCGCTATCTAACGCTGACATTCTTATCCTTGATAGTAAGAACATCGTCCTTCCAAGCGGAACAACTTTTAATCAACACGTTAAAATAACGTGAGGTAAATAAAGTCAGGTATATATTACATTCATGACTAACCTTGGTCGTATTATTTTTTTAGGAGCTACTCCCATGAAACTCTCGCACGCTAAAATCGTAGGTGATACGATCGAATTAACATTATCTGTCAATGGCGCAGATACCGTACACGTTGTACAGTTTTTACCTGAAGCTCTTAAATATGCTCGGATTGTAAATCTCCAGCAATTACGTAACGGGCATAAAGATCTTGTTGCCTACTTAGGTCTTGAAGAACCTAATAATCCTGATAAATCAATGATGCCTCCTGGAGTCAGTTACGTATTAACGGCGTGGTATAACCCAGAACAAGAACTTATTCTGAGTTATAATTCGATGTATGACATTGTGAAAAAAAATAGTGAAGGGGATTCTAGCGTAGCTATTTTGAAACAACTCGTCAACGTTGAAGATGGTGTGAAAGAAAAGGAAGTAATTCACGTTCCCGAAGAATACAGGAGTTCTTTTTTGTCAGTCGCAGCAATGCTTGGTTTTGTGAAACGTGAAAAAACAAATGAGTCAAACATTATACGGTATACGTCGATGCGCAATAAGAAACACCCTGACGAATCAACTGAATTTTATTGTGCGTTAACAAATCAATAGTTGTTATTCATAGTCTTTAAATAATGGGGTGATTTATGGATAGTTTGCGAGATTTATTTAGCGTTGAGATCATAACTGAAAAAAATGACTACGTTTTTTTCATGAAGTCTAGTAACGCTATGAAGTTATTGAATGACTGGAAACAGATATCGGATTTAAGTGAAACGAGTATTTCTCTTAAATCAGATATAGACACAGTCTTTTCGATTGACTATAAGGACATTTCGAGAGTAAGGATCTCCGACAGGGTTCCTATGGAAACTGATTTGAAGTGGGTTTTTTTAGGTTCGAATCTCGATAAGTCTTCAAGCGAAAAAATGGCGTTGCTAAACGAACTGGCAACAATGTTGCAGCAGAAAGATCTCGATGTAAATGTGTTTTACCATCTTAACGAAATAGGTCTAGCGAAATACAGCGAGCATTACGGTATGTGTAATATAGTTAGTTCAGGTCTTAACGTGTCGATAGTTCATCGTGAAGGAGTATATTTCAATACGAACGGTCTGAGTTTGTGGCTTGATCTGTCTGATGTAAAGTTGGTAGAATTTAAGTTAAAGGGTGAGCCAATAACTTTTTCCTATACAGAAAAACCACAAATTACAGGCTACGGATTATTCACTTACATTAAAAATGTGTTGACGATGTACGTTTAGAGATAGTGGTGTCCTGGGTAGCTACCCAGGGCACCACTATCTCTTTTTTTTTAACAACAACAGTCGTCAGTATTGATGTCTCTAACGACAAAGACTGTTTCGCAGTCAGGCACAACTTTATAAGCGATATCAACGTCAGCGTCAACATTAATATCGTCACAACATGCGCGTGCACTATCCTCAATCATTCGTTCAATCGACATGTTAAGTTTAAAGTAAGCGATACGTTTTGTATCGGTACATCCTGGATCAACAATGATATCGATATCAGGATCTGGCGTTGGGTCAGGGATCGGGTCTATGATGGGGTCAGGGCCTGGGCAGTCCGGGCAGTCTGGTATCTCCGGGCAGTCCGGACAGTCCGGGCAGTCCGGTATCTCCGGACAGTCTGGGCACTCTGGACAAAGGTTACAAAGATCAAGTGCGGTTCCGCTAAGCGATATGAAATTTTCAAGTGCGATGAGCTTATTAGTGAGCGCTGCATTGATTGTTTCAAGTTCGAGGATACGATCTTCCGGATTTGGATAGTTCGTAATGGTTTGTTTTAGATCATGTCTTAAGACAATGTCCTCCTCACGATCTAAATAAAAGATAGGTGAGTTTTCTAGTTTAACAGTACTGACTTGCGCACCGATAAGTTTTTTAAACAATTCTTCAACTTCGTAACGAACCCACTCGAAGTTAAAGTCAAAGGGCATGGATCCGATGTCGACCGACATGCCGATGTTTTGATATTTTATACCTTGTTTAGCAGGTACGCCAAGAAGATAGTTTGACGGAATTTTTACAATGACGTCATCAATCGATCTTAAAGAAATAATGAGTGCGCCGTTGGCGATCCCGTCAACGTAATCATCGTGAGTTAAGCCTTGTGAAATATATACGGTGTTAAGAACGTTTTCACGACTCTTCACCAATTCAACAAGTTGACGTAATTCGACGATGGTATATTCTTTATTAGCGATAACGCGATTGCTAAAAATAGGGTCGACAATAAACGATCCTTTAACACCGATGGTCGGTGTAAAGGGTAGGTAATCTAACGTACTCATGGACTTAGTCTCGTGAAGACTGTGTAAGCACCAGATATTGGACATTATCGTGAACAAACGCAATGTAAATGCGTCCTAGTCGATAAGCTTTACGATAAGGTTTTCTTACAACGTCGATTGTTGTTACGTCTTCAGCAAGCTGAATCGCGCGTTCCATTTTAAGAACCCATTCCTTCGTCACCAAAGACATTCGGTTAAAGTCAAGTGAGGATGTACTAACGTTAATGAAATCAGGTAGGAAGTCATTGAGGAAAAACTTCGATTCGCGATTCCGATATCCTCCAATAACGTAATGTAGTAATGATCGGTACGGGAACGCTAAAACAGACATGACGTTAACCGTATGTTGTTCTGGATAAAACATTGCGTATTGTTTTGCAAGAAGACTGTCTTGAATCACAGGCGTAAGTGGCGAAAAGACGCCACTCATAATGGTCATATTAGGGATCGCTTCGCGATGGTACGAAGGAACAAAAACAAATTCAGTGCGTTCAAACAGTTCAGGTAAAATAGCGAACCATTCATCTTCGGTATGCGTTGTATTGGCGAGAATGTATTCGGTGATCGCATCTTTGATCGCATCAATATTGTTTCCGTACTCACCGTAGATGATGACTGACCAATAGGATTCGGCCGTATACGTTGGCTGATTGACATGGCTTCGAACGTATGTCGCTTCGATTGTTTTGATATACGTTTCCGGATTGTATGATTTGTATCGCTCTACACGTCCAAAATACGTTTCGGGGGTCATGGCCTCCAGACGTTGCTTGACGATTTCTGGGTTTTGAAAGAAGTCGTCGATGTTATCAAAGGGCGGGACAACAACGATTTTGTATTCATCGAAATCATTTTTAAACGCGTCGTCCGAATACCAGATACGAACGAACGTATCCGAAGGAACGTGTTTCCACTGAATAAATTCAGGTAAGGCAATACCAGGTGTCGCGACAATATTGCCAGGAATAACGTCGGTCACCGAACCTGTGTACGCGCTCTCCAAATAAAAGGCAATATCGTCTTTATTGACATTACCAGAATACGTTTCAGAAAACGTGATGAGTTTTTGACTTAAGTCAAAAATATGCGTCGCAACATCCGAACTTAATTCGATTTGCTGACCTTGGTCATCTAACGAGAATAAACTTTCAAGCGCAAACCCGCTAAAGTTTTCGTCAGTATAACTTCTGCGGTCGACGGTATAAGTCAGTGACCACGTCGATATTTCTCCAAGAAGACTTACGGCGACGCTGTCATTTAAAACAAGATTGTTAATCGTCAAAAAGCCTTTTACTTGCTTCATTCGGATTCTCCTTAAATTAACACAGGCTTTGAGCATTCATAACATGGAGTCCTTATATGTTCGGATTTATCATCGAATCGATCTTACCCTTTATACGAAGCGTTATTCGTGCGAGAAAAGAAGAGCTCGAATTTAGAAATTCTCGTTTTAACCTATTTAAGTTCCTAAACTTTCTCATGATCGTTACACTTATTTACACGACACTTACGCTTGCAGGCACAACGATCGAACTTGCACACAAATACATGAATATTGAGAAAGCGCTCAGGGTATTGGAAGAAAAGTGTATTAAAAACAACATCCCTTAAAAAAGAAAAAAATAGGTTTATCTAATGTGCCTCTCACGGATTCTACTATGAAATACGTTTTTTATACGCTTGCTATACCCAGTCCTTACGATAAGCACGTACATGGCTGGGGTGTCCACGGCTTATCGATTAAAGAAGAAGGTAAGGCTTTAGCTAAGGGACTTTCTCCTACGGGGTTTGATATCACCGAGCGTGGCTATATCGATACACGAGAAAAAACGCCTCAGTCGGCCGTCGTTAGTTTTTATGAAAAACTTGGTTTTGTGAAGGTTTTAGAAAAAGAAATTTGTTCAGGTATCGTGCCTATTATTCGTATTCTCGAGAACCTTCTTGAATATTCTTCAAAAGACGACGGCGTTCTTATTTTTACGCCTAGCGAAAGAATCGAAACATTCATTAATACGCATATCGCCAAACTTCACGAGAAGGGTATTTTTAATGCCGAACACGGAAATATCCCGTGTTTTAAACCTTGGCGAGACTTCAATATCGCGTACCGCGCGTGTCTTGATAAAGGTTTAACATTCGAGTTTGTTTTTGATCCTTCTCAAATAAGTTATCCTGGTTACGAAATGGCTCGAACCATGTGCCAACTTGGTCTTCAGTTGTCAATAAAAGAAGGTTCTGAAATCGATGAGCTTTTCAGAACGTACGAATCTTCAGATTATTGGTCACCTAAGATCGTTATAAACCCACTTATACATTATAGACGCCTCTATTTTAATCCGGCTAAAGAAGTCAAGAAAGGCTTGTATCACATGGCTTATCCCGGAAAAACAGGGGTTGAGCACATGTTTGGTAAACGATCGAATAATTCGAAGTTCTGTGTACTTTCATTGGATGTCCCTGACGACATTATTGAAATGTATAAAGATCGGCAAGCCGAGTATTCCAAAGACCTTGAAACAGTGATGGTGATGCGTCTTGATAAAATTTACACTAAGGACTTTAGGCATTTGACGTCAGCATTCCCTGATTTAAGTATCGTTAATCAAAAAAAGCCTAAGTTCGGAATTGATTTTATTGACGGGCTTTCTGTCGTTGAAGACATTCAGCCTCCAGGTCTTATTTTTAGGGTTGTTGACGTTTTCACAAACCTTGAACATATACTTGCCGATTTTCATACTTCGTTATCCGAAAACACGACTATGAGAAATGGCTTAATATTCACCGACATCACAAGTCTATTTTATGATGAGGTTCAAGAAAAAAGTAAAACTTCAAAGGTTTTAAAGAAGGATATTACGCCGACAACGGATGTTGTCGTTCACTGTCTGGAGGCTAAGGAAAAAGGTAAACCTATAGAGGTAAGGATTATTCTGGGTTCGGATACGCCGCCTAGAAACAATCTTAAAAAGATCGAAGACGATGATCCCTCGGTCTACTTCGTACATTGGTTTAATGGGGATTCGATGGTTCAATACGCGATCGTTTTGAAGACTCGTAACGCTTCGGGTATTTGGTCTAATTATTTTGCAAGTACCTATTTCATTTCTTGAGGATTTTGTATGTCATTTTTAAAGCGATTTATTGAGAAGAGTTTGTCTGAAAATGTACCGAGGAAAATAAAACGTATCATTTTCATCACAACGCTTGTCGGTGAAATCGAGGGTATTAAAGAACCCGACAACGCGCTCTTAGATAAAATCAATACGTTTTTTAAACTCAATACGGATAGCGATTCCTTAAAATTTCCCTTTTTGTTTAAGAAAGCGATTTGGAATGACGTCGAGGTCAAAGAAAAGCGTATTCAGGATCATCCCGATATTATCGTCAAGACGATGCCTTCCTGGTTGACTTATGGAAGTAAAGAGCTTATGCTCGATGATATTTCGAGGGTCTTTGAGCTCAAAGACCAACTCCATCACATTACCTAAAGGGTTAAGAGAGTAGCTTGGGTGGCCTTGCCACCCAAGCTACTCTTGTTGCTTTAAGTAAGTTCTAAGATGCGTGTTCTTAGACGGTCGATCGTTTCAAATAAAACGATGCTGTCGTGGAAGTGCATGCCGTAAATATTAATTTTTTGAGCCTGGATGTAAACGGCATCAGACAAATACTCGCCTATCGGACCGCTTATTTTAGGGTTCTCATTAACTTTAAAGTTATCGAGTAGAATGTCAACGAGATTAGAAATCGAACGCGTACGCTCATGCATTTTTCTGAGACGCTCTGTCGTTTGATGCGTCTTTATCGCATTGATATCGGTATAGATATCTTTAAAGTCTTTTCTTTGGGGAACAACTTTATTGAGTTTAGCTTGGGCGTAGTGATCTTTGGAATCAAAGAAGTTTGATCTGAAACGAACGTATTCGTCGATTAGTTTACGACCTTCTCTCACCATGTCTTCGGAGACATGAGAGCCGTGACGCGTTTCTTTATTGGTTATAAAGATCGAGAGTTGGGCATAAAGTAAGTCGGATGATTCGGTGACATTTTTCTCAAGCTTATAACACCATTCAAGATGTGTTTTAGTATAGTCCTTTAATAGACCTGTAAAGCCTTCTGGGACACTGACGTCCATCCTTGAGATGTCCGTATAGTTAAGCTTTTCAAGAATATCCAGCGAACGTTTTTCATCGCTTTTAAAAAGTGAGCTGATAAAATTACCTGAGGCCTCAATCATCGATGACGATGCGTCATTGAGGGATTTCTGGAATTCTGGGATGACTGACCTGAAAATGGTTGCGACGTTATCTTGCATCGTGGACTCAAATGCAAGACGTTTTCTAAGATAAACGGCGTGTTCAGAGACGTACCCTTGATCGACTAAGAAATTCATAAAAGTGGCTCCGGATACTGTTTTTCATACGATTCTATGCGTGTACACTATTCGTCGTTATTTTTTTCAAACCTTCCTTATGTTTTGGTCACCTAACTGAGCTAAAAAAATGAACGATCGTCCTGGCTTTAAACAAATACCTAGCGTTAAGACCATGATAAATCTAGGCGCTTTACTCGATATTCCTACAGGTTATTATGTTAAAGGTCGTCACGGCGAAAACCTTCTTGCCGGTGGACTTGGCGCGATTACTGGAGTTGTGGGGATTGGGAACAGCTTCAAATCCACGATCATGCACTACATGACAGCGTCTGCTTTATCGAAAGTTCTTCCTGCGCACCAGACACATGTTACGACGTTTGATACTGAAATCAATAAACACGAATCTCATCTTAAGGATCTTCTTGCACGGTTTCCTGAGCTTAAAAAGACCGAACCGACGGGCGATATCTTCAATGACGGCATCTGGTCGATTAGCGATAAATCCCAGTATTATGCAAATGAATGGTATCGTATCCTTAAGGATTATTTAAAGACTAAGAAAGATAATACAAGAGATTGGATGATCGAATCGCCTTTTCTTGATCGTGATAATAAAACACTTCTGAAGGTTGTCACACCAACCTTCAGTGAAATTGACTCTTTAAGCGAATTTGAAACTGAAGATGTGGCTAAGTTGCAGGACGATAATGATCTCGGTGAGTCTGGCGGTAACATCGTCTTTATGCGCCAGGGTCTTAGTAAGGCGCGCTTCCTAATGGACATTCCTACCATCGCAGGTAATTCCGGCCATTTCTTTTTAATGACCGGTCACGTGGGTAAGGAAATGGAGATCGCTAAAGGACCGTACGCACCCCCTCCTGCTAAGAAATTACAAGGTTTGAAAAATGGCGATAAACTTAAAGGCGTCACAGACCGTTTCTTTTTCTTGCTTAATAACTGCTGGCAGACGTTCCATACAGCACCTTTAATTAACCAAGGCACTAAGGCACCTGAATACCCCAAGTTTTCCTCGGATCAGGTTTCTGGTGACGTTGATTTGTTTGCTGTCAGTATGCGCCAATTACGTGGTAAGGCCGGAACGTCAGGGTTTCATTTAGAGATTATCGTCTCTCAAACAGAAGGTGTCTTACCTTCCTTGACTGAATTTAATTACATCAAAAATGAAGACCGTTTCGGTCTTGAAGGTAATAACGTTAATTATTATCTATCACTTTATCCAGACGTTAAACTTACACGTCCCACGGTAAGGTCTAAAATTGATGACGATCAGAAACTTAGGACAGCGATTCTGTACACATCCGAAATGTGTCAGATTTTTAAGTTGTGGAAAAACTTTCCCAAAGAACTTATCTGTACACCTAAAGAGCTTTATGAAGATCTTAAAGCTAAAGGTTATGACTGGAATATTTTACTTAATTCACGTCCATATTGGGTGTTTAATAATGAAAACCAGGAACGTCCTTTTTTATCGACGCTTGATTTATTGGAGATGCGCGTCGGTCGCTACCACCCTTATTGGCTTGAGAAGAAATAACTTTACTTTTCTATGCTATGACATTTAACACTATCTGAAGGTTTTTTTATGTATTTGCACAACGGACAGATTAATCAGGAAGACGAGCCGCGCGTAGACGGTGATGTCGACATTGTCGGGATCGTTTATGATTTATTGATCAAGGCGGGTCGTACACCGCAAGATTTGGAAATTTACTTATACCATCCCTTCATCACCGCAGCGCGCCATTACAGACCATTGAAGCAAATCATGGTCATGAATCGCTACTGGCAGTTCCAGCTTTTGTGTTGCGAAGAACCTAGTTTCGAACAGCGAAGCAATCTCGTTATGGTTGAAGACCACGCCAACTGGTTGCGTCTTTTCGAAACTAACGTCGTACCGTTTATTCAACGAAACGGTTTACCGACCGTTTAATTCGGAGGCTGGGTATGGCTGGGTCTAGAAAAGAAGCTGAAGCGTTTATAGTTAAACACATCGACATGATCCTTCCAGGGTCTGAGAATAAAGCGTTTTATGAGCGTCTTTTTAAAACGATGTCGGATAAAGCTTTTGATCAACTCATGAACGATATTGAGTTAGGTGCGAGAAACCTTGTAATATACGCACCTAACTTTAAAGACGGTTATAAACTTTCGACAGAAAGAAATATCGAAATCGCTAAGAAACTTGGTCATAATTTCTTTTCGAGACTGTGGATTGGGGCGACCGAGGAGACCAGTGAGTATCTAACCCCGATCCCCTATCTTGTTTACGATATGCCCGTTCGACGTGCTTCGCAAACGATCTCGAGTAAAATCAAGGTTCCTGAAAACAATGCGATTGTTGACAGGACAACAGGTCAAGCCACGTCGTCTTCGAAAGCCTCGCGCATTTCACTCCCACAACTTCAGATTTTATCCGCATTTAATCTTAAAGAATCGGTTAAAGAAATGATTAAGTTTCGTGGTGGTGATACGTCGGGCTTTAGAGCCATGAATGCCTCAATATCGACTTTTGGTCACGTAAGCTTAAAGGCGATCGAACCCTATTCACAGGGCGTCGAGTCAACGAAAACACTACGCGTCCTTCTTAATGGCGCACATATAAAGAACACGCTATGAACCACGTTATCCTTATCGAACTTGACGCGATCCTTGATACGCGTTATACCGTACTTAGCGAAACAAGTCAAGACCTCATGAATGAGGAATTTATGTTTCGCTATTTCAAGAACCGAGTAAGCGACTTGTTTTTTGAAACAGAACGTCAGGAGATCTATGAAAAAGCGTACGCGTCAAGGAACGTAGAGACTGTAAAAAAGTCTCTACGTTCCTTATTACATATCTATCTTAAAGGTCTCTTAAAGAGATCTTCGTTTGCACGCTTCGACGGGGTGATTACAGGCGACATTATCGTAAGACTTAATACTTACCCTTATATTTTTGAAGAACCTGTTAGAGAGGCTATACGTCGGGCATTCAACTATCTACTGGGTGAAGAATACCGTGTTGAACTTTGTCATTTTTCGCTTGAAGCATTAACCCCCACCATTTTAAGACAAACGTACGGATCAGTTTTTTATTATGACTTTCATCCGTGGCTTGATATTCATGCTGAGGAACTTAAACGGGTGAACTGCACTAAAGTCAAAATCTATACATCGGCCTTGATTAAGGATAAGGATGCGCTGATCGAAACTATTAAGAAACGTGGTTCGGTCGATGTCTTTCAGGAACTTGAAGAATTCTTGAAGTTCTTTATAGATATCACACATATTCCAGCCGAAACTTTTTCTGTCGATCCGACGATCTTTAATCGTCTTTCATAAATTCATCATAGCACAAACCTGATTCTCCAATATCCTTTTCACCTAGAACAGGATTGATAACATTAAAGTCATCGGGAAGACTAGGTATTTCACGTACTTCTTCAAGCGCCTTTAATTTACGATCACGCATGGTCCCAATTAACTTGGCGACATCAGAAGCTGCGTTAATACGACTTTTCTCGTTAGCATCGTCATTACGAATTTTTGCTACCGAGACCACAGTTCGGTCGGTACTGTCAAGGGTTGAAAGTAAGAGTTTAAGATCGTCTCGATCTGTCGGAACTTTATCGTCCTGCATAAGACTATCGATAATTTTTTCGCGTATCGACACGGTCTTATTAATAATTCGCCGTTCTTCAGGATTAATACTCTCTGACATTTTATTTTCTCCACATTTAAAGTCATAAAATATTTCAATGACATATTACTTAAGTGACATATCATTTGATCTTTTTTTAAAGGTGGGTTATGATTAAAAAAATCCTGACTTATTTTAGAAAAAAGTACAGTCAAAAACCTAAAGACATTTTGACAAAATTTACACAGCAAGATCTTATTTCCGACAAATATGGTCACATAAAACTCGAGGTTTTTTATGAAAACATAGATACGTATTTAGCTGAGCTTCTTAAACTCAACCGAGCTATGAAGTCAGATATGTTTGACAGCCTTACTTTGACTCACCTGACACTTAAACGAATAAGTCTCCATACCTTCATTACGGATCGAGACGGTTTCATTGTGTCGAGTGACGAGTATTTACGATTTGCCGACGCCGTTTCTGACTTCAAAGAAACGACAGATCGCCTTCGTCAAAATAACGATAGCGATCAAAATAATTACACGCTAAGACGTGTAAGGAATGTCGAGCAAAATATTGACGCTTTAATCCTTAGGATAAAAACTTTATGAAAAAGGATCATATTAAACGTAACGAACCTAAGGCTGATGCCAACCTAGGAACGATACTAAGCAATCTCTTTCTTGAGGTCGCTCATGTCAAGGGCGTTACGCCTGACGACTATAATGCATGGATGGAGACATATCTGTCGACACCTTCAAACTTTGAAGGTAACAGGGTTCCTGATAACGTTAAGGATCGATCAAATATTCGATCGAATCTTCTTAAAGACCTTACGGCAAAAACCATGACGTTTAGGGTTTTTATTAAGTCGATTAAATTCTTACAAATTCCAAAAATAAAAATAAGCGTCGACGTTTATCACGCTAACGACGAAATAACCCATCACGAGCGAACACTTGACTTAAGAGATTACAGCATGAACAAGGGGTCTGACGATGAATGACGATGTTTTATTCAAAGAAAAGGATGAGATCATTAGGCGCATCCTTAGCACGACGCTTGATCAAGGCGTCGAACTAAGCGATAATGTTAAAGACTTTATCGAGACGATTATTTCGAGTAACTCATACGCTTTCTTAACGATGCGAATGATCGAAAAGACTATGAACGAAGTTTTTTACAGTACGTCTGACGTGACTGACTTTGTTTTAAATGCAGGTCTTTGCTATGTTATGGATAGAAACCTTTATCCGCAACCTTACGCAAAGCTTGAGAAAAGTCTCGTCATAGCCTTTTCGACATTTATCTTCAATAGCGAAAACCCAGACACGCTTGTTCCAAAAGACATGGCCTCTCAAATCGTGACCTCACGATCAGATGTAGAAAATGTCTTTGAAGCGAATCCGTGGTATATCGTACTCACACTCCTCTCTATTTACGGACGAAACTATTTGTCTAGTCATTTAGAAACTGAAACCAAGGAAAAATAAAAAATGCACCCGTCACTCGAAAGTATTAAAAACTACGTTCCTAAGAGTCTTCAGACCCGCCTTCAGACGGTAAAAGCCCCACCGTCTTCTTTTGGTGAAGACGGCGTTGACCATATTAATATCTCGTTAACAGGCGCCACGCGTTTAGGGCAGCTTCTGTCATTCTCGAGTAATGTTCGTCTTGAACATCCGTATTTCGGACATTTTTCGACGATGAATGGTTTCTGGGGTTACCTTACTTCACCTACGCGCGACGAGCGATTCCGTAAGCTTTCAGGAGGCATGTGTAGAAAACTCTCAAAAGAACTACCACGGCTGAAGTTAAGAAATATTAAGTACCTTCTTAAGACTGCGGAATGGATGCGTATTAATGGCAACAAAGAACTTGTCGAGTTGATCAAAGACAATACCTTACCTTTTATTTCGTATTACAGCGACGGTGATAAAGGTAGTGCTGTACGTCAACCCGTTTATCATGCAGATTGGTACGTTCCTTTCATTAACGAAGTAGCGTTCTCCATTCAGTTTAACGATATTCCAAAGTCTTTCCATGGTCAGAATGACGATGTTCAGTACAAGATGGCCGATGAAGCGGCGCGTCGTTATTACAAAGAACAGCGTCTTGCCGATGCCGAAATGATTTCTGAAGCTTTAATAAGTATGTCAGATACTGCTGCTGAAGGAACGGTTGTTGTTAAAGACACGTGTGTTGGCGATGGGTCTAGCGAACCATTGCCCCAAGTCTTGGATAGCGTCGAAGCTGACTCCTCTGAAGTTTTGCACGAATCTGACGACTGAACAAAATCTCTTTTAGCCAAACCTTCGAAGAAAAAACTCTTCGTGGGTGATAACTAAATCCCTGTACTTTTAATTTGTAAAGCGCGCTACTCTTTGTGGCGTGCTTTATTTTTTTGGAGTTTTTATGGCTATTCCAGCAAAACGATTTAATTTTCTTTCGGACGAAACAAACGTCGCAACTTCTGACTTACGCACCTTAACCTCACGTCAAATCCTGAATACCGATCTTGTTGAAACCTTAGGTTCTTTACTTGACGGTGATCTCGGATCTATATTCGGTATCCTTGATGGAGTTTTTGGAAGTATTGATATTGGAGCTATCCTCGATACACTTGGGATCGTGGGCGATATCGGTGACTTGGATGATGCGGTGATTGATGAGATCATTAGTCAGTTCTCAGGTGGAGACCCTATCTTTGCGGCAAAGATTAAGGCGTACCTTAATTCGTGCGGTATCAGTCTTGGTGATTGGTTAAATTACAATAATAAAAAATATAACTACAATCTTAATTTTGATCCGTGCGACCCGCAAAACATTGGTAACTTTTTAACTGGTGGCGGTTCGTATGACGATAACCAAAATTATGACGATGTTATTAACGATACTATTTTGAGAATTGGCGTAGGTAGGAATGGCGAAATACCTGAGGGGATTGATACGCGAATAGGGGAATACGATCAACCGGCGTCCATTATTGTCAAATGTCCTGATGAAAATGACGATACGAATACATCCCCCTCGCCAAATCAAGATGTGTCATGGTCAAAAATATCGGCATGCCTGGTCGACTGTTACACTTTTCCTACTGGATGCGTACCAATTGCAAGACATATGCCGATATTTTTCTCAGACCTTGACAGGTCGTTTAAAAGCGGTAATATCGCAGATGCTAAGAATAAATTAACGTCCTTAGTGAATGCCTTTGGTAGTGTAAATCGACATGAGTTATGTCAGGAAGGCTACAGGACAAGCGATCCTAATAACGAATATTGGAATAGTAGCCTAGCAAGCAGTGATCCGTCGGCATTGTATAAGTATTTTAAACACTACGGGCAATTCAAATACGCTTTAGTAAGATAGGTATAGTGGGTGCATTAATGCACCCACTATACCTTATTGAGGTCGAGAACTAAATATTTTCGCTGTGTCACCAAAGGCGGAAGCTAATCCAAACGTAAGGTCGTTTGTAAACGATGCGCCTAGACTACCCCAGTACGCAGGTGAAGTAAAGACACCGACTTGAGCCGCACGTTTAGCGATGCGCTGACGTATGACTGAGATCGGATTGGTATGGTCATATAAAGACTGCCCAGTGATCGCTGCAAGATAGTCGTAGAGCGTACTCCCTTCGTCGATTTCAGGTGCGTCAGTAAATACCCCGATAGTCTGGTTAATAGGGACGTGCATGATACTACTTAAGTCTGTGATAGTAAAACTTACGTCTACGCCTAGAACCTGACCTTTGTTAGTAAATGGTAAGTGCGTTGTACCCCGTGTGAACGATAGACTCGTAATCATACCGAGACGTGTCATGTTCTTACCCCGATGAAAAATACGGCATAAGAAAGGACTTGTGTACGAGTTCTTACCTGTTGATAAGGGTAGGGATCCTGCCATAAGCAGTGCCATAGGAACGTAAATGTTTTGTAAAAGGGACATCACGTTTCCGTACGGACTGACAAGTGATATCGAATAACTCACTTCAGGAAGTCGTGCCGATGAATTCTGCCATGTTTTAGGAATGTCCACAAAGCCAGCACCTGTTAAAACTCCAAGAATATTTGAAGCTCCGAATGTTACAGAATCGATTACGCCTGACGCAATGCCTGTGACAGCGCCTACCGCACCTTTAAGTAAGCCATCTACCGCGTCGATACCGGTAAGATTACCATCCGCTAAGTTAAAACGTAAGTCGCGTGATGACGTCGAAGTACTATTTAGGAATGACGATATCCCCGATTCTCCCACGCTATTATCAAAAGACTCGTTCACGGATTTAACAGCGTTCACTTTAAAAAAGACATAGTCCGAACCTTTTCTCAGGCTTTCGGAATAATACGTTGATATCTCTGATAAGAAACTATTTTCTTCGCCTCGAGGAAGTGATGAGCCGCTCGAAGCATTTAGTCTAGGATCGAGTTCAACATCCATGTCGGCATATTTTTCAAACGCTTCTTTGTTTTCAACGTCAGAAAAAACATTTTGTTCTGACGATGTTCCTTTTCCGTAGAGTTGGTCTACTTTTAAAGAACGTGCCATAAAAGCCATGAGGGTTTCGAACTTACTGTCGTTTGCATTAACCTTAGCACTGAAGTATTGTTCGAACTCGTTTTCACCAATCCCTTCCATCTCTTCAATATGCCCCATTTCTTGACGCATCGCGCGTGTTCCGATGGCGTAGATATCAAGCATTTCTGACTTATTAAAAAGATTAGGGAATACGCTTTTATAAAAGTCAAGTACGGCTTGATCAGGTACGGCATAACTACCCGCACCTCGTTTAGCCTCGTCCTTAATATCGGCTTTACCGTCACCGATTAAATCGTCAACAAGCTCTAAATGGGTCGACGGATATAGGCCGAGATTAATCATCATGGCATTGAGAAGGCCTTGTGCCGTCCACCAATAATTATGCATGGTGGGTTTCATGGTGTAGTATTTGGTTGCCGCAGATCGTCCGAAACTTGAAGCAAATTGTAAAGAAAACATACTTAAAGCGATGATCGGTATTTTCCTTAAAAGGAAAATGTTAGTGACAAGATTTGCAGTGTCTCGAAAGAAGTTATGGACGGTACTACTAAACGTCCGGCCTCGACGTGCGACGGATGCGACTTCAGGATCCCAGACGTGGATAAAAAAGTTCGCCATGGAGTTATGTTTAGGAACTCCAAAGGACAAGACGATAGTCTCGGCATTATCGTCGATCGCTTCACTATAGTAACGTCCAAGACCGTATGTCTCGCCACCATAATCAATCCCTACTTGCTTATCTGTTTCAAGACGGCCTGTTAAACGGACGTCTGAGTATCTCGTGAATTGAGGACGTGAGTTAATCCCGAAGTTACCTCCAAGCGAGGTATTCGTATGTTTTAAAGAAGCGGTTGAAAAGTAACGTCCATTAAGGACAGCGTTTGATGCATTCAGAGAATCCAGTCGTGCGCCGTAGGCTGAATCCGGTACAAGAAATGCGCGGCTGATCCACTCGGCATCTTTTACGGTAAACGAATCCGGATCCGATGTCGGATTATCGAAAATCGTCCTCTCGTCGGCGAAGTCGTAAAAGAATACGTCACCATTATCGTCAACGTAACCGTCCGCTTGTTCAGAAATATTTTCACGCCTGACTTCATCAATACCTTTGATATAAGCCCCTTTAAAGGGCATAGGGGCGTTTTTACCTGAGTTGACTAAATCGCTATCGGCCATAATTTTATCCTCGGAGTGGTTACGTCTGTTTCACACAATAAAACTGGAAGAGGTCTTTCGACCTCTTCCAGTTTTTAGATTGAATTACTCACACTTATGGCGGGTTTAGGCATTTCTGCGGGGCGCGATTGTTTTACAGGGGTTTGTTTAGGTTCCTGAGACATCACGTCCTGACTGCCTAGTTTATCTCCGAGCTGATTGATACCCTCTCGAATTTGCTGGAGTACACCAAGCTGTTCACGTGCAACACCTGTCATCTCAGATACTGCCTTTTGCATGGGCTCAAAAGAAGGCATGACTTGTTGAGACTGCGTCGCTACATTAGGTTGCGGGACATACATGGGTGGTCTAAACCCACCCATCCCGGGTGTCGTTGCATTACCGACTGCATTCGGCAAGGATGCCCCATTATTCTGGGCATTAGATACTGGCGCCTGCGGTACGGCCTGACCTAGGCTAGGAACCTGGGTGATCGGTAACGCTGGTTGAGCTGGCGTCATACCTGCTTCTTGAGTCGTTTGAGGTTGAGGTTGAGCCTCCTGATTACCCATAAGAGTTCTCATTTTGGTTCGACCGCTTTCAGTTAACTTAAAATCAATATGTCCACCTGTGCCGTGAGGTGCCGAAATGATTTTAAAGTCTTTACCTTCAACCAACCCGTATTTTGTCATGGCTGCTACGGTGTCAGCATGTGCCTTTTTATAGTCTTTGTCATTGACGGTATAGTCCGTCTTATAACCTTTTGTATGTTCTGAACTGGGTGCGTTAACCTTATGGTAATGGTCGTTTTGTGCCGTGACACGACCAAAATTATCGCCCAGTTCTTTTTGAATAAGTGACGTTGCATACGTTACGCTAGGGTCATTATAACCGCCTGCAAACGCTTGTCCTCCACGCTTGGAGAGTTCGTCATAGGTTGTGACACCTAGTTGTTTAAGTGTCTTAACTTTGCCGTCAGTGTCCTTAACACGTAGGTTCAGAACTTCTTCTGGTAATTTTGCTGTATCTGTGTTTTGAGCAACAGGTTTAAGAACGCTCGGTTGCACAAGTGATGTATTTGTGGCGACAGTTTGATTACCTACAACGGTAGGTACTGAAGTTGGAACAAGTGACTGCGACATCGCAAGTGTTCCGTTAGTTTGGGGCATAATAAGGTCATTTGAAGGTCGCTGACCTATACTAAAGGTAGGTGCACCTGACTGTGCCGATGGAGTCGACTGTGCCGATGGAGTCGACTGTGCCGATGCCGCGACAGTATTTCCAGAATTATACATCTGAAGATATTTGTCGTACTGGCCCTGGCGTTCATTAAACGCGTTGTAACCGCCATTGACATAATAGACAGACTTCTTGAAGTCTCCCGAACGCGCTGCTTCAGGAATCTTTCCGCCATTATGTAGTTTCCAATAGGCGACGGCAGTTTTCATAGCCATTTCAGGTTCTGATACAAGGTCTGGATTATTGACTAAATCTACACCGAGCGCATTCCCGATAACGCCGTAATTATAACGTCCGGTAAGTTGCATGAACCCGCGACCTTTAAACTTCTCTCCATCGCCAGGTTCAGTGTTACCTAAGACCTTGCGACCTTCGTATTGTGAACCTGCGTTCTTACCTTTTTCAGTAAGATGTTTAAATTGACCTGTTTCAACAGAAGCGTTGGCCATAAAAGCCGCAAGCTCAGGTCCTTTTTGAATACCGTTCTTAATCGCAAACTCTTCAAGGGCTTTTTCATAACCGTTCGGATTTTTGTCTAAGGCTGGAACGGTGGTGTTAGGTAAGGCAAGGAGTGTGTTACCTGTCATTGAAGCAACGCTAGACGGTGCTTGAGGTGACGGAACATTCCCTGAAGAAATATCAGAAGCCGCCTTGTTAAATTCGGCCTGGCGACGTGACGCGTTCTCTTTAGATACCTTCTGATCTTCCGCCTTTATTCTTCGCGTCGCTTCGACCGACGCGCGTTTAGCTTCAAGATCATCAAGTACCTTTTTACGATTTTGACCTTTGATATAGTCGTCTTTTTCTTTACCTACTTTATCTTCAGGTTTATTTGTTGACGTACCGTCTTTTTTCTTTTTTTCAGGATCGTCTTTTTGACTTTTAACTTTGTCAATCGCCTGACGGTACCATGCATCGATCTCTTCTTCAGTAACATCATTTTTTTCATCGGTGTTAAATGGAAGTTCAAAAACATTAAGGATACCACTTATCGACTTGACTCGATTAAAGTATTCAAGTTTTTCTTTTTTGTTTAAGGACTTAAGTAATGTAAAGTCACTAAATTCCTTTTTGATGGTTCTGAGTGCAACCGCATGGTATCTAAAGACCTTTATGAAACGTCCGGTAAACCAGCGTATAAAACGTCTTTGACCTTTGACGTCGTCTTTATCGATATCAAATATCTTAAACAACTTTTCCTGATCAATTCGATCTTTTTGAACTTTACCGTTAGTTGTGTCGACGACACGTTCGTCGATAATGTAGGCTTCAAGTTCGAGGATACGTTGAACGCTAGAGAGGTCATTGATCCGAATACCGTATTGAAGAAAACGTCCTTCATTAAAAGCTTCCATTGCTTTATTTTTCTGGTACTTGTAAACATGGCCGATTAGAGGTAGCGAATCTAAGGACTTATCAAGCGCCCATCCGCCAACATCTCTTATGCCTCGACCTAGGGTTAAACCCCATTGTTCAAAAACTTCACCTGTTGTTACGGCTAAATTTCCGGCGCCTTTTACGGCGCCTTTAGCAAGTTTCTTAGCGCCATGCCAAGTTTCACCTACTACATCTTTAAATTCACCAGATTTTAAATTAGATAACCATGAAACAACGCCTGCTACGGCAAGTCCTGCTGCCGCAGCAATGAGTGGGCGAGAAAGTATGGCGGTAGCTGCTCGTGCAGCAACACCTTTTAGACCGACAGATGCGGCCGTACCCGTACTAGCGTCCCACGCATTATCTCGATGACCGTCGTTATTTCTGTCATTAAACTTTTTCTTTTTAGGGATAAGTTTCTTTAACAGTTCCGTCATTTCAATATTCTTAACAAGCTGAAGAATACTTGAAGCTTTTTCACTTACGTTGACATTTTTATTAGTCAGTGTTTTTATAAAGTCGCTTTCGCGACCTCGGTTAAATAAACGAAAGCCGCGCTGGATAATACTTCTATCGTTATTTTCAATAACGTTTTTAATACCTTCACGCGCCTGTTCGACAGTCTCGCTATTCCGATAACGCGTCCTGACATTACCTGCAATATTCTTGACAGTATCTTTAACGCGTGACTTAATAGGACGACCGTCCTCCGTCCATTCAGTAACTTCACGAAGTCCTGCGGTGGTAAAAGACGTTCTCAATATAACGGCACTGATTGCGGCTAACGCAAGTTTATCGCCGCCTTTAGATTGTGCGCTTTTATACGTTTTGACCAGGGCCGCTTTAACGCGTGAACGCGCTTTTTCACTGATGCTTCCTGCAACCTGACTTATTAAACGATCGGCAGCAAAATCGATACCGTGAAGTGTGTTGTTATCCGAGAACTCACTAATTTTAGACTTGATATCATCGCGTCGTTTACTAGCCTCATTTAAAGCACCTTTAGATGCACCAACGACGGTTTTAAATTTATCCTTGATACCTCTCGCAACATTCTGCGACAATTTTGATGCGCCGTCAATAACAGTTCCTGCGGCGTTAACAACACTTCCTGTCACGGTATTTCCAGACATATTCTGTAACGTACCTTCGGCATTTGCCGGTACGTCCGAAACTCCTGGTTGTGTTTGAAGTGCTGCCTTTTCGATGTCTCGTTGTTTTTTCTTATTCTTGTAAATTTTATAGCCTGCGCCTGCCAGGCCTAGGGCTATGAGTAATGGAAGTCCAGTTGTTGGCTCAAAAGCTAAAGTCCCTAAAGAACCTGCGTTAGCTGCTCCAGCCCCAAATAAAGACAAACCTCCATAAGTCGCTACACCAGCCAATATTTTATTGGCTGTACCAGACAGCGTTTTACCGGCAGTATTAGGTGCTGAAGCTAAGTCTTGCTGAACCATGTTATTTTGTGTGGGGCGCGTAAAGAGGTTCGATACCTTGTTTTTGACGTGGTTAAACCCATTTATAAGTGGAGTGACAGAATTACTGCCCTCAGCAAATCCAGAACCTGGAGTAGGTGTTGTCGGGGTTATTGACGGAGTAGGTGTTGTCGGGGTTATTGGTGGCGGTGGACTTGGGGGTACAGTCTGGTCAACGATTGACGTTGGAGTGTCCTCAACATTGTCTCGAGACGTTGTCGTACGACGTCCTGACCGCCTAACTTTTTCGGATCGTTTAACAAGCGCATCCAGTTCACTATGTATCGAAGTTAAATTTTTATGACGTAATTTAATCGCTTTACGTAAGTTATCGATTTCAGTTGAGAAAGGTGCGTTTACGTCGATGTTTTCGATACGTTTCTTTAACTCATCAAAACTCTTTAAGAAGTCAGAACTACGAGCCGACTTAGCTTTTGATAAAGCAATCTGATAAGGTTTCTTTATTTTAAGATTGACATTTTCTTGATTGAAACGTAGTAAAACGCCTTCAACTTTCTTAGACAAAGTGTCTATGTTTACATAAACAGTTTTTGTTTCTTCGTACAGTTTAATGAGTTCGTCACGGTCTTTAGTGAGCTTACGCTGACGCCCCATACCTTTACGTTCTTTATCTTGTCTAATCTTGTCCTGTCTTAAGACATCACTTTCCGAACGACTGTTATTTTTTTGATTTAAAAGAACGCTGTCGAGTTCTTGATGTCCCTTATTTCGATCGAGGTTGTCTCGAATTTTATTGCTGTTCAAATCGGAGAGTTGCTCATCAAGCTTCCCGTGAACAGACTTCATGCACCAACAGGTTTCCATGATTTTACGCATGGCGTTAATTGAATCGAGCATTTGTTCAAAGACACCGCGTGCCTTGCCATCTGACTTGGACTTTAAACCATGTAGTCCGTTGTAGCCTGGATGGATCCCTCGGTCGTTACGTTCGATGTTATCGCGATTTCTCATGCCTAACGGATTGTTCTTAAGACGCTCTGTGTCGGCATCGTAATCGTTTTTACGCTGAACGTCGCCTTCAAGATCGCCAACTTGACGTGCGAGTTTATCTTCGTCAAGATAAAACGAACCGTCTTTTTTCTTCTTAAAGAATCCGCTATCGATTAGATTATCGTCCTGACCAAGATCAGACAATGTTCCTGCAACGCTTGAACTCTTAGATAAAGTTTCGGGTAATGAATTAACAACTTCATTAAAGTTTTTACGTTGTTGAAGTTGTTTTTTATCTGCGATTCGCCGACCCTGTCGATTAACACCAAAGATAGAGTTAATCTTCTTTGTGACGTCAGTGAATCCCTTTTTATTATTAATGCCGTTGGCGGTTAAACGTTCAAGGAACAGCTTACGCCCAGGACCTGGCTGGACTAAACTTTCGATCCCTGTAAAATGACCTCGTAAACGAAGTATGAACGACGTCTCTATAATCGACTTCTTTTCTTGTTGTGTGAAGTGATTCTCTTGTTTGACAACAAACTTTCCTTTATTGTCTTTTTGCTCCATGTATTTAAAGAAGGCATTATACGAACTTCTTAAACTTGACGTCCTAATATTAACGTCTAAATCTCGAGTTAAGTTTTTTGTAATCTGGCTCGAACGCATTAAATCATTTGACTTATGATCGAACTTTAAAAGTTCGGGTTCTTTACCTAAACGAAGTGCGGTTACTTCTCTTAAAATATGTGAAAGGTATTTTGGAATAACTGTGACGATACTTTTGCGTGTCGCAACGTCAAAAGGAACAGGTCGATTTAAATCGGTAATTGACTGGCCTTCAGTGACTTTTGTATTTGCGCTTTCTTTGAACGAATCTGCGAAAAAGCGTCCAAAGGACTTACCGATACCACGAGCAGTACCGTCGGAATAATCCTCTTCGAGTGAACCACCCCTACCTAAGGCCTTGGCTGCATAACCCGTTGGGTTTTTGAGCATGTCGGCTAAAGTAGACATTTTATTACGTATTTTTTTTCCTGCACCGTTTGTGTGCTGGTCAAGTTTGTCGAGTAGGTCGAATTCTTTGAGTTTGTCTCCGATTTTACCAAAAAGAGAGTAGGCTAAACCCTTACCTACGGCACGACCGGCTGTCCTAGAGATGCTCTCGTCGTCCTCTCTTAGATCCTCCATCATCTGTATGCCGGTTGTTCCTGACTCAAGTGAGTCACGAACGTCCATCGAAAAGTTTTTAACCTTTCTATTTAGTCGTTTAATTGAGCGTGAGACCACCGAGCCTTCACCGTAAAGCGATTCGGATACGTTGCCTACCGCGCGACGTACCGCCGCCTCAGCGACCATCTCAGGTGTTGTAATTTTAAGGTAATCGGGCAACCCGGTATTTCGTACAATACTTTCATTTTGAGATTTAAAAAGTTCGTAGTACTTTTTATTATGCTCAAGCATTTCTGACTGAATAAAGAAACTACGGTACTGAATCTCAAGTGACTTTCTCTGGAACGCTGAATTAACGCTTGTCGTGTACTGAGCAACGCGAGACGTATTATTCTCGATCGCACTGAATACAGATTGATTAAAACGCTCGTTTTTAAAGTTGATCTCATCTTTGATCCGACCTTCAGCACGGTCGTGCGCTCTTTCACGTTGGTCGACTTGACGCTGAACATCAAAAACTTCGGCAAGCGATGCCTTGATCGAATTTTCTCGAATCGACTCTGGGGAATCAGATGACGAATATGTCGAATCGTCAGAAAGTTTAGTTGTTACTGAAGACGTAATCTTCTTTAAGGTCTTGAGTTCATTCGGAACAAGTCGGTTAACGGTTGTGGCAAGGCGATAAGCCGCAGGACGTATCGTCTTAACCGACTCAGTGTACATCTCTGTGAGTGGTGTCGTATATGCGTCAGAACGATCTAGAATTGTTCCATAATCGCTAGGCAAAATCTTTTTGATGATCTGGTCATTAATGTTACCAAAGTTAACGGTTTCACTAATAAAGTCACGACTTGCGCCGCCGATAAATTCTGTTGCAACCGTCGGCTTACGTCCATTCTGACGACCGTTACCTAATAACCGATTAAGTTCTTCATCGCTTGCGTCAAGGTCGCCTAGATCAAAGTCAAGTCCGTCATTAATCTTCGACGGGTCGATCGTCTTTTGTTTTTTTGAACCAAACATTCGTATCACCTACAAAACAATGTATTTCATAAAATAGCCGGGGTAAAGTTATGATTGAGCAGAAGCCATTTAACATTGAGTTGTTAAAACTCAATGCTGACCAACTAAAAGACATGAACCAAATCAAAGTTCTTGACATTGTTAATGGTTCAAGTAAGAACCTTCATCCAGAAGGTTTGTTTAGTACAGAATATTTCGGGAAAATGGGCGAACCTTCGAGATATATTAAGTTTGCTTATATCAACGCCAAGATACCTTTTTTCCACCCTATCATTTTTAAAACGCTCTCAAAGCTCAAAGGTCTTTATGAAGACATTATGCTAGGCAAGGCCTATGCAGTCTTTGATAAAAAGGAAAAAGATTTTGTACGTTCCAGTCCTACCGAAGGACGTACCGGATTTCATTTCTTCATGGAACATTTTACAGACCTTATCTTTAAAGAAAACGAAAGTATTCGACGTTCGGTCAATATTGAACTTCTTGAGAAGTATCGAAACGAAGCTTTACTCACGGACTGGCTTGTTATCCCTGCTGGATTTCGAGATTATGAGGTCGACGATAACGGGCAACCTTCGGAAGATGAAATCAATACCTTCTATAGAAAAATGTTATCGTCTTCGTTCACTGTTGATGACGTCGTGATTAAAAGCGCGCCTGAACTTATTAATGGTGCGGCGATCAGTATTCAGACTGCGGCGAATAGCGTTTATGATTACATCATGGGGATGCTTGAGGGTAAGAAGAAGTTTATCCTTGGTAAGTGGGCTGCGCGCTCGCTATTTAACGGAACGATGAACGTTATTTCTTCATCGATCTATAGGCCGACTGAACTTCATAAAGAGAGTAACTTCAGTCTAAACCAAACCATGGTGGGTTTGTTTCAGTATATTAAAGGTATTTTACCGGTTGCAGTTTTCCAAATTCGAAATGAGATCCTCTCAAACATTTTTATTAATGAACAGGGTTTAGCTAAACTCATTAATAAGAAGACATTAATGCCTGAAGAAGTTTACGTGCATCATGAGTTTTATGATGAATGGATGAGCATCGAAGGATTGGAACGTCGCATTAATCGTTTTTCTGAAGAAGAGCTACGGCACGAGATTCTTGATTACGAAGACTATTATCTTGCCATGGTTTATATTGGACCCAATAAAGAGCTTAAAGTCATTTACGATCCTAAAGCACTTCCTGAGGGACGTTCGATCGACGATTGCAAGCCGATCACGGCGGCTGAACTCTTTTATCTTTCGGTTTTTAAATATGCTCATCGTTATGCAGCGTATTTGACACGATACCCTGTTGCTGGAACCGGGAGTATCTTTCCTACTAAACTTTTCTTAAGAACAACGGTCAGAGAGTTGCGACTAACCATGCTCGATGATGACTGGAATCCAACCGAAGTCATTGCTCAACATTTTCCGGTTCGGGACATCGGGTTCTTTAATACGATCGGACCTCATCCAAGTCGTTTAGCTGGTCTTGGAGCCGACTTTGACGGCGATCGCTGTTCCTTAGATTTTGTTTATAGTGACGAGGCCATCGCCGAAGTTGATCAATTACTTAAATCAAGAAAATACTATATTAATCTCGAAGGTTCGTTTAATGCGAGCGCGGAGACTGATACAATTTCTTATGTTCTAAGGAACATCACTGGAGACTGATATATGAAAATGCTTTACGATATGTTTTATAAACGCTACGGTATTTATAAGACGCAGCAATTATTACGTCCTAGAGTTTTTACAGAAGACGTATTCGACTTCCCTAAAAATTCAGTATTGCATTATGTTGGTAGTGCTGAGAAACCTTTTCCTGAAGAAATGTTGCCTTTTATTAAAGATGATCTCAGGTACAATATTGACCACATTTATTACTTGAAATTTACCGAAGGACATCCTAGGCGCTCGTCTCGACAGCCGATCGGTTTAATTCGTCATTTTCATTCAAAGAACAAAAACTTTAAGTGGGTTAAAACGCCGGTACGTGTCAACACAAATCCTAATACGCTTGACGTGATTTCTTACGGTCTTTTGTGGGGAGGTTACATTTATAGTGACACACCTATTAACGCTTATCACGCATGGCGAAACGTCCATGAAACAGTATGGGATTCAATTCAGTTCGAAACAAAAGACATTGAAAAGAACCATTTTGTTTTTATCGATGTTCCTGAAACGCTTGTCGGTATTCCAAATCTTAGGAATTATGTTGACAAAGTTAATTTTAGTCAGATGCGTATCTTTGATACCGATGGACGCAAATACATTCTTGAGTTTTGGAAGTGGTTAAATTTAGATACGCGTAATTTGTCACTGATGTCAAAAATCAGAAAAGAAGACTTACGTCGTGTGAACGTCGTTTTTAAATTTAAGGACTCGTGGTCAGTTGTTAATTTAAATGTCCTCGATACGATTTTTAATGAAGAACAAGATAACGGGCTTAAACTAAGTCATCTAAATTCAGAAACGCTTCAGAAATATTTCTTACGTTACTTAATGTCAATCCAGTCTTTTGAGACTGAAGATGTTATCGATGAGAATTTTGATGATGACGGTGTTCTAATTAAGGACGACGTCCGGTCTGAAGAGGTTAGTGAGGATCTTGACATCCTCAATAAACTTGATCAAGGTTATACAAAGAAACGCGAGATGATGACGAGTACGTTATCTTCCGTAGCTAAGACTAAAACTAACGCCGCGGTTAGTGATGACGATGAGGGGACTGAAAGTTTTTCACCTAAAGACGAAACGAATGACGTTAAAGGAGATGAGTCTGACGACGTGTCTCCAGAAGAAGACGTTGGAACAGATATTCAGTTAAGTCAAGAAGAACACGATCTCTTTTTTAAACAGTCTAACTTACCTGAAGATGAGTTTGTAAAAAGTCTTGAAGTAGCGCTTGACGGTGGTTTAATGACGGGTTCTGAATATAAGTACCTTTTAAAGTCCCTCGCGGACTATAAAAAACTTGACGACCCCTACGGCTCAAAACGACCCCTTCATACACTCAACCGTGTTGAACCAACACGACTTGTTTTAAGTGAAGAAAAAGCAACGTATCCTGTAACAAGTGGTTTGCTTGATGAAAGTCAATCAAGAACATCTCTAAATGTTTTTGATAAGGACTACATTGAAAACGTCATGCGAGACGATATTATCTCCATGCCTTTAGCATTACAGCGCGCAGGTGTGATCATTCAAGATTATGAGGTCGAGGAAGAAGCTTCGATACTCGGCGAGTTTGACGTCCATACGTTACGAGTCAAGCCTATTGACGGTGCACCGTCAATGATCCGTTTTAGATTACCTAAAGTACAATCCGACGGATCTTTTATGATCTCGGGTAATACCTATCAAATGGGTAAACAGCGTGCTGACGTACCCATTCGAAAAGTCGACGAGTCTACCGTTGCATTGACGACATACTACGGAAAACTGTTTGTTCGTCGTAGCGAAAAGCGCGTGAGTGATGCGATCGGCTGGCTATCGCGTCAGGTTCTTGCAAAAGGCCTCGACAATGAAGATAAGACGATTGAAAATATCGTCCCGGGATGTGTCTTTGATAATAATGTTAAAGTTCCGAGGCTTTATAGTGGCATGGCCATGGCGATGTCTGGATTTGAGACTAAAGACTATATCTTTGACTTTACACAGCCTCAAATAAAGGCAGGTAACGACCTAACGTTTGTGGGACACGATAAAGTCCGTAAAGTGAAGATCTATTTAGACGAACGCTCAAACATCCTTATCGAACAAGGAAAATCAACGTTTGTAATCGTTGACGACTTTTTCAATGTAACTGGTCTCGATAAACAAAGGCTTCCTGTCGATTATGTGACGGTATCTGTGTTTAGTAAAGACATCCCCTTGATTCTTCCACTTGGATACATCAACGGAATCGACCATGTTTTAAAGATCCTTAAATACAAACCTAAGTTTTACAAACGACGTTCACGTTTTGATTTGCAGCCAGATGAATTCGCTATTAGTTTTGCGGATGTCGTCATGGTAGTCTCACGTGAGCATGAACAGGCCTCACTTATTTTAGCGGGTTTCTTACCGTACAAGAAAATTATAAGCGGCCTTTCGTATTCTGACTTTAACCGTAAGGATGCTTACTTCGTCATTACTGAAAGTTTAAAACTTAATTCGATTTACCTAAAAGAAATCGAACTTCTTGATCAGCTTTTTGTTGATCCGATTACCGAGGTTCTTCTCACCGAGATCAAGGAACCAACAACGTACAAAGGGTTACTTGTGCGTTCTGCCGAACTTCTCACTGATGACATGCATCCCGATCTCACGGATATGCGTTACATGCGCATTAAAGGTTACGAACGGTTCTCTGGCATCACGTACAAGGTTTTAGTTCAGGCTTTACGTGAATACCGAATGTCGGGTATTCGTGGTAAGTCATCCGTTACGATGAGTCCGTTTTCAGTATGGCAAGCTGTAACGACGGATCCGTCCATTATGCTTAAACAAGAAATCAATCCTTTAGATGATTTAAAACAAAAAGAACGTGTGACGTATTCAGGTGAAGGTGGTCGTAGTAAAGAAGCGATGAGTCCTGATACACGGATATTTCATCCGCATGACGTCGGTGTCATCTCAGAATCGAGCTCAGACAGCGCGGACGTTGGCGTTACGACTTACCTCACAACCGATCCTAATTTTAACTCACTTCGAGGGACTATTAAGAAGGCTGAACTGACCGATATACGTCCTGCACAACTTGCTTCGACATCGATGATGCTTTCAGCAGGTGCTCAGCAAGATGACGTAAAACGCGTTGGATTTATATCGATTCAGCAATCGCACACCATCGCGACAGTAAGTTATACGCAACCGCTTGTGCGAACGGGTGTTGAAGAGGTTATTTCAAAACGTGTAACGTCTAAGTTTGCGTCTACGGCAGAACAAGATGGTCAGGTGATTTCGCTGGATGCGCGTGGTATGATCGTCGAATATAGCGACGGTAAACGACTTGGTATTTACCTTGGTCGTCGTTATGGATATGCCGAAGGTCATGCCTATCCACACGACATCAGAACAGCTTTAAATATCAAAGATACGTTTAAGCGAGGGGATACGCTGGCGTATAACTCAGGCTTTTTTGAGCCTGATTTCTTTGATCCTAGAAAGATTATTTTTAAATCGTCTTTACTTGCCAAAACCGTTTTTTACGAATCACAACAGACGCTCGAAGATTCTTCAGCAATCAGTTCTAAATTAGCATCCAGACTTTCGGCACCTGTTACAGAACGGCGCTCTATCGTTATTGACTTTAAAGACGGCGTACTGAACATCGTGACACCAGGTCAGCGCGTTAAGCCCAATGATTTTCTAATGTTCATCGAAGATGAGATAAGTAATGAACGTGGGTTATTTAATGAAGCTTCGATCGAACTTCTTAAGAAGCTTTCGAATAAAGCTCCGCGTGCAAAAATCAACGGTTCGATCGACCGTATTGAAGTTTTCTATAACGGTGATAAGGAAGACATGAGTCCAAGTCTTCGTAAGATCGTCGACCAAAGCGATCGTCAGTTTACGCTTGAAGCTAAGTCAACTTTAAATAAACCTTTTGTAGGTGAGGTTGATGACTCGTATAGCGTAGGAGGGAATCGTTTGGTTTTTGGACAAGCCGAGATTAGAATTTTCATTACGCAAATTAACGGAACGGGTGTTGGCGATAAGATCGTCGTCGGACATCAACTTAAATCGGTCATTGGTGAACAACTTGAATCAACTATGACCACTGAAAAGGGTGAAGAAGTCGATCTTGTTTTTGGTGAGCGCTCAAAACTTGCGCGTATTACCAATTCTGCCGATATTCTTGGGACCACTAATACGCTTCTTTTACTTATCGGTAAAAAGGCGGTTGACATTTACAAAAAACGATGAGTTTATGAAAGTGGAGCTAAATCAGATGATGGTTTAGCTCTATCCTATTTATTTAATACGTGAGGTGATGTATGTCAGAGAAGAGTACTGTTTCGATCGCAACGCTTTTTGTTGTTCAGGATTTGGCACTCTCTATTTTGAAGAATGTGTCAGGAAACGATATCGCAAACAGCCTTAATGGCGAGACGCTTACCAAGGAAGGTCTGAGCCTTCTTTTAAGTTCACAAATCAACGAACATGTAGGTATCTAAGATGATTAACGTAATTGAAAAAACGACACGTGCGATTTACGATCGGATGGGTGGTTCAGGTAAAATTAATTTCGAAGCTTTGCCTGAAACGATTGTAGGGCATCTCGTTCCAAGTGCCTTAACGTGTTTTGAATACGATAAGTTGACACCTGAGTACGATGCGTTGCTTGAACCTTTTGTTCAGGACCTGTCGAAACACATTAAGCGCCACATGACTATGACTCGGTCAGAAATCATTCCTTTGGTTAAAGAGTATGCTGAGGCCGTTATGGTCACCATGCAAAAGACACCAGTAAGAAATGAAAACGCGATGATTACGATTATCGAAGAAGACATGCCTGAATTTATCAACAGTCTTGAATTCACGGACATCCTCGAATCATACGACGGTCACCTGCCTTCACTTCCTGAATCACAATTCTTGGATGTTTCTTTTGACGACGTGAGTCCTGAAGACCTTAAAAAGATCCTGGCTTCAGGACTTTTTAATGAGATGGATCGTGAACTTTTTGAAATTGCGGATACTGAAACCGACCAAGGTTTACTTGTTTCTAAAGTTTTCAAGAATTTCTTTATCGGAAGTATGAATCGAAATGATAATCTGACAAATCAATTAGATCCTCTCAAAACAACCTACATCGAACGCTCAAACATCCTTTCGATCATTTTCTTCTTATCACGAAATCCAGAAGCGCTCGTTGGTTATGCTAAAGGCAGCGTTAGTGCGGCCAAAGTTAAGTCATTCCTTCGTCAAATGCGCGACTATGCCGGGTCGACACTTGTTCGACTCAAGAAAAACTTTGACGCGTCCTGTCATTCAAATGTTCTTATCAGTAACCGAACGTTTGCTGATAAAGCTTATGTAAAAACCGTCGTTTATGTCATCGGTCCTGTCTATCGTGACTTTTTGAAGACTGGTGGTTCACCGACTCACGTGATGGCGAGCGTTGTAACGAATAAGAACTATTTCTCTCAGAAAGAATTTGTTACGCATCGTAACGATCTGGAGTCCTCATGGCGTACCTTCTCGAGTGTTACAGAAGCGCACGAAAAAAACGAAAAGTTTAGTGCCTTTAAAACTTCGATGGAAATCGAATTTATTCGCCTTCTTCTTAGCAAAAGCGATGCCGAACACGACGTCCGGTCTAAAGATACGAGTTATGACGATGTCGTTAGTAAACTGTTTAAAGAAGCTCTTCTTAATTTGAAGCGTGAAGACCTTATGAACGTCTACGACGTCTGTTCTCGCATCATGACTGAAGTTCGCTTCTACTATACAGACGCCTCACTTATCCTCAGATGGATGAATGAAATCGCTAAAGAACAACCTAAACTTGACATTCGTGAAGTATCAATGATTGCTTATTCAAAGTACATCGTTAACTTCCTAATGTCACAAGTACGGATTGAACGTAACTAACCTACGTTCAGAGGTCCTTATGAATACCGTTTTAAAACCAAGTATTAATACGAGCGCCTTACCTTTAATTAATAAAGGCCTACTCGCAAAAATCGTTACTTCAGGTTCGGGCTTAGATTTCATTTATGAAGTCGATAAGAACGCCTGGGTTCCGTCTTTAACTATCTGTATTCTTAATACAGGGAATACAGTTTCGATGTTTAATCTCTACATTACCACGAGTAAAACGCCAGGACGTATTGATCTTATCGAAAAGAATATTTCAGTCGATCCTTCAGCCCTTTTCGTTCGTTCAAACGAATCGTTAAGTCAGCTTGAAAAAATCGTAATAGAAACTGTTTCGAGCGACTTTGTCGTTCGGGTTATCGGTGAAGAGGTGATGTTAAAATGAGGATTTTTTTAACGTCGAGTAGTTTAACGAGGGAAATGAGAAGTCCTCACGTGACAGCTAATTTAAACCCTAACACAGGAATAGTTTTAGACCATACTCATTCTAATCTAGCCACACTTAACCGTATCGATGTTACTAACGGAAAGTTAATTTTCAATGGCGAGGTTGTTGATGATAAAACCTTGTTACTTTCTCAAGAATCCTGGTAAACAGAATGGATATCACCGGACTTAAGCGAGATAAGAAAAAGGTATTGTCATCCCTTGTAGAAATAAAAGAAACGACACTTGTCACTAAAGTAGCGTGCACGATTCAAATTCCTTCACGATGGTCAGATCGAAAGCTCGCGAGTATCGGAAAGGAGGTTTATATTTTAGGTATTTTCCCAATCATTTTAGAGACGGGTGAATATGCTTTAATTAACATCCCTTCAATGGTTCAAATCGAACCCTTAGGCGTTTCAAACAAAATGATTCAAGGCGTCGAATATCTTTCGTTTGAATTTGATAAAGGTTCGACCGTTATCAAAAACTTAAATGTCGTTAAAGAAAGTACACTCGTTTATTACATCTTTGACGAGCTTGTGCAAAAAGGTAATATACCTTGGTACATGACCTACGACGATCTTCCTGCCTTTATTGAAAATAGTAAAGAATATGCTGGAGCGAACATCGGTAATCGAAACGAAGTCACTGACTTAATCGTTTCCTTCATTAGTAGAAGTCCTAAGAATACCATGGTGTATTATCGACATTTTTTAAAGTCATTTGAAGATGTCGACCGTATCTTACCGACTTACGTTCCGCTTAAGAACGTGACCTATAATGCGACATCGACGTTTGATAAACTCGCTGGAGCATACATGAGCGAAGGCGTTGTATCGGCACTTACAACGACCACAAAAGAGTCCAGTGCTATCGAAACTTTTTTAAGAACTTAGAGAGTCTTTTCTATGTCCACTATTATTAAAACCACCAACATGAGCGGTTTGAGCTCATTCGTCCCAAACGCTATTTATATGGAGACTGACGGAGTACGTGCTGAAATCACAAGAATGTATGTTGCGAATAACCTCGGTACTGGAGTTCGTCGTATCATCGACCATGCTGATGTTCAAGGTATGATCGACACTTCTATCGGAGGTGCCGGTGCATGTACGGTTCCTACTGTACACGTATTTAATGGTGCGGTAACCCTTGACGTTACTTCTGTTAAAACATACATTAAAATTGAAATTACCGCGCCTGGCGGTGTCATCAATCTTATCGGACCCGACCTCACTGCCGGTTCACCCACTGAAAATTGTATCGCCGATTATGAAATCGAGATCTTTAATACCGACTGGACTGTGAACACTTTCAGCATCTCTTCAGCCAACGGCTCAGTCATTCGTTACAGGGACGCAAGCCCGATTACTTTACCTTCCACTTCACTAGAGATATTGAAATTAAAGGCAAAAACGCTTACTCGCGTTGATGGCGATACCGTACGCAACTGGGTTATTGAAGGCGATATTTTCGGGCAATATTAACCCTATTTAAGTCATTGGCCATTATATGACTAGAAATAGTCATGCGCTTATCCTTCATTCAGGAGTTTTTTTATGAACATTCGTTTTGTTACTGGACTGCCAGCCATCCTTTCGCCTAGCACCGTCTACCTGTTGAAATCAGGCACCACTGCTGTTGGTAAGCTTGAAATTCACGTTTCTGATAATCTCGGTACCTCTACCCTACGTATTGATACCACTTCAGACATTAACACGGCGATCAGTAATGCTGTCGCCATGGTAAAATCTGCGGTTGTTGTTGCCAATATCGCCGCGCGTGATGCGCTGCCAGTTCCAACTTCCGCACAAGAAGTTGTCGTCATCGACGCGACTGGCGACGCGACCGTCCTTTCCGGCGGCGCTGGTTACATCTATAACGTCACTACGTCTTCCTGGATCAAAACCTACGAAGCCGAATCACTTGACCTGGTTCAGAGCTGGTCCGCACTTCAAGGTATCCCGCTTGCCGTTAGCGGCTTGGCTTTTGATGCCGTTACTGGCGACCTGACCTTTAACGACGGCGTTAACCCCGCTGTTGTTGTTGTCAATACCGCGCCTGCGGCTTGGTAATATTTTCGCTCTAAAAAAGAGGTTGTGTAGAGACACAACCTCTTTTTTTCCTTTTAACCAACCAGGATATGTAAAATGAATCTTTTAAAAATTTTGGATAGCGACTTTGACAACCTTTATCCATATAAGCCGGATACTGTCTATCTGGTCGAAAATATGGATCAGCAGCATATGCTGAGAATGTTCGTATCAAATAACGACGGTTCAAGTGGAAGGTTTGGTTTCGATGACTGGAGCAGTGAATTTTTTGCTGCTAAGGTATATGAGGAAATGTCTCGGAAAACACTTAATAGTGCGAGCGCAATAAATCAGACCGTTATTACCAACCCTCAGTATTATTATCACGTTGAAGGCTTAAATTCAACTAACCCAACACTAATACTTGAAGGACATCAAACTAAAATAGAAGGATCCCAGACTCTTGCTGAGTCTGGTATACAGGCTAAGACTTTTACCCTTGAACTTACGTACTACAGTACGAATCAGCCGTTGACCATTAGGGACGCTCATGGCGGCGCCATCTTTTATGAGCAAGGTAAAACATCTATACCTCTCCCAGCAAATGAAAATGAAATCGTCATTCTAACTATCACAAATAAAGCGACTCCAGATTTCAATATCAGTACGGTAGCACCTTTTGCCTATAACTGGATGGTTCGAAGCGAAGTATTTGTTAAGAGTGTTTAATAATTACGGTTCTAAACTGGTTTATTGAATGTGAAATCTTTAAAACCATGCCTTAGAGGCCTAGGGTATCTGGACGATCGTCCAGATACCCTAACTGTTTCAAAATAATTATATGATAATAAAAATCGGAGCCTGATATGTCTACAGTTATGTTTTCGAGCATGCGTCTTCGCGATACCACTAAACGAGGTATCGTTAAACCTAATAGTGACGGCTATTACACCATGGTTGTTGGTGGTTTAAACATGCATAATAGTTCAGGTCATTTTTATGCGCTTAAAGGTGCCGAGGATCTATTTAAGGAATCGTCTCCCTTAATGCGTCGTGTACGAAATGGCGCCTTGCGCGGTGAACTTGGTCATCCACGGTTTCAGTCAGGAATGTCGCGTGATGAATGGTTAGATCGCGTTCATGATCTTTACGAGCCTAATTTCTGCGCGCATTTTAAAGACATTTGGCTTGATGACGACTATATTAAAGTCAATGGGCGAAAGGTTGTTGCGATCATGGCTAACGTCATACCCTCAGGAGCGAAGAAGGCGGCTTTAGAGGATGTTTTAAAGAACCCTAATGAGAATACAGCCTTTAGTATTCGCGGCATCACAGAAGACTTCTACGAGCGAGGAGAGACAGTTCGTGTATTGAAGACTGTCGTAACCTTTGATCTCGTCAATGAAGGCGGGATTTCGATTGCTGAAAAACTCAATTCACCTTCTCTTGAAACGTTAATTGAAGAACCTTTTCAGGCTAAAGAACTTGAACACGCTTTAGAGCGTCGTCAGAAACTCGGACTTGCTCACGAAAGTTCGACGTTACTCATGAATGAAAGCTTATCAGCTTTACAACCTCGTCAAATAGTAACATGCGAAACACCTCGTCACCTTTTGTGGTAGAGACCTTGTATCCCGGGTTTATTCCGGGATACAAGGTAAATTTTTACGGAGATATATTACTTATGTGACTTGATGCATCAAGTCTTTTCTACAACAGTCCTAGGAGACAAAAGATGGCTATTCGTGAAGAAGTTTTGAACATGTCTAAGTTGATTCAGGAAATCGTATCGCTTGAAGGCGATACGATCACAAATACTGATGGGGTGTATAACAAAACACTTCCTGAAAATTTGACTCCTGTCATCGTGACAGAGGTGCGTAAGCACGATGTAAATTTCATTGCGGCTTCGGCGCATGCCGTTGGTGCGATCGCAGTTAAGGCCATGGCAGACGGGTTTAAGGACCCGATCACAGGTACATTTGAAATGAGTGGAGAAGACAAGAAGTATTTGTCTGCGACACACACTATGTCACATGCTGTACCAGGCCAAGGTGGTTTCGGTAACGCTACTGAAACCGAGCCTCGCAAAACGTCTCTGCATACGACAATCCATGCCAAATCAGGCAAGGCAGCGGGTCAGCTTAAAGCCGTACGTGCGGACCTGGAAGCACTAGCAGTAGCTTCTTTTAAATAACCCTTAACTAGACTGTGTTCGCACAGTCTAGTTTTTATGGAGTACTCCCATGACTTTAAGTCCAGAAATTCTAAGTCTCTCTTTAAAATTTACGTCGTTAACGGAAAATGACGAAGGACATTTTTTTGAAAAGTGCTTGCCCGAAGGCATCACTTCAGAAATGGTAGAAAAAATTCGCAGGTACGAAAGTGATTTTATTGCGGCGATTTACCTTTCTTTAGGTAAACATGTTATCTATGAAAGGGCGTTTCTTCATGATGAGAACGATAAACATTCCTTCAATATTAACATAGGGACTGAAAAGGAAGTTCATGTAATGAATGCTGAATTTTCTTTAACTGACTTTGTTATTGACGGGGATATTGTCGAAGGTAAAATTCATGAGAGGTACGTCGACTGTCGATTTAGAGCCGTCGCGCCAGAGGATAATAAAAATTACCAAAAGGTGAGGGAAGAGTTAGTTAACTATGCCAGGTTTATAAAGGCTAACGGTCGTTTCAATTAAACGAATGTCTGAAATCGAACTTACGTTAAATAGCATCGAGTGACACTAATGTCACCCGATGTTATTTTTTTTATTTAAATATTGTTCGTTGTAATCGATCCAGTATTACCAATGCCATCCAGGAAATTACCTGACGGATTAGGTTTAAAGCCCGTAAAGCCTTCGACGCGCTCAGTCGTCACAGCTTCAAGATCGGATTCATATCCTTTCTTAGCACCTTCAACCGCAGAGAAGCCTTCTTGGTTATAAAGGTCTTTGTTACGCTGAAGTTCAGTAAATGCTTTACGCATGTAGGGTGAGGCACCCTTTTGCTGAATGTTGTTCAGGATTTTCTGAGCAAATTCATTAGTACCCGCGTTGGACTGCGTCAGTCCTGTAAACGGGATACTCAGATTCAGGATTTCGTTATTCTGTGTCAGGTCACGCTTAGCAACAATTTCACCCGTTGTCTTTGGAAACATGTTCGTGCAGATAAACGATTTTACAACCGTTGTATGAGTAGGATCCATTTCCATAACGAGGACGGTGCAACTATACATGTCGGATAACATGTCGGTGACATAGTCCGTGCCATTTGTTCCTTTGTTTGCAATCGTGTTAATGAGTGCAAACTTAGTATCGGGATCCATGATGCCGTAACGGATCCATGTTTCGATATACATCTGGATAGGACGGCCGTATTTTTCAACGAAGTTGTAAACAGGCTCGCTTTGCGCCATAGTGACGTTAACGTATTCGTGTTGCTTTTGACCGCCACCACCTACAGCGTGTTCGTCAACTTCAACAGTCAGTTCTGCATTGAAGCCTTCAAAGCTAATCGCATGCTCTTCAAGCAACATTTTCAGGATCTGAACGTATTCTTCTGCGTTTTCCATATAGGAAAAGAAGCGAGGGGCTTCTAACAAGATACAGACCGAGTTACGTCGAACGTAAGCTTGGTTGTTGACGTATTCGGCGTAGTTGGGTGTCCAACCATGCATACCGCCGTAAGTAAGGTTAAGCAAAGGGGCGTTAGAGAATTTTTGCAAACCCTTCTGATCGCCACTTTCTTTTTTCATCAGCGCTTCGGTTAAACGTGCCATTAGTCAATACCTCGGATTAGTTAAGTTCTTCAAGGTCGGAGATACGGTACGTCTCGACCCACGTTGTCATAACGGTGCGCATATTTTCCGCATACATTTTGAAAACCAAATGCCAGCTATAACCTCGAAGTAAATCGAGTTCATCAAACGTAACTTCTGGGATGATGACAAAACGGTTATCAAACGCACCGCGCGTCTTGCCGTTAATAAATGCAGTCATCTTGTCAGAGATTTTAGCGGGGCTCTTACTGCTTGTACCTACGATTTCGCGATAAGCCGCAGCACCGATGGTTGTTAGAGCTGAGGCTGCGATAACGGTAAACCAGCTATTGAGTACCGAGGTATCGTCCGTTGATGTTGCACCGTATACGGTCTTAAGCGCTGGGAATTGGAAACGACGGTAGTCGTAAGCCTGGATCCAGTTAATGCCTTGCGCCCAGTAGTTGTTACGTGCGGATGCAGGTAGCCATGTTTGAGAATGGTCGTAAGTAAACGCGAGTACGTTACCTGGAGCTTCGTCAAATGCTTCTTCAGTACGCCATGATCCCGTTGCAGCACCCATGTATCTTGCGCTTTTCATAGCGACTTCGTAAAGCGTAGGGACGCGTTCACGGTATTTACTATTGAGAAGCAAAGAACTTCCAGGTACGATAATACCACGCACCGTAGGTGTGCCAAAGTAGTCGCTTTCTGGATAGAAGTCCACGTATGTTTTGAGCGCACTGCCGATTGAGAAGTCATCCGAGGCAAGCGTTTTAGGTTGTTTAGCAACATATGTTGATAACGCAACCGCTGTATTTTTACGAACGGCGATAAATTTAGCCAGTGCGCGTTTTGTTGACAAAGGAAAGCCGGTGTCGTAAATGACGGTTTCGGGATAAAGAACGAAGTCTTGAATCTCTGCGTCGGGATCTGCGTATTCTTCCATCAAATGTTCGACAGACTGAGCAAAAAGACTGTCGTTCATCGTTCCGTCAACACCACCATTGGCAAAGATATTGCCGTAACGCGACATGATGACTGCGTCAAAATCGTCGGAGAACTGAACACTGTGATAAGGCGTTCCTCGTGAGGTGGTCAATCCGATAATATTCATCAAGAACAAATCGCTTTCATCAACAGAAATGTCACTATAGATGTCGATGAAGGCCTTTTCAGTCACATGCATTTTTGCAAGAACTGTTTCGAGGTATTCTTGGTAAATAAAGACGTCATCAAAATTTGATGTAAGACCGTATTGAGGATCGTTGTATTCGTCATTAAGAACGTCTTTCATGTACGTGTTTGATTGCGTACGAGGATTGATTGCGCCTGGGGCAAACGTAAAGAGTGCGCGCGTATCGTAACGACGCGTACGAACTTCTTTTACTGGCGACTTTTCGTCTTTACGGTTCACCAAGGAAACGTAGTACGGATAAGCGCGCGTGGTATTCAGCAATTCGTCATGCATATTGACTTCAGTCAAATACGTGGGTGACCAAAGACGAACACCGCCATTATTACCGTCTGCACCACGGTCACGTACCTTGAATTCGAAGATCGGATAACGTACTGAGGTGCGTCCAGTCGAATCGGTTTGAGTTCCAAGTCCGGAAGTCAGTTCGCCTGGTGTATTCACGGAACTAAGACTTCTGTGATAGTCTGACGTCCACTTAATTTTAGAGCCTGGAGTTGTTCCGATAACGTGCGGTGATCCCAAGCTATCGTACTTAATCAGACCTTCAGCGGTACGCTCGTAAAGGTCGACGTCTGTTTCGAGAATGTCGATATAGAGAATAATAGAAGCGTTGGGACCCGCATCCGAAGGAATGATGCGCTTAACGATTGCACTCGACGCAAGTCCTGGCGCGCCGCATGTGTCGCGAAGAAAAATTGTCGAGTGATTAAAGAACTTTTTGTTCGGGTCAAACGTGTCTTCGCCATACAAACGTATGAGATCATTTGGAGATACTAAAGTCGATTCTTCAGGACCTTTTTGCGCGTAAATGAAATATTTAGGCAGGTGCTGTGAGATGGATGGACTTTGGTATGGGATGGAGCGTTTACTTTTGTCATCAATACCGTAATTGATGATCATAGGTGCGCCATTAACAATTTCCTGAATCATATTTAAACCTCGAAAGAGTGGAGAAAAAGAAATGCCCGTATTTAAAAATGCTTACGTGACAACCATGGGATCGTTCTTACCAACGTCTGATAAAGAAAAAGCCGTTAAAGAGTCCATGATCCGATCGCCTTCACTATGGAGTGCCGTGTATTTACATGACGTTCCTTTAGCTTTAAGGCCTATCGAAGGCGTGAAACCTGAAGTCATAGGTGTGCGTATATCATCAGAAGATCAGATACCGCCTTTTCACCATCCTCTTTATGTTGAGGTTAATGACACTAGAAAATTTATGGTGTCCGATCTTCGCCAGTACGAGACGCTTGGATCGGATGGTGGGGTTAAATTAAGAAATCAGATCGATTACAAGAGTCAACTTAATCGCCTCATTTTTTCAACTTTATGGTTAAGTGATTTAAGGAAAGACCTCAAATCGCCTCTTGAATTTGCGGGTACAGTTTTTGCCTATTGGATTTCGGATGTTGTTTCAAAACGCTTCGCGTTGGATCCTAAAGACCAACTTATGCTTACGGTTGTTTTACACGCCTATTACCAAAGCCTATTTATCGAAGAAACTTCATTTGACGATGACATCAAATTAACCATGTCCATTCATACCATAAAAAATATCAATGCTCCAGGTGAATTTGTAAGTGATGTTTTTAGTCATATTCCCGGATTTAAAAACGTCGACGACCTCTGTGAAGTGATTAAAAAAGTGCTTTCGAATATTCGTCTCGAAACATTTTCAACGCCTTTATTAGTCAATCTTATTCAGACCAGTTGGTTTGGGACGTATGCGAAAGAAAGCCTGTCGATTGCACTCGAGTATCCTCCCTTTTGGCTTTCGATCGTTTACGATGCGATTAATGAACGTACGTTTAAAAATTCGCACATCGCACGTATTGCCGAGCGTTACGGAAAAAATCGTCGTGGTGAAGAATATGTTAAAACATTCAATTCTGTTTTAAGGACTTACGCCTATAAAGAAGGTACTTAATTATGGCTAACCAATATATTGTTGACCAAGCTTTAAACGAGCTGTATAACGAACCGTCGCAAGACATGAATTCAATTTTTGAATGCACGCGTATATCACCTATCAACGGTAAGCTCAATACCATTAAAAGCGTATGGTCGTATATCGAGCTTCCAGAAGAGGGTGTGTGGTATCACGTTTTTACCTTAGGACGTATTTACCCGACATTTGCGGGTATCGAGTTCGAGCAACTAGGAAACCATGAGGATACCTGGACGCCCTTTGTTGACGTTATCAATAAAAACAAACTTCGTCTTGACTTATATACACTCGAGGGATACACAGTCCCTCACCACGCCTGTTTTTATCGCTTTACAAAATCGAGCGAATTAATTATTGCTGTGAGAGATATGAAGCATACCGGACTTCGTCTTAATAAAACGGACGTCTATATGAGAATCTACGACGGTGCGTATTACGAAACCGTCGAAGCAATCGGTCAGAATAAAACGATTTTTTCATTTGGTTTAAGTATTAAAACGGCTCAAGATACCTCTTCTTTTTTTGGACATCTTAACCAATACGCAGGTCGAGAAGGTACGCTTTTTATCTTTAAAAACGGACTTATGTATAAAAAAGAAACCATGCCTAATTTTAGCGTGGGTGATGAAGCATCGTTCATTTATGAAGATGCCGTATATAAGAAGGTTAAACTATTTGAGCGCGACCTTTATTCGTTCAATAGTACGCTAGACCAATTAAGGAAATACCTTNTTCACTATCCAAGTTTCGATGTGCATACAACACACTTTATTGATGAAGTCGATATTTATGTCGGNTTTAAGGATTTGAATCAGCGCGANGTCGGTTTGTTCTTAGCCCGAAACGATCGACGAACATTTCGCATGGTCACTCATCGCGATTACTCACTTTCTGTTCACGTTGTTGACACCTATACCGATTACATTCGAACCATCTTTCCTAATTTAACGAATACTGATCACGATTTTTATATCGAACTTTATATTCGTCATGCTGGGATGGATCGACATCTTGTCTTTAATAATGAAAAACTTCATGAGTTGTATAAACTTAACGACGAACGCGTTCATGCCGCGTTAAAGGGCGTTCATTCAAATTTAGATTTTTGGGTTGCTGAGAATCTTGAAAAGAGTCCGTACACTACGCTTATGCAAAACGTAAGGAAGGACGTTACCTTAGACCTTTCGGTGGATGCGTACGGTTATGACGCTTTAAGTTCTAAACTAGGACAGACGCCTTCGGACGTCTATCTGTATCAAGGTGAGATGCGTGCCGATTTACCACGAGGGTTGATGGACAACGCTACTGCTTTTGAATACGATCAACTTGGCCAACTTGTCGGCATAAAAAAATTTCAGGGTTACGATTACTATAAACCCAATAACAGTGCTACAACGCACGTCGAACTACTGTATGGTCAGGCCACCAATGTTTCGGATGACGTTTATGGTGACTTTGAAGTCCTGTTGCGTCCTGGACTTGAATACCGAGTTTATCACGGATACCGTTTTAACAACGAACTTGTTCTTGAGTCGTGGCGCGACGTGACTGAAGACCTGAATGTGATTAAGTATGAAGACGGGGTCGTTTCATGTATCGACCGATCGACACCCAACCAAGTTCTTATGGTAAGGTATCTCGAGTCTTTTTATATTTACGAAGTCGGTGTTACTTACGATCGCGGTAATATTCAGATCCCGTTGATTAACGCCATCAATCTCAACGGACGTACTTATGATGAGAAACTTGTAATTCCCTATGGGGAAGTGGATGTTTTTGTAAATAAACTTTCACTTATCGAAAATATTGATTACGTTATTCGAGATAATACCGTGACCTTGACATCAGTCAAACACCTTAAAGGTCAATTGAACGATATTGAAAATGTCGTTATAAGAATGCGTGGATTTTGTAATCCTGACTTAAGTCGTACACATGCAAAGGACGTCGGTTTCGTTATCAATAACGTTCTTTCGGATGACAAGGCGTTTGACTTAAGAGATGATAGAGTTCTAAGGATTGTTGTAGGCGGACAATATCTACGTCGAACCGATTTTAAATTTGGTGAAACGGATGGTAGCATTACGACAGTCAATCGTCTTAACGGTCTTCCTTATGAAATTAAGGACGTTGTTGTTCCCATGAAACGATGGACGGGTCGGGATACTTATCCGGAGCGTATTTTAAGTTTAGATCGTAATCGTCGTTTAGCCGAGTATATGACCGAGTACTATGAAGAACCTCCTCATGCTCAAGTCAATCCGATCGCTGAACGCTACCCTCTTTTTAGTCCCTTTATATCGGCGATCATCGTTGCCCTAACACACGGTGGAATTGATAATAGTCGTATTAAAGAAAGCGCGATCGGTCGGGAACGTGTCTTTGAACTTTGCGCGCCGTATGAACATTGGCTTCTTTTAGATCCTTTAAAAAAGGATCAGTACACTCAAAGTTCGTACATCGACATCCGACCCCATCCTTTCAATTACGTTGTTATGGTTAATTTCTTTCAGATGAGATTTATAACCAAGGTCGTCGAGTATTATACCGAGAACCGAGTACCTGTCTCGCCCTTTATTCGAATCGCTTAACTGGAGTCTTATCATGCCCAATTTTAATGCCAACGTCATGGGTACCGACGGTAATGTACCTATCTATCAGCCCGAGGCACGATGGTGCTGGTGGTCTCTAAGTGAAATCTATACCGGTGACGTTGCTTTACAAAAGTACGTCCCTAAGGTTAAGGACTATGTGATGGATACTGATACGTTTACCACATACGTGGTAATCGACGTTCATCCCGAAACACTTATTCCGAGACTTAAGGAAATCCGTCCAAGTTACGTACCTTGGACATTTAGTTCAGACGATCTTCTTTTTGGTGTTGGTGCAGGACAAGCGCCGGACACATTCCGAATCTACTATGACAAAACCGTTTACCCTTATGTCCTATCGGTTGATTTACGTGCACGTGTACCTGGCGATCGCGTGAGGTATTGTAAACTCTTTGTCGGTAGTGATCTAGGGAATACCGGAACGGTTATCTCAGAGATCTATGATGCGTCGAATAACTTTGTTACGGATCGCGTTGGCCTAACGCTTGTTAACGACTTCCGTGTCGTCGATATCTGTTACACAACAAAAGAACTGAATGACAATACGATCGTCACGGCGGTCTATTATGATGACGAAGGATTTGTAGCGTATAAAAGACAGTTTCTTATTGAGGAAACGTCATTCATTCGCTTCACAAATGCTGAAACCAAATACATCACACACATCAGTCTTGATACAGCCTTTAATTCGATGGATGACAACCATCTTATCGAATATCCGGTCAACGTACCCTTAAACGCACTTAATGCGTTTGGCGTCATTCATTATAGCGATGGTCAAGAAATCCGTCTACCTGTGGACGGTACTCGGTTTAAAATGATCGGTATGGATTCCGTCGTTGCGACGATCGTCAATCAAAAACACGAGATCGGTCTACTCTACACTCTAGGTGCCAATGAATTTACCTATTCAACGGTCACGCATGATAACGCAACAATTTCAGAATCCTATATTTTGAAAATGGTGAATCCTAATAACGCTTATTCAATTAAGCTCTACGCTTATCCGGAATGGGCTGGCGAAGGGTTTGGTTGGCGTTTACGCTGGTTTATGTACAATCTCGATCGAAATATTTCGGTTGACGTAACTCCACACGTTGTTATTTCGACTAGCACGTTATACGACGCTAAAGCGTATGGGTATACGCAGCAGCTTGCCGTGACGCTTGACTTAAGACATGTGTCCTTAGCTTATCGTCCTTACCTACATACCCAGGTTATAAACGTCGAACTCATTCGTCCTTTCACCGAACGGACGACGTGCTGGCGCGTCATGAATGAACGAGGTATTGGTCAGGTGATGTACGGACAAGACGTCTTTGCAGCTCGCACCGGGATCAATATACTGTCTATTGTAAGTGGTTACACAACGCTTGAAGAATGGTTAGAAAACATTTACTTTAAAACGTATCCGTTGCGTTTTAGTCAGTATGAGGTCATTCCTCCTCAACCCAATCGCATTGAAGTTATTTACAACGGCGAGGTCGTAAGTGTCGATATAAGTGATTGGAATAAACCTTTTAACTTCTCGACAACGGTGCAGTCAGGTTCAACGGTCTACGTTAAATTTAAACGTTTTGGTTCACCAGAATACATCGAACTCTCTATTGCGGCACTGACCGTCTTTAGCTAAATAAAAAGAGTGGGAGGCGATATCGCCTCCCACTCTTTTAACCTATGCTACGTTTTTTAATACGTTCACGACGAACGTTGTCGATTAACGTATCTACTGAGAAAACTTCTCCGTCGAGAAGTTTAAGTTTAGAACTTAAGGCTCTTAGCTTAAATTCATACTTATACTGAAGCACGTCATTACGTTCTTTAATTAAAAGACCGTAGACTTCTTCAATTTCATCTCGAAGCGCCTTCTGTTGACCGTACTCCTCGATGTCCGGAACCATTTGGTTATTGTAAATTTTATTATCCGAAAGAATAAGTCTTGGATTAATACCGTAGTGCTGGACATTACGACCGCGTAAGATAAACCAAAAACAAAGAAGCCAGCCAATAACCATGTCGTCATGACCGCCTTCTTCATGATCGACTCGACCGTTCCGTATCTCAAGACCAAGGATCTGATCAATAAGCTTTTTATCGTGTACGATATTTTTACTTAAGGAAGCTGCCTGTCTTAAGGTGGTTGAGTAAAGTTCAGTTCTGGACGTTTCTCCTGAACCTGAAGTTGCAAAGCCAAAATGCTTCTTATACACCGTACTCAGTCGTTGCGAAAGTCGGTAACTACTACAAATTTCTTTATACCGTTCCTTATCCTCGTCATGTCTCTGTACGATCGTATTGTAAAGTCGTTTAAACGGGTCGATTCCTTCACGCTCAAGAACGATGATGATGTAGTCCTGTAACATTTGACCAGTCGATCGGTTTTCAATAATGAATGTTAATTTAGGGAACCGAATAAAGAATTTCGAGATCCATTCGGAGAACGTGATAAGGTTCAGTTCGTTATACGAACCTGAGGCAACTGATTCACCTGTGCGGATATTTACAATGACTAAAGAGATATCGTCTCCACCTGATGCGTTACTGGTATCTAAAGCCGCGATACAGTCGTTTTGTTCCATATACGTATCGATGCGATCTTCTTGAATGTACCAGAGCGTGACAAAATCACCTCGAAGTTCTGGATAGACAACGTCCCTCTCTGATTTACGAATGAGTTCTGTGACGCCGTTATCTAGAGGAGACAACTGTGTACCGGATGTCCATAGATTAAAAAAATCTCGATTCGCGTCATCGGCCGTCGACATGTTTTCCTCAAGTGCATTTCGTAACCAGTCGTCACTATAACCTAACTGTCTGTGTCCAAATGTACAATTCACCATAAGCGTTCCCTTGGAATTTCCTACAATACCAAAGTCATGACTGTTTGAAATTGAACGTGCGCGCACGATGGCATGAAGATTCGCCTTATCCTTAGCATCAAAAAAGGCCTCAGTCCATATGGCTGCTTTTTGAAGAAGATTATACGTGTAGCGACCATCCACCGTATCTTTCTTACCTGCGGTTGTTGTAAAGACGGTCCCATAAGGCTCTTCATTTTTCCTAGCGATTTCGCGTGCTGCTGTACCTGAGGCAAGGAGCGCCGGAAGCGTGAGACCGATATTACTTAAGAATGGAACTTCGTCAATAAGCGCCACCTGTGCAGTCAAACCTCGACCGACTTTAAGTGCGGCACTTTTTGATGCCGCTGCAAGGTAGGCTTTAAACTCATTATTTAATGAAGAGAACCCTAACATCTCGGTGTTTGAGATGTCTTTTTTAGTGTGTTGAATAAGGTAAAAAGGAAGTGCTTTGGTTGCATCTCTTAAATCACTGATCGTATCCGTTCTTAACTTATCGTCCTTAGTCAAAAGGTTTATTGTTGCACCTGTGCAACGTATATTCATAAGGTAGTCTGCAAGTAAAACCACTGACGTTGTTTTACCCGTCTGACGAATCTGAACCAAAAATGGAGTGACGTTGGTAAAGAAAAGAAAATAGAGTGCCATGTTTCCACGATTCGCTCGAAAAGGCGAATCTTGAGAGCCTGCGAGTGCTGGGATCCTTGCAACTTCTCTAATGAAATAAAAAAAGTTATCGTAGCACTCCATCGTCACCATGGCGATTTCTTCATCTGAAATATTGGGATTCCATGGATCAACATTAAGTAGATCTTTATTTAAAAGCTGTAAAGGGAATGCGTGGTTTTTTACACCCATTTCTTTATAGAGAGCTGAGATACGTACGAAACTCTTATTTGATGTATTGTAATTGATAATTGCGTCAGGGTGTTTAGTCACCCAATCATCTGCAAAAAGTATCATAAAAATAACCTTGAAAAATGTCATAATATTTAAATATTAAGCTAGGTATACCTAGTAACACATGACAGGCGTTTAAACGCCTGTCATGTGTTACTATAACTTTGCTTCGATGAAATCGATATAGAGACTTGTAAAAACGCGATACCAGCTTCGTCCCTTTTCAGAAAAGAGAAAGTTTTTGTTTACGGATAATCCGTATTTGTTAATGAAGTGTCCTTCATGATTTTCATCGTCGCTTTTCACTTTCGCAGTAATCACAAAAATGTCACGTTCCTTCTTTTTCACACGTCCATCTTTATAAACAAACCATGTGAGTTTTTCGAGGTAGAAAGAAAACGTGACTGCAACATTTTTTTCTGTTTCGACGGTAAGTTGATTAACAAGGTTTGTTAAAACGATATGGTCAGTACTATATAGGCGTACGCCTACGTAATACATGTATGCATGGATGAGCTTAGTGTGTAGGTATTTAAAGAACATAGGAACTCCCTGACTAAAAACCTATCTCATAACATGAAAAGATTTAAAGTAGTTCTTTGTATAACTCCTTACACAGATATATAGGAATACGGACGTTCGTGCTGAAGACACGATCGACTCATTTTTAATCCCCGTGACGTCTTTGATAAACGTTTCTCCAAGCGACCTTAATTCCATAAGCTCATCATTACCTGAACGAGAACTTAGATAAGCACCGCGTAGACGTGAAAGTAGTCCGGGTAAGTCGTTCGTCTTACGAAGGACGGTAGAATGTGTTTTCAGGTAATCGTAACTATGAACGATCGTTAGGCGTACGATCTTTTCGATCAACTCGTGTTGCTTGCCATGACTGTATTCTGGTATTGCCTTTAATACCTTTAATAAGATGTGTTCTTGTGTTGTCGGCATCATCTGTAAAATAAGACCAACCAACTCGTTTTTCAAAAAGGTTGTTTCGTCGTGCGTAACCGATAAAGCGTACTCAACATAACTTTCAAGTCCACCTATTTTATCGTTAAGGATTTCTTCGCCATCACTCCCAATCATGGTACTTGAATTTGAAAAGATTCTGCGCTTACTGTCCTTAGCCTCGACGATATCCCTAAAGACCTTATTCATCATGCCACGTAAACGGCCTTGAACGTCGTTCATAACGTACACCGTTGCAATGTCGTCGTTATACGACAACAGCGCTTTATAATGAATCGACTTAGGTGACAAAAGTTCCTCAGCTCTAAAATTAAGAACTGCCTGCCACGAGCCGAGTTTTTTAATCAAGAACTTGGAAGACATATTTGCATAAGCAAGTTTTGCCGTTTCTTCATCAAGGGCATATTTAAAACGTCTTGCCATGAGACCTGTAAGTAAACGATAGTTCCATATCAGCGCTGCTTGCAGTGCGCCGAACTTCTTTTGTTTATCTGAAAGTGCTTGACTTGTCAGAAAGCGATGTACACAATACGACATCACGATATTAAAGACATCACTCGAAACGTTGAACGATTTGTTGATCGCCTTAACGTCATCGAGATCTTCGTCAATCGCTGTCGTATCGATTTTAAGTATTTCATTAAAGATAATACTTTCGTCCTTAGGTGTAAAGCGAACGCGATGGACGCCCATGAGGTTACTACCAAAGAACTCAAGATGTTCTTGGTTTTTATTGACGAATTTAATTTGGAAGTGATAGAAGGCATCCATCAAAGCCTTATTAAAACGTACATCTTTAAAATGTCTATCTAAAAGGTCCTTTAAAGAGATAGCCATGAGCGCACACCTTTTAACAGAGATTTCTTACTGTGGAAAACTTTAAAACCGAGAGACTCGGCATAACCTTCAAGAACCGCTTGACGTTCTGTCACCATACGGTTATTTTCAAGGTCAATAAGTAAAAAGCCTTTTGATGCGGACTTGGAATTTTTATTGATGCGATTACCGATCGCTAACGTCTCGTGAGGCTTATCCATATCCTCTTTTGAGGCAACGTAAACATAGGCACCCTGAACAGGATTATTTTCTACGGTTTGTTCAAAAAGACCTTTACCCATGCCAACGTAGGACTCAAGCGCCTTTTTAACTTTAGCATCTTCCTGAATATCGTCAAAGTCTTTTTCAGGAGATTCTTTAAAGGACTGTTTGAACATAGTGTTAAGTGCCCGCGTATAGATCTCGCTTAAAGGGCCATCAACCATGACTACGACATCCTTCTTTTCGCTTTCTTCTTGACCTGGATTCTTTTCCTTAACATCGGTAACGGAAGACTGTATTTGCTTTTCCGTTGAAGACGGCGTTAAAAGTTTAGGATCGCCCTGTCCAACATTCTCGACATCCGAACCGCCGTCCCTTTTAAAAATGCTCATAATCAAACCTCTCAAATATTTCATAAAATGTCAGTGGCTTAAAAAAAACAAACCTAATTCCCATTCCGACCCCCACGCCGGATTAGGAAACGGGAAAGTTAAAAAAATAACAAGAGGTTGGTTTCAGTTGCTATTGGCGTTCACAGAATAAGCTTTTGCGGATTAAAAAAATACGGCGGTTTAAATTCGCGTTATTTCCGAGGTCACGAGAAACCAAGAAAATCGTTTTTGGTTTTGAATTTATTGAACTAGGCTCTGAGAGCCTCTTTGAACGATTTAAAAAGCCTACCCCTTGTCCTCATATTACTTTGACTTTTAAACCTCTTAGAAATCTTCTCCGTTCGTTTAAACTATATTTCAAGATAAAAGTTAAGGCTCGTTCAGAACAAACCACTGAAAAGATATATTTTTTAGTTTCACTAGACCGCGCGTATCAGGCGCCCGCCCGCCCGCGCGCGTTAATTAACACTTGCTTTTTTTTAACTTTTTCTAAAAAATCTTTGATTTTTTTTAGTTTCATGGAGTTTTGATTTTTGAAAATCTTTATTTTCAAAATAAATCTTCATTTTCTTCTCCTTAGCTTACGCGTAACACGCGTACAGGCGCCTAGGCTCCCGGGCGCACGTTTTATAAAAATATTATATATTTTTATTTAATATATACATATACGCATGTGTATATTTATATATAAAATATATAATATTTTATATAATATACGCACGTGTACATGTGTAGCTTTAAACGGGCGCGGGGGCGCGCACGGGAGCGCGTGAGCGCGCACAGGCGCGCACGGGAGCGCGGGGGCGCAGGCCGGTGCGCGCGCACACACCTGCGGACACACGCACACACACCTGCGGACGCATGCGTGCGATCCTTGATATACGCGCGGACACACGCGAGACTTTTCACTTAAAAAAATAAAGAAACATCCCTTATCGTTTGACCTGAATCTAAGAAAAATCAAAGCTATATTACTTTCATGAACTAACTTTCGTGGAGCACAAAAATGGCTTTTGAAAACATAGTCCTAAAGAAAAAACGGGCTATTATCATTCCAAAAATTGAGATTAGGGTTAGTGAGATCGTTCTCGATTCTTCGGTCCCTCGTGAGAAATCTCCAGTTGTTGTAAAAAATAACTATGTTGAAACATATCCTGTGGTATCGACGCCTACCGAAGCTAAACCTTTTGATCTTTTTGAACTTCAACGTGAGGTTGAAATTTTCAAATCTTTAACAAGTTTACCTTCCTCGGTTCTTTCCGAAGCATCAGGCGGCCGTCTTGTGAGTATGGCACACTCGATCGTTGATGATTACATTAACGCTATCTCGTACTTGAACAACATCGCTGAAGCCGCCAATCGGCTTAAAGGTAGTTCTGTTCCGAGTATTCGTAAGTCGCATATTGCGTCTCAGTCAGAAAGTGCAAGAAGCGATGTTGAGCACCTAGTAAGAAAAGTAAAACTTTTCATTAGGGATTTTAAAGAAAAGGTTGATAGCGCTTAAATCGTATGCTAGTACAGTACACGAGAGACTCGTCGGTAATAAATAATAACTTTTCAGGCCGTAAACTTAGGTTTGGCTCTTCGTATACGGTGGGGTTTTTGCCTCTATTTACTCACCCGTATGAAGTGTCTTGGGTTTGGCGATAATAAGGTTATAAGCCGACGAGTCCCTCGTGTACTGTTTGCGTACTTAACGTACGCTTTTTTTTTTTTAAATCTTTTAGGTGATCTGTCATGTCAAGTAATTCTTATCTGGGTAAAATCATTTACACAGGTTTTGGTGCAGATGGTGAAGGTAAGATCGTTTCATTCAAAATGAAAAAGGGTGAGAACGGTGGTCCGTTTTCCCTTACGATTAAGGACGATAAGGACATCGTTATTACTGTGGATAACGTAAATTTTTCAATGGAGTTTGAAACTAACTTTACTGAAGGAAGTCGTGTAACCTTTGTAGGTTCAGGTAAAACACTGATTTGTGCTGTACCCAAACTTCTGATGGATACCCTCGGTAATCACCTTGGTAATAACTGGTAAAAAAATACAGGGTCTGTAGCACAACGGTTAGTGCAGAGGACTCATAATCCTTGGGTTCCGAGTTCGAATCTCGGCAGACCCACCATTCAAATAACATGTCATAGAGACTGAGGGTTAGCGCCCTCAGTCTCTATGACATGTAAATTATTACAAAGCTATATTACTTGTGTGGTTAACATTTCCGTTAACGTTTAAAAAGAGGTTCGTGTCATGATCGAAAAAAACCACCGTTCTATTTTTTCAGTACGTCTTACTTCAGGACGTTTCGTTTGCTTCGTTTCAAGTGATTTTAACAATTACTTTAAATACGTAGAATGCGAAGTCGAAGCTGTGCTAAAAAATATGCTTAACGTATTCCTAAGACAGTTTATCCCCGATCACTTTAATGATATTAAAGAGGGTGATGACGTCGTAGACATGATCGATAGCATTAGTGAAGTGCCTATGTACCATACGGATTTAGAGGAAAAGTTACTTGAAGTCTCTAGACTAAAGCAAAATCATATCGTCACCATCTTTAATTTCCTAAGTCGTGGGGAAAAAACCTTTCGCACGGAAAACGAATGTAAAAAAAGTGTTCCGGTCACTGAAGAAAGCGGTGAAAAGGAAATGATCATCCACTTTGTCAACGAGGATGTGTTGAAGCTTATCGTCGAAAATTTTAATTTTCATGATAAATTAAGAGACGAGTTTTTGCTTATCCCCCAAAACAAAGGCGAATCATACCTCATAGTGATGGATAAAGTCACTTTTATCGAAATTAAGGATCTTTAAAATGAGCACAAATCAAATTCGCATTTACGCATGTGGCGGCGCAGGCGTCAACATCTTAGGCAAGAACCTAGGTCTATTCGAAAAACATACAGACGGTATGTCCGAGTACGACATCGCCTTTCTAGACACGTCGATGTCCAATCTAAAACATTTGGATCGTATCGACCTATCGTCGATCTATATCTTTAAAGGTCGCGACGGTTCGGGTGGCTTGCGTAGTATGAACTACGAAGCGATCGTTGGCGAGCACGGTGATGTATTGACGGACTTTAAACCTAGCCAGGTTTTAAATATCGTCGTGCATTCGGCATCCGGTGGTTCAGGGTCGGTAATCGGTCCTGTAATCGCTTCCGAACTTATTAAGCGCGGCTTGCCCGTCATGGTTCTCTTGATCGGTTCGACGTCAAGTCGTATCGAAGTGAATAACACCATCAAAGTCATTACCGGCTACGATGTCATGGCCCAAATGTATTCGAAGCCTGTTCTCATACATTACCTTGAAAACAGTTCAAGCCAAACACGCTCAATGACTGACGCTTCCGCGATATCGTTCATTAGCGTGATGTCTTTATTCTTTTCTGGTGTGCACCAGGAACTTGACAGTTCTGACCTTCTGAACTTCATGGACTATACCGTGGTTACACCGCATCAACCTAAGGCGGTGATGATCGAGGTCTATGAAGAAACCGTGGTTCTCGAAGGTTCTGAAAAAGTTTATTCGGCTCTCTCGATCGCTAAAGAAGACTGCACTCTAGGGTGTATGGTTGACTATCATGCGGTCGGTTATATGAATAACTTTGTCGCAGAAAACATGACGGCGTACGATCAGATCCACGCCATCACGGTGGACGGACGTCTTCAAATCGACCTAGGTCGTTTATCAGGTCTCGAAGCGAAGTATGGTGAAGAGTCTTCGCTTCGTACACCCAAATCACTGGCGTCTAAAGACGCCGTAAGTTCATCTGACAGTCTAGGTATCATCCTTTAATTAAAATGCTACAGCGAGCCTCTCAGCTCGCTGTAGCATGTATTTTTTTAAAAACTCAGACTGATCTTTTAGACATATAAAACGAGGCTTGTATGGATTATAATCGTTATACGATCACAGTAATATCCGACGTATCTTTTTTCGATGACTTGTATACCGCATGTATCGATGCGATCAATGTGTCTGAAGAAGGTCGTCTACGTGACCACGGTAATCTAGGTTGGTATATCGGATCGGCCTATCCTCGTAGTTTTTCTATGGAAAATATACGTGAAAGTCGTCGACATTACCGCACGTTCCATCGAACTTATGACAATTATTTTTAACCGGTTTTTATCCGACGTTACCTCGTTTGATACAACCGTCGTCGGTCGAGACGTTATTCCTGAAGATATTTGTTATTACACAAGCATCGAAAGAAACTACCCCAGTCTATTTAACCGTTTTAAAGCTACACTTTCTAACAACAACATCAAGAGCTTTAATACAACCGGACGACATATCTTTCTACAGGCTACCGTAAGTCCATCAATGGCCATCGTTCTTTCAACTTTTATCTGAGTTCAAATGTCATGTCCAATTATACAAGTAAAGTATTATCTAAGTGTGTCTTGTCATTAGAAACGCTTATTAATCGTCTCGATATTAGGTTCAACGGTTTAATTGCAATAGAAGCGTACCGGGGATTTTACATATTGTATAAAAACAAACCACTCTTTTTATACAGTGACGAGCTTTACGCAATATCCAAAGAAGGGGTATTTTACCGTCTTTACCCCAAAGACTTTAAAGACGTTCTTGAAGTTGGAATGATTTACAATAAATACATGGAGCTTGTTTATGATCTAACACCCTTTAAAAAGCTAAAGAAAGGTATGATCAAAAACCTCCCAGAATCCCATGTCGTTTGGATCGACATCGTCTTTAATGTGATTAAAAATTACATCGAGTCCAAATTCCCTGAAGTAAGTCTTCGTAAATCACCGACCTCGTTAAGCGTTGCGCTTAACCCAAACCATCCCCTGGCGTCAGAGTTTGATACGTCAGTGATTATTGAACTTGCTGAAGACTTTTTTGACGAGATCGATAATTTTATCGATAACGATGTTTGGAACCTTTACTTTGTAAAAACCCAAAAAGCAGGGCTTTCGATCGTCATTGAAAAAGGCGAAGATTATCGAATCGTCGATTGGATGAATACTTTTAAGAGGAAAGCAGTCGTCAGTGAGTGATCTATCAGTCAGGGTCTTCCCTGACCCTGACTGATAGATGGATCCTTACGGATCCTTGATGACCAGACTCAGTGCACGCAAATGCACTACGTTCAGCAGGTCATGACACCGGAGGATGTCTGATCCAGTCTTCCGCTCTGTCGTGTGTCATTAAAAGAGATGAGCTCAACGTCTCGGTGTGACACACACGACAAGCCTGCTGAACCTTGTCGAGGACCACTTTACACGCAAGTGTGTGAGGTAACTCACAGTGTTTTTATAGGAACCTCTTTATGTCTCAGAACTACGTCTTCGTGGTTGATGCGAAGCGTCAACCACTCATGCCGTGCACGCCAGGGCGTGCACGTGAGTTGCTTACCAAGCAACGTGCTGCGGTCTTACGTCGCACACCGTTCACGATCGTCTTGAAAGATCGAGTCGGTGGCGGTATTCAGCCGCTAGATGTTAAACTCGATCCTGGCTCCAAGACGACCGGACTTGCCCTGGTTATCCACGGCAAGAACGGGTCGCGAGTCATCTACGCGCTTCATCTCCATCATCGAGGTAACGCGATTCAAAAAGCACTCCTTCAGCGACGTAGCTATCGTAGCAACCGTCGCGCGCGTCACACGCGCTATCGCGCTCGTCGCTTCCTTAATCGCACTCGTCGTGACGGTTGGCTCCCACCATCGGTGCAGTCGAGGGTGGATCACATCGTGACGTGGGTGAAGCGACTTCAGCGCTTCACCCCACTCAATATGGTCTTCACTGAACATGTTCAGTTCGACCTCCAAAGACTTAAACATCCAGAAACACGCCACGTCACTCCAGGCACCTCAGACACCTTCGGGATGGAGATGCGTAGTTACCTACGCATGGCACATAACTACACCTGTCAATACTGTCATGGTGCGAGCGGCGATAAACGTCTCACCTGGGATCATATCGTCCCTCGCTCGCGCCACGGCTCCGACAGCCTCGATAATGCCACGCTTGCATGTTACACATGCAACCAGTCTAAATCGAATTTATCGATAGAGGCTTGGATCGCGTCGCTCACGACTTCCAACGCACACCATACCGCGATCCGTCAGTATGCACCCAAGGTGCGTGCACAGCGTCGCACGCTACGCGATGCCGCCGCTGTCAACTCGTCCAACAACGCGTTGTTTAAATCGCTCTCGACGTTCGTTCCGATAGTGCGTACACCCTCCTGGGTGACACACATGAACCGAACGTCGTTACGTGCTCCTAAGGAGCACTGGGTTGATGCCGCCTGTGTCGACACGCCACCCTCTTGCCCTATCGACCCAACCCTTAAGCCCCTTAACGCCCATGCCGTCGGTCACGTGTCGAGACGCATGGTGCGCACCGACAGTTACGGCTTCCCCTCAACACGTCCGAAGGGTTCATCCACCCTTCGCGGTGTCCGTACCGGTGACATCGTCACTTACACCTTGATGTCAGGTCGTCGTCAAGGTGTCACGGACACGTCACGCGTGACTTCACTCGTACATACGACAAGGTCTCTACGCGTGACATACGGTGGGATGTCGATCGACATCCCGTCATCCTCTCCGATCACCGTCTGTTCAAGAACAGACGGTTACCGTTACACTCACTGATCACGATCGTTCCGAAGGAAGTCCCGCAGACATGTCTGCGATGACTCATGCCTTCGGGGTCGTGACCCATCCATGGATCCACTCCTATGACGGCGAATGAATTCGTAGAAGAAAAAAAGAAAATCTTTATCTGCGACCTATCTTCAATAATTGAAGTGTTCGAAAATGACCGCGAATTACTTCCTCCTGTTGAAGAAGTCATCCGTGAATTACTTACCATCCCTAGATCAACCTATGGTTCGGCAGCCCAGTTCGTTTTCGATATTTACGAACAAGAGATCGATCTTTACTTCGACGGAAATCTTGAGTTTAAAGTAAACCTTTTGATGTACGTCGAATCGATTGAAAGCGCTCTAGATGAAATACTTGAGGTCACTCAAGTTAATGTCTTTAATCTAAAACTTCTAGAATTTAAGAACGTTTGTTGCGTTTTATTTATCGAAGGACGAGACGATGCTATCTAGACTTATTTATATCGAAATACCAAAAACACTAGGGTTTAAAATACCCTACAACATCAAACCTGTCATCCAGGTACTTCCCATACGAACGTTCATAGAACGTTACGAAATACCGTCCTCAGCCATACCAGGATTTTATAACGAAGAAATTATTAATGACGTTATTGAATCGTTAAGTTCGCAAACAAGAGTTAACTTTGAAGAAGCCAACCTTTTTTATCAGAACGTCTCTGAAAATTTTTGGTATGAGGTCGATATGATTTACGACTATAGCGTCGAATACTTTAGATTCTTTAGATGGCAAAATCGCAACGGTCTTTTAATTACAGGTTAAAATTATGGACTATGACAGAAACTACTACGTCATCTTTGATTTAGGTGATGACCTTATAGAACTAAGGAAAGAGACCATAGAACTTTTCGAAGGTCAGTCAGACTCTATTTACGCCATGAATGCCTTAACGGCACTTATGGAGTTTATTATGAACTCCATGAATCGAAATTTCAATGACTTCATTAACTATTTAAGAAATCACCCCATCCCTCCTGTCTTTGCATCTGTCCTTATTGATCCTGTAAAATATCAACTCATATGTAGGATCCGAGATAACTTAGCGATTCTTTTATGGGTACGCTGTAAAGAATCGAATATTTTCGATTTAGATTTTGAAATGCTTTCGATCAATCGTGTGACAAGGCAAGACGTACATTTTGTCGTTTATACGGAGTAAGAAAAATGATTCCTTTTGAGATTGGAAAAACCTATAAGTTTGATACGTTGGCACCTATTGTTCTTGGTGCAACGCTTGATCGCGCACGCGTCTCTTCAATAATGGATTACCGATCGGCAATGATTATCGATAACGTCGAATCTAAACACCGTACGGTTTATCCTTACCTTCTAGCCAACGGCGTTCCAGATCGGCCTGAGAACTACACTTACGTTTTGTTCGAACTCTCCGGAAGTATACGCACTATACTTGCGTTAGAATGGATCAATCTCGATTCCATCGAACTTATTACGACGTCTTTATTGACGATCACGATACCGGATTTAGCCGATAGTGACCTTATCATCATTCGGCGCCTTCTGATGAAGGCAGGTTACATCAACCCCGTCTTAACTTTAAGTTAATTACACTATCCTTTAGACGCTCTAGCGTCTAAAGGATATTTTAAATGGATCCACCCCAATGAAAATCATTTCAAAATTCGTAGATTACTACGATTATCTTTCCACTATCTACGGGATTGAAAAAAAGTTTGTCTTTAATCGAAATATAAAACTTCCAGAATACATAACGCTACCCTCTCTTAACGAAGCACTCCTAAGAATACTTAAATACAAATCGATGCCTTTTAAAATTAACATCCTTGCAGTTTGCGGCAAGGCTTTTTTGTTGCAACAAAGCCGCACGTATGCAGGTCAAGACACTACATTAATTACTTCAGAACTCGACAGTCCAGTATTATGGAAAAAGCTCTTTAGGGTAAGAAACAAAAGGTACGCTAGTCTCTCAGTCTATGCAACACTCGTCTACGACGATATTTTTAACTTACCTTTAAAAGATATCTTAGATTTGAGTAAGCAAGTTGGGTCACCAATCTTTATTATTGAAGATGTATCCGTCGGAGATAATAGGACGGTCACTTTAAAGATTAATCCAACTATACCTAAGCTTAGTGAGTTTAAGTTATCCCGCCTTTATCCTGAAGAACAACTCTATCAGGACGTTGAGTACTTTATATCAAATCTACTTAAAGACTCACCCGACTTAAATCCGCCAATCGAGATTGACAATAACGATCGAATCGTCAAACACGGCTTCGATATCAAAGCATCGTTTAGGCATAGGTAAGGCATAGATCTCGGTACGGACATGTCCGTACCGAGATCTATTTTTTTTTTATTGGTTAAAGAGATCGTCAACAATTTTCTTTTGGGCGTCGTCCATCGACTCAGGCATAAACCAATCGCTTGGTTTAAAAGGAAGATGAGATATAGCAACCTTAACTGACGTGTCTTTAATATCCGGGAAACGCTCTTTAATTTCTTCTAACATCTTGTCAAATTCAACTTCGATTTTACACCAAGGCTTAGACGCATTTTGCCCATCCTTAAAAACGTCGACTTCGTATTTAACCATAGGCAAGATAATATCGTCATAACCATCCACTTTAATCGTTACGTTCTTCGAATTAAAAATGTAACGGGTTTTTCGAACAACGTTAAGCGCAAGACTTTTCATTACTTCAAACAGTTCTTTACTGACGGTCACGTCATGTTCTTCATATTGAGGGACCGCGCTATCTTGAGAGGTGCTGAGTTTTACCGTCATCTTTCGACGATAACTATCGATCGATGTATTTTGGTCACTATCCCAAGACTCACGTAGACGTAGCTTGCCTTTACTATTTTGAACCAGGCTATACTGATTATGACATTCGCTATAAACGGCCTCTAAAAGGCCTTTAGGCTCGTTAATTTTAGCGAAAATAACAACCTCAGTTTCTAATTGACTAGACATACCAAATCCCCTATTTCATTGACCCGATGGTCGATTTTAAAAAACGCGTCATGCGTTCACCATCATTCATGAAGTTAATTTTTCCCCATTTTTCTTTTAGGAAATCCTGATACATTTGTTCTGCATCAGAATATGACTCGACGGTAGTTTTAAAACTACCGAGTTCACGACCGCCTTCTAGAAAAGCCATGTCGATCGTAATCGTCATGTTATTGTAGATGTAGCTTTTTACAGCTAACTCACATAGTTTGGAGAAGGCAAGGTAGGTTCTAACCTGTAAATTTGACAGCTCTCTATCGGATTCGACGATACAACGTAAAAAAGCACTTTGGATAAAAAATCCACGATCGATCACGTGGATCGTGTTTTCACCAATAAGCCTTAATTGCGCAGTCCCTGTAACGGGCGCTGATGAGAACGAATCAAAAACTGCATTTGCTGCTCCAAGCACATCGTTTTTGGAGCAGGCTTGTCCGCCTAAATAGGACGAAGACCCCCCATAAGCACCCATCGTATTTGAGTTAAAATACGAAATGGAGAGTGCGGACAAAATCGTCCTATTCTGAGTAAGTTCCTTAGGGATACGAAGAACATACGTGTAATTATCAACCTGTTGAATTTCAGCGCCGTAAAGAGGTATGTACATTTCGATACCCCCTACGATGTTGGTATCGACGACAACACGAGGACGAATCACCTTATTGAGTATTGATTCGTCGATCGACATGTCGCGATCTCTCCACGACTGCGTTCTTGATTTAAACGTTTCGTTTAAAACGTGTGGAGGAATACGAAATTTTATTTCGTCAAGCGCTTTTTGTAATGCGTTCATAACGGTTCCCTTTAAAAGTCATAGGATGTTTTATGAAAAGATATAGTACGGACGATTTATGTATCAATTTTTTAAATGAACCGAGAAACCGAGAACGTATTTCTCATTTTGTTCATAAATTTTACGAAGTCTACGAAACTAAACAAAAGGACAATGGGTTTTTGCCTGTACTTATTCCGAACGTTACGTCAGATCAATACGGTAATTTTAATATTGATCTAGCGATGTTAACAGCACATCAAGACAGTGTGAGTGTCGAAAATCATCTAATCTTTGAGCTTAACGAACTCGCCAAACATTTTCTACATTGAGGGATTTTTATGATTGAGATTGAAACTATTCAGGATGAGAAACTTAAGAATTTTCTTAAAGTACAAAACACCTACGTTTTAAAAAATACAAAGGTTGTTACCCCGGATACGCTAGGTCACGAATACCTTTATCACATTTCGTATAAAAAGCGTCAAGCATTCATACCTAACGTCAGTAAACGTGCTCGTGAAGATGAGGACAACTCTTTCCTTCGCGTCCATGTCAGTACTAACTTTTTAAAATGTTGCCTCGGACATGGTGCCGTTTTAGGTGATGTGGTGTTACCGAATAGAAGCTACGTCAAAGGGACCTCGCTTTACTTCTACGCCTTTGACTTCGAGTACGCTATATCACCAGACAATACCGTGACACCAGACTCGTCTCGAACAGAAGAACACTGGTTATTTGCCTACGACCAGTCATCACCGCTAATAAAATCGTCATTCGTATGCGAGTTCATCCCTATTAACGGGTCGGTGGTTCCAGGGACGTCAAAGACGTTTAAATACACCGTGACATTCCGCATGGCTGTTCCTCAAGGTAGACAGATCAAACTTACGGATGATGTCGTTATAACTGAGGGTGTGTGGGAGTTTGATATAACAAGCGGGTCGGACTTTATTAAGGACGCGGCGCTTAACAACGTCAAAAAGTCAAAGGATATTTCGGTGGTTTTCGAATCGAGTGAGCCAGCCCCCCGATACTTGAGCTGGTAACGCATTTTTTTATAAACCCATATTACATACTCGAACTAATGACTGTCATTAATTCACCCATGTATTACGGGTATTGTAATATCTATATGGAGTCATTTATGAATGATGTACATTACATCGAAAAAACACTCACCCCCATAGTTATAGGGGGGTTGTACCCAATAGGTTTTCGGTCTATGCCAAAAACAGGCATCCTCAATGAGGATAAAAAAACGTACGTGATAGTCGCCATCGATGACAATTATCGGTTTGCCTTAAAAGTGACATCCTCTAAAAGGGTAAGCACCAAGAAGGAATTAAAGTACGCCTATGTACAAGAACTCAGTGAGAAAAAACGACGGAAGGAGATCGTAACCCACGTATGGAGTATCCTTTTAGGCTGTCTCACGCCGATTAATGGTCGGCGTCCTGATGTTAACATAGTCTATAAGGGGCAGGTATTTGAGTCGTTCGACCACTACGTACGTGCCCGTGGTATAGGTCGCGGTACAGCAAAAAAATGGCTCAACGACACAGCCGTGTCTGTGAAACGCCCACCAAAACAATCGGAGAAAAAAAATGCTGACATTAGCATTTAAAACGGCTGACGATGTCACCGTATACACCCGCGGTTGCGCCGCGTCGCTCGCCATGGCCCACTTTATGGCTCAGCGCCGTAATGTTGGCCTTATTTCGATTCTTGACCCCACTGACGAGGGAACTGTACCACGTCTCAAAACGATATACGCTTTTGCGTCTAAATACGGCATGGCGGTTCATATCCGGTTAGTTGCGGACCCTAGTCCATCAAGCGAGAAGGCTCTCAGAATCCTTATGGAGGAACAAGGTGAGGTGGTTCTTGCCACGAACCTTCAGGATATGACGAGGACCTGGGTGAGGTCGGTATCTATCGGAGTGCCCGCACTCCCACGACTCAGGAAGTTTAACATCTCGCAACCGTGGGTGTTAAACTCGCAGGAAGATATTCTGTCTTATTGCCAGGAAAACGATATCGATTTTGTCGCCGAGGATGTCAGCGAAAGCGACCGGCTGGCTGACAACGCAATCGATACATTAACATTGGTGAACCCCGGGTTTGAGCAGAGTATCCGCTCAAAACTACTCAACAAATCAAAAAATAGGTGATCTATGGACGTGAGCTCCCTGCTTTCACGCTTGTAAAACGAAGCTCTGTTCTTAGGGTTTTTTCTGGCTGTTGTAGTTGCAGCCGTTGCAGCCGCAATAGCGCTTAAAGTAACAGCGTCAAAAGACAAGTAAATACTGGAGTGGTAGGCGACATATGTCGCCTACCACTCCATTTTATGATACATCTCATGGTTTTTTATGTACCCTATTTACATTGAACTGGCCGACCATAAGGGGCTGCTCGAACTCGTTATCGATCGCCATTCGGTGATCAACATACCGGCTAAAATAAGAATACGTTCAAAACACAAAGAGCAGGATTATAGGACTTGGCTTGAGGCCGAGTTGAGCTACGATTCGAGTAACGTCTTTTGTTACCTTGGTGAAATACATAGAAAAGCCACGAAATACAACGGACTTGTATTGATCTCAGACAAAGGAAATGTATATAAGTATTTTCAGTTGAAAGTCATTAAATCAGTCCTTGAAGAAAACGCGAAATTGTTATCGGATGTTTATCTATGAATATTTCGGTAGGGCTAATTGTTAAAGACGGCCATAGATATTTAACAGAATGGCTTAGTTGGTACATGTGCGCTGGATTCACAAAATTTTACATTGCAGCACACAATGCTACCGAAGAAACGCTCCAGTGGTTAAATTTAGCCTCAAAAAACAATCTTGTTTTTTTTTATAGAACAGGATACCGTAGAAGGGATGTGGACGCAACATACCGCATATAAGCGGATCTTAAATCATGCTTCAGATGACGAGGTTGACTTGGTTCTTTTTGTCGACATTGACGAGTTTTTGATTGATAGTAATCAGATGAATTTTTGTGAATACGATCTTCTAAACGATATCGCCAATAAACAAAACGTAGGTCAGATATCACTCTATTCACGCGTGTTCGGTACCTCAAATCACGAGGCTTATGACCCGGAACCTGTAACGTTGCGGTTTAATAGATACGGCCATTACATGGGTCATACGCGCCAGCACATTAAATCGTGCGTTCTTATAAACGCAGTGGATTTTGGTTATAAGATAAATAAATATACCGAATTTGTGCATTTTTTCCCTCTCAAGGAAGGTTTTATTACAGTCGACCAAAACGGAAAACCTAATGTATTATCCGAGTTTAACATAGATAACTTTGACGGTCTTGTATTAAACCACTATAAGACCAAGTCAGTCGAAGAGTGTTTAGGTAAATTTAGAGCCGGTCATTTATTCCGACCTTCGTTAACTGAAGACGAGTATCTTAGAATAAACAATATGTCAACATACTCGTTTAACCTGTCTAAAACGCGTAGAGATAAACTACTAAACAAAATTCAAGAACTCAATAAAATAATAGGTGCGTAAATGCACATTATCGTTTTAAAACACATGGGCGTGGAAATAAATCTTACAGTAGGCTGTGAATCGTCATCACACGTTTTTTACCAGGCTCCGCATGATAAATCCCCATCTCTTTAAACAGATGAAGGGGTACGATATACCCAGTAAATATTAGATATATATTACATTATTGAGATAGATTATCTCTAACCTTCGTCATATATTTTGACGTACAACTGGGAGAAACTAAATGTCTAAATTAGACATCGGCATGAGTCAAGATCTTTTCGACTATTTATCGAAAACAGTAGGCCCCATCACTCGTGGGTTTTTAATCCCTATAGGGTTTAGACCGATTTTAGAACCATTGAAAAACGACGATAAGGTAAAATTTATCGTTGTTGAATTCATGAAAGATTTTAAATATGATTTAAAGATCTGTGACGACACCGTTATAGAACATACGTCCGGTAGAAATACCGTGATAACGTACGTACTTCAAATCGAAGATCGTATTAACGAGGTGGCAAATTATGTCTTTAATAATTTGTACTCCGTTTTAAACCCCCTTAAAAATAATTACGATAGGATCGCCTTTAGTTATAGGGGTATACGATATAATAACGTTGAACATTTTTCAAGGGTCAAAGGAATGACGTATCGGTTCGCCAGAAGATGGCTAATTGAAAATAACGTCATCAAAAACGTACCTAGAAAATACGTAAAAAAACCGTTTAAGTTTAACGGTATCGTATTTAAATCTATACGTGAGTGCGCTAGACATTTTAAAGTATCTGAAAGTACGTTCCGGTACAAGTTAAAAACAAACAAACTTACGATCACCATATTGGAGTAAAGAAAATGTTAAATTTAGCATATAAATTAGATGACGAAGTCATCTGTCTCGTTGACGGCAACGCGTCGTCATTAGCCATGGCGGATTTTTTATCACGGCGGCGTAAAGTTAAGCTTCTCGCGCTTATCAATCCTTCGCATAGATCGAGCGAAGATAGGTTAAAAATTTTGCTTACGTTTGCTGAAAAACTGCAAATGGGTATAAGCGTATCGTATTACGACACGCAAGAAGAGTATGAAAAAATCATTTCTTCTCAAAACCAGCCGGTTTGTTTACCTATGGATTTAAACCAGGTCATCGGCTTTTATATCGGGAAGTTGGTCAAGGGATTAGCTTCATTCCCTCCGTTCAAAACCGAGCGATATATCATGCCTTGGGTATTGAATGAGCGTGAAGAGTCCGAAGACTACTGTCATGACAATGACATTGTATACGGATTATTTTACGATCGGCCTGATGACGATCTTCTTGAAAACGTCGTCAGTAGTCTTTGTGACTACGAACCTAAATTCATGAAAATCATGAAAGGACGTATTTTAAACCGCGTGAAGCGCGTCCAAAAAAGGTGATCTATGTTAACCATTCTAGATTTTATTAGTCGAAACGTGGCGTTAGCCATCTCGGTCAGCACCTTAATCGTTATTCTTATAACCTGGATTAGTTTTCAGCTATTGGATAAACCTCAAAAAAAGGACTAAAGTAAACGTACGTATCCCAGGTAGCACATGCTACCTGGGATATTGTGGTAATCTTTTTTTTTTTCTTGAGGTTTATTATGCCGTACCCCATTCATATTGAAACGTGTGAAACTAAGGCTTTACTTGAGCTCTATATCGACCGACATTCCTTATTAAAAATACCAACAAAAATACGTTTAAAATCTAAACGTAAAGAACAAGATTATCGAAGTTATTTCGAAAACGAAATACGTGACGACTCAAGTCCTATTTTTTTATACTTAGGGGAGGTTCATCGCAAAGCAACAAAATACCAAGGACTCTTTATTTATACGTATCGAGAAAACCCTTTCAAACATTTTCAAGCTAAAGTGATTAAAGATGTTCTAGAACGACATTGTAAATTATTATCTGAAGTCTATCTATAACACTTTTTTATTTTACACAGTTTAGACATGCTATGTCTAAACACTTTATGAGATCAACTATGACCATTCTTAACGATAAAGAAATCAGCGCGCTAAGTCAGCACGGTATGATCACACCCTTTTGCGAAACGTCTATCAGAACGCATTTAGATAAACGTGTGATAAGTTACGGTCTCTCCAGTTTTGGTTACGACGTTCGCTTATCAGACCAATTTAAAATCTTCAATAACGTCAACGCAGGCATTATCGACCCTCTTGATTTCGACATTAAAAATGTCGTCGATCACCAGGGACACTATTGCGTTATTCCGCCAAACAGTTATATTCTAGGACATACTGTTGAGACATTTGATATACCGCGAGATATCATGGTACTCTGCGTAGGTAAGTCAACTTACGCGCGGTGCGGAATTATTGTTAACGTGACTCCGATCGAACCGGGTTTTAAAGGCCAGGTTGTTATCGAAGTATCCAATGCGACAACACTCCCTGTCAAGGTTTATGCCAACATGGGTATATCACAATTCCTTTTCTTTAAAGGAAGTGAGTGTGACGTAAGTTATGCAGATCGCCAAGGTAAATATCAGAACCAAACAGGCATCACTTTAGCGAGGTAAAGTGATTAAACTGGACCAAGTAACGTAACTAAAATAACTACTGTGCTTTACGGCACAGTAGTTATTTTTTTATTAGAATTTTTCAATGTATTTAGGAAGTCGAGTTGTTAATACGTCGCGAACATGATGACGATTAATGTCACACGGACTTCGCTGTCCGTACATTGCTTCCTTACTCTTACTGCACGTAATTTCTGTTTCACCAAACCATACTTTAGGATCACATCCTTTCTTAAGCGAACAGAGTCTTCTGTCCTTCGTGACGCCACCTAAACCACCGTTATAAGCCGCGTCCGCAAACGCCATACGTTCAAAATCATCTTCGATCATATACAGTTGTTTGTAATTTTGCTTATAGAGCAAAATGATAGCGCGCATCTGTAGATCGGGACGGCTGTAGATATTATTCCATGAAAGTTCTTTAAGCTCGGTTCGGTAAGCCTTAGCTAAATCGCTTAGCGTATCGAAGCGAGGACTTCCATCTTTCTTCCACGTTCGCGTAATCTGACCTAAACCAGCACCTTCTTCACGCTGTGTTTTAAGGCGCGACGTCGGTTCCCAGCAGCGCTTGTGGCTAAGTGACAAACAGCTTTCATGTTCAATGAGCGAACCAAAATACTGATAGGTCTCAAACTCAGGAAAAAGTCGTTGACTCTCGCTCTTTAAGGTAGGTAAGTGAACAAAGGCTTTAGGTGGAATGTATGTGTTTACGTCAAGACCTTTAGCAAATGCTCCGGTAGTACACGACTCCTGGATTAAAAATAAAAAAGCAGGTAACAAAAGAGAAAAACGTTTCATATCAACCCCGAGAAAAATGAGTAATCATACTATCCTGTATAAATAAAAGACTTGAAATCACCTCAAGGATTTATCTCAGTATTTAAGGAACCATTCTTACGAATTCTTTTATTTTTTTTTTACCATGTGGCGTATTTAGGTTGTTTTATGTGATCTTTTTTACCGACTGGCGCATTGACATGATCGTACTTAATCACGCCGTTTTTTGGAAAAAGCATAACGTGCGGTACGTTAGCCGCATATTTTGTTTTGTCACCATCGAAGTCAGGTCGCTTAACACTTTCTCTAAAATAATCAAACGACTTACCTCGATACAGCGCAATCTGCTTTTTAAGACCGCTTAGTGTAACCCCTATTTCGCCCTCTTTTTCTTTATAGGCATCCCTTAGTTTATGAAATTCGATAATCTCCTGATCGCTCACTCGAGTATCCGGACGCCAAGGAAAATCATCCCTTATTTTTACGACCCCAGGACTTTCTACAACATCGTATTTGATGTCGCCAAGTGTTTTAACATTAACGACGTACTCATATATACCTTCACCCATTTGATAAAAAGGATGTTCATTTTTGAAAAGTCCTGCTATTTTTTTAAGCGGTAACGGGTCAAAAAAGAAGGATATATGTGTACCGTAATCTTTTCTGTGCGCGTTTACAGGGTCTTTACCTTGAGCCTTTAAGGTTCGAAGATCCTTAAAGAATTCGCGACTGTAATGATAAATATACATGGGATAATCACTCAATGATGGTTGTTGTTATGTTTTCAGATCCAAGAAGACTTATCATGTTCTTTGTGCCGCTAGAAACTCCATCGTAAAAAATAAGCGCTTCAGACGTAATTAAAGACATAAGTCGATTACGGACCATTCCGGCAGATTTACCGAAAACATCCCACTCCGCAGGACATTCTATCAAATATAGTCCGAGTTCTTTAGCAACGTCAATACCCCAGCGATCAGGTCCCTTTGCCATTCCTGAGACAATCGAAACATGACCGTATTCAGATACTTCGGTAATCCGATCAATGATAATTTTTTTGTTGTCAGATGAGAGGTTCGTGATCGTTCTTGAACCTGCGATAAGAATACTGTTGTAAAAACGCTCTGGCGATATAATGGCCATCCATGAATTAGGCCATCGAACGTTTTGAGGTACACCACCGGCATCAATAATAGATTGAATAACACGGTCTTCGTCCATACCCGCGTGACCGCAACCCAAATGAGAACCGATAAATCGTTCACTTGGATTTAGGCTAGCGTATATATTAAAAAGACGTAACGAATCCGTTAATGCTTGATATGAAACGTGTTCGTTTTTGTACGGACTTACCTTAGTCGGTATAGCGTAAGACATACCGCTACGACCTTCTGAGACGCCTTGTAAGGCGCCCTTATGTTTTTTTGCATGTAAGGCATGTCCTTTACCGTGAATGCCCATGAGGTTACTACCAAAAATTTCAACGTATCGACTATATAAAACTTCCATTTAAATAGCGTCAAGGTAAGAAGGTGGCCAACCTACCTTATAGTCGTAATTCTCAGGATCCGTGCTCACGGCAATATTTTTCCGATGTTCTTCGCATACGGCATGGAAATGTGAATCATGTAACAACGTTGAACTAAAGATCGACTGGGCTAAAAGAGGTGTCATCTCAACATATTGCGCATCCGAATAAACACTTCCACGATCAAGTGTTTTCCACATAATGCCTGCCGGGAGATTCTGTCCAAGTATAATCAAACCAAGCTGTTGAATACGACTTTCTACGTCAGTATGAAACCAATAGTTATCAGCAAAAACACCCGCGTTTTTTCTAAAGTCACGCTCTTTTTTAGTTTCTTCCCAAATAGCCTGACGTAACTGAGTCATCGTCGTTTCTACATCAGGTTGGTTCCCTAAAGAAATCCATGAAATATAGTCGAGGTAATCGGGGTCGGAATCATTTTCATTAGGTATAATGATCTTACCCGTATCTCGCAGTGTTACCGTATTTAAATCCGGATTAAAGATATAGTTAACCATGCTTAAATAGACCTCTTATTAACTTCTATATATGTAACACCAACGTCTAAACCTACTGCGGTTGCAGTACTGTTATTTGTACGCCAAGACGAAAATGTAAGTCCGACACCCTGTCCAGGAATCGATCCTGAAGGAATATACCCTTCTGCAACATTACCAGTTCCAATACGTTTAACATAGTAATGAACGCCTCCTTCAACGGGATCCGAATTAAAACACACCTTATAGAGATTCTGACTAAGCGCGTTTGCAGGAAAACCAATGCCGAGATCAATAACTGAATTTGGTGCCGTACCATTCCCACTAACGATCACTAAATTCGCGCTAGTCGATAAAGATGCGACGCCGATGACATTAAGTAAAGTACTCGGCTCTACATTAGTGGGTGCCGCCGTCGTTGTTGTCAGGCCAATAAATGCGCGCGCTCCAGCAACATTGGATGTATCTGAAAACATAAATTCAGTACTTAAAAAAAACCCACCTTTACCCAGTACACCTACTGATAAAAATAATGTCGATATACGCAATCCAGACAATGATCCGGCAGCCGCACTACTCACAATACCTAGTCTAGGGTATGAGAGATGACTCGAACTAAAATTAATTGTTCTCGCAGTACGCGTTCCGATAATTGTCGGGTTAGGTAAACCTAAAACATGAGGCGACGCACTATTATTGACGATCGGTTTGATCCAAAAAACATGCCTATCGTCAAACGACGCCTGTATCTTAAAAGATGACCGGCCTTCAGGACTTATAAAAACTGACCGACTTCCTACAAAATCGTTATTTTGCAAAAAGACCGTACTGGCGTCCGTAGGTGAAGCTTCGATAACAGGTTTTAAAATAAGCCGGTCATTGAAAAAATGAACGTCGGTAGATCCGGAACTTTGTGTAGGCGTACTTAAAGAGCTAAGCGCGTCTTTATCAGTAATGACGATCCTTAATTCTCCAGGAACACTACTAGGAATCAAATACAAACTAGAAGGTTCAAGCGTTGCAGGCAACGCATTAACCTTAAAAACCTTCAAAAAATTAGCCACGGTGAAACCCTTTAAGTTGAAATCAAATCATTAACGAAAGCTGTAAAGAACTACTTACAGTAGTTCTTTACAGTGGATTTTACTTAGTTGACGCAAGTATGAGTAGAGCAATGGAAATCGTCGCAATGGACAAGGCTACTGCGATTAAACCTGCTCCGACCGGACTGCCGGTAGCAACCTGGATCAGTTTTTGGAAATCGGCTTCGGGATAATCAAAAAGTGCCTTCCGCGACAGATGTAAAAGTGCAACATAAATAACAACCTTTAGGGTTATCAAAAACATCGCAATCGTACCCGAACCAAAAGGAAGGTTCTGCAACATCCCTGTATCTGGATCGGTCAAAAGTAAGGCCATAGTTACGAGTAAAGATCCTAAAATCATATACGTGTAACGGAACCTTATCTTAGACATCTTAAAAGATGCCAAAAAATCTTTCATAGTTTTACCACTCCTCAATTTCAAGATATGGGCGAACAGGACTGCCGTCAAGAGAAAGGACGCCGTTATCTACAGTAAGACGGTCGATACTTGCTTTATTGGCATGAGTATGACTGTCAGTCACGGCTTGGTCGATTGCGCCAACGGATGACGTAGGTTTATCTTGGATATTAGCCCAGTTAAGAGCGACATCCATGGATTCGGCTTCAGAGATTTTTGTCCAGGATGTATCGCTCTTACGATAAACGTAAGTTGCGGCACCTGAGACTACGCTCGTATCGCCTGTCGCGTCGATGACAAGAACAACGCCATTTTCATCAAGAACCAAAGCATTTCGTGCCGCAATGTCATCGACCACTAACGTCGTACTTAAACCCGCGACTCCGGCAGTGATGAGTGCCTCGATATCGGTTTTATTCAGAACGTGTCGTGTTGCAGTACCGGTGTTGTCTGAAACATGGATATCCAAGATAGCCGGAACACTACTAGGAATCAAATACAAACTAGAGGGTTCAAGCGTCGCAGGCAACGCACTAACCTTAAAAACCTTCAAAAAACTAGCCATGGTGAAAATCTCCATAATTATGAACTATTAAATAATAGTTCATAAGATATTTTAAAAATCGTACTTAGATGTACCTACATAGGCATTTTTATCAGGGAGTTTTCTAAAGTTAGGTTGTTCGGGTAAGTTAATGTCATCCGGAATCGCCTTACCTCGAGGAAACTCTAGAGCCATGTACATTAAATCCTCGTCAATCGCCTTAGTGTTGCGATGTTTACCTCTTTGAATTGTAAGATAGCTCTTACGGTTTCTTTTCTCAATATGGATAAAGAGTTCGAGATCAACTTCGTTATCAACCGTCGAACACCGGTCGTAATATCCCTTACCCGGTAATAATTTAACAAAGTCATCGCGACCATCTCGCATCAACTGTTTTGCAGAAGGTGATAGTTGATGCGGGGTAATTAAAGCTATTTTTTTAGGAGAGCAATAGTTTCGGAGTCTTCGATAAAGATCTCGAATATCAGAACCTGTCGGACCAGTCTGTAGACACCCTGTTGTTGGCATTTGAGCAAGGTAATCGAGCATAAGTAAATGAACCTCGTAACCCTCTGCTTCAAGACGTATCAAGAAGTTAATGAGTTTACGATAATCCCATAATGTCGGATCGACGCGTAGCATCCGGACATAATAGCCGTTGACCTGTAGCGCCTCGGTAATGTAGGCCGACATTTCTTCGCTAGACATTTCTGGGCGTTTAATCCCTGCCCAACGAACGTCTTCGTCCATGAGCGAGTCTGTCAAAAACTTAAAGTTCTCATCAAGTTCATCTTCAAATGAGATTCTTAATAGGAGGGGTTTTTTAGTCACATCGATCATGTGCGGTTTATTAAACATAGCGATATGTTTAAACAGACTTAAAGTCACTCCAGTTTTGAAATTATGAGGAAGTGCGCCGATGACAACTTCCTGACCACGTCTAAAACCACCTTGCAACATTTCGTTGAGATCTTGCCATCCGGTCTGCATGATTCCTTCGTCGTTACCGAGTTTAACGACATTTTTAAAAATACTGGAGACTTGCTCAGGACTATTAAGACTGACGTCAGCAAGGATCGCCGGGTCATTATGTTTACTATCTTGCTGATAAGGTTCGAGTGATGTTAAAAGATCCGTCACGTACGTTCCGATATCCTTAATCGAATCACGTTTGAATTTAAAAGCGTACGAAGCTTTTTCAACGATCTCTTTAACCTGTTCTTCTCGATAGTGTGTGATAAGCGACTGACGAAGGTTAGTTACGAGACGTTTTAAACCACTGTCCGTATATTCTTTCTCAATTCCTTGAGCCATGGCCTCGTAAAACTTCTCGTCCTCACCAACGATGATCTTAAGCCGTTGTAACATGCTATCAGGTTCGATGTCTGAACCTTGAGGTCTTCGACTTAACTCAAGAACGTATTCCTTTAAAGAAGAGAGCGTATTTAATTCATTATTTTGGAGTCCTGTTGGATTAGGAGGTAATTCAATTTTACTTATCACTGAGAGCACCATAGCCTCGCTACCGTCCGTATCCGCCCCCATTTGTGTTTCGCGGTAAAGAAGCGTGATGCATTTAGCAAACAAAACTCTTAAATTCATATCAGACCTTTTGCCTATTGTATTTTTTTAGTCTAGTGAGTGGATTTCAAAAGATTACGACACGAAGTACTAAAAAAATACGGAACTATATTACCTATATGACTAATGCTTTCGTTAGTTATTAAAAGTTTGAGGTGATGTATGGATCTGACTAAATTAGTCCTTGAAGATTTTCAAATCTGTAGTGATTTTTCACTACTGTCGTTTGAAACGAGAGAATGCGACCTGACAAGAGTTGTTCTGGTTGACCTCGTTTATAGGGACGAAGCCTGTTTTGAGCATCGTCTGACTACGACGCTTGACAGCGTTATTAGCGACGAAGTTAAATCACGCCTGAAAATAAAGGACGATTATACTATCGTCAAAATTTTGATGAGTAGACTTGAAACCGACCAAGTTATTCGTCTCTCTCCCGAAGAGTCTGTCGTCATGCTCAGAAACATAGACGTCGACGAAGCCGAGGAAGGTATGGGCGAAAGAAGTTTACTAGGTGAAGAAGAAGAAAAATTGGTCGTGAAAGGAAGTTTATATTTTCCTGGTACTAAGACTGGGTATATAAACTTCCTGAAGCTCGCCTTCTTCAATGACGGCTGGCGCTTGAGTAAGGACTGAATTCTTTTTCAAATAGAGGTGTTTTATATGAATATAGAAAAAATATTCACCGTGTTGCTGTCGCCTGTAGAACTTATTGAAGCGTGCCTTGCAGAAGGTGACACAGGTATGGCGACAGTTAACGAATATATCGATACGTTTATCGACGAAGAATCGAGATCGATCGTTAGATTTTCCATTGAGAACTTTTTTGAGGTTGTCGAAAACCCAGTCGCTATTGCTAAGGCATATTGGCTGATAAAAAGCGTACTCGCACACGCTTTAAACGCATCAAAGTTTGAAGTGATCTACGAAGATATTCTTCTCTTACAATGGTATAAGAAAGAGTATTATGAAGTACGAAGCCATATCAAATTTGGCCTGTACTACGACAGTCACATCGACACTGTCCCGGTAATCGACATTAGCGTCGGTGATGCACTTCTCATACATCGAACGATGAATCTAAGGTTCGAAACCTTTGCGTTATGTCATAGATCTAAAAGGATGACGTATCTTCATCTGAAGGGTTTTTCTGAAGCTGAAGTTAAAAAACTGGCTAAAGAAAATTTAAGCCATATCTACTTTTAAATATCGAGGGTTTTAAAATGAACAACGAAATCAGTAGTTACGAAAGACTGAAAAAGGCTATCGAAGATAACCAAAACGACGTTGACTATACTTGCCCTGCTGGAAGTTTTAGTAGCGGTATTCCGACAACGTTTTATCTCGTTTATGAAACCGAAGAAGGCTCATACGTCAGCGATTTCGATAATTTCAAATTATGGCTGAATCTTCACGAAGAGATTTTTAATCTTCTTGCAAAATTCCCAAAGGTCAGATATAGCATCGATCAAAAACTTTTAAAGGAAAAGTTTGATCGTAGGTTAAAGATTTTCCATGAAAATGAGGCGTCGGTTAAAGACTTTATTGACCGTCTCGTATCTCGCCTAAATAATGATTCGTCGTACACCAGAGCCTTTTTACGGCTTGATACAACTCTAAAAATGACGATCATAAACGTCGATCCAAAGCATCCAAATAAAGTTTATTTGGATGTTGACGTTTTTTCATGGGCAACGATCGCCGACATTTTTGATGTCGTCGTTCCAGAACTTTTGAAAAAGTGAATATAGTACGCCAACGACTTAGGTCGTTGGCGTACTATTTTTTTTTTATAAAAAGACCTTAAATAGGATGATCATACGTTCAGGATTTAACGATGGCTATTTTTACATACCCGGACAGTCACTATACTCGCAACATCAATCCTATCGGCGACTATGTCGATCAAATGTCAGTTCACGTCAGTCGATCAAAAAGGATATCGTTATATGAAGCTAGGGCGAAGATTACCGAGCTCATTAAGACGAAAGGATTTAAACATATTCGCAACCCTAAAGTGACGTTTAAAGAACGTCAGCCGAATGGAGATATGGAATTACGCGAGACTTCGTTATCGAATCATATCGATTCGCACATTAAAAGTCATCGCATTATTGCGCCTACAATGACGACCTACGTCACGAAAGAAGTTGCCGGTGAAGCACTTCTTGTAACGTATACCAAGGCTAATATTAAGAAAAGAAGCGCTGCTAAAAAACTCGCTTTTAAACTTGAAGCCGAAGCAAAACTTCAAACATCACTCGGTAATCACGTCGAAGCTACGCTTAAGCGCATTGAAGGGTTATTTAAGGCGATCGAACAGGCCGCGTTCAAAGTTAAGAATAATGCCGTTTCCGGTATGTTTGCTAAACGCTCGTCTCCTCTTTTTAATCGTTCAGCACACAGCACGCTGACTTCAAACTGCCGCGTTTTTGCAAGTATCGCAAACGCAAACAACGAAAAAATTATTGCGGGTAATCGACATTATTGGTCGCATCAAATAGCGATCAACAATATCATTTCAACGATTCAGAACTTGAATACTCAAGAGATCGACGAAACGATTAAACGTTACGGCCTCATTTATCCAACGGTAGAAGATACGCTTAAATGTATCAAATATTCAACGTCGCTTTACTGGAACGATCCTAAGCGTTTTAAAAAGATCGTCGATGTCGTTAGCTACCTTAGTCCTACAGAACGCGCAGCATTTGTTTACATAGGCGATCTTTATCATCTTCGTACACTAAATAGCGACGCTATGTTTAACTTCTTCCTAAAACTGAGTCGACGGGTGACGGGTGAGCTTGAAGATCCTTTAAGTCAAGTTCATAACGTTGACGAGGATATTTTAAACCTCACGCATCAAATATGTTCCAACCTCGTTGAAGACATGGGAAAGAATTATGAAAAAATGCATGAGAAAGGTATTTTAACAACGATCGTTCTGACAGCTCAAAATATTGAACAGACGCTAAAGGAATATGAACCGTTCATTAAGACATTCTTTGTGACAAAGAATATCCCTTCATCCGTTGCTCATATCCCAGACTCTCTACGTCGCTCAGTCATTAGTTCGGATACAGATAGTACGATTTTCGGTGTCGAGGGTTGGGTGACGTGGTTCTTTAAAAATCGACCTTTTGATTTTTCTGAGTCTGAAGCTGTTGCAGGCGCCGCGATCTTCATGGCTTCACAGTCTATTACGCATGCATTAACCATTCTTTCAAAAAACCTTGGGTTTTCTGAAGACAATCTTCACGTTATGGCGATGAAGTCTGAGTTTTATTGGCCAGTTTTCATTAACGCCAATGTAGCTAAGCACTATCTTGCGATGCGAAAGATTCGTGAAGGTAATGTGTACAGCGAAATGGATCTCGAGGTTAAAGGCGTCAATCTGGTTTCAAGTACGCTTCCCAAGGAACTTAATCGACGCGCTCGTGGAATCATGAAACAAATCACAGATACGGTCTATATCAACGATGTCTTATCAATACGTTCGATTTATGACGAAGTGGTTGAGATCGAAAACCTTGTTCGATCTGAACTTAGGCGCGGGTCAATCGAATATTACCGGATCGATAAGGTCAAGGAAGAAAATTCGTATAAACTTGATCGAACTAAGTCACCTTTTCAGAGACATGTTTTTTGGGAAGATGTTTTTTCACCCACCTACGGTTCTTTCGGAAAACCACCCTATTCTGTTATCCGCGTGCCAACGACGTTAACGTCGAGACAGAAAATTAAAGTTTGGCTAGGAAACCATAAAGACCAGGCGTTCGCATTAAGATTTTCAAAGTGGATGCTTGATTTCAAAAAGGAAGAACTCCCTACGATTTATATCCCAATGGAGTTTTCAAACGCATACGGTGTTCCTATTGAACTTCATGACATTATCGACACCGAACGCATCATTCACGATTTATGTAGAATCTTTTACATGCTTCTTGAAATGATCGGCTATCAGAAAAAGGAAAACCGTACTTTAACGGGGACGTCTTCGGTCTCAGAAGAAAATTCAGATTAAACAGAGGTACCCTCATGAATGATATAAAACCATTCGAATGTTATTTTCGTCTTCAGGAAAATACTAGCCTTAATTCTAAGACTGTTATCAAAGAATTCTTAGAAAAGCTTCATCAATGTTTTCTTTTAACTGAAATTGCCTCACTAGGTAAAAATGAAGAAAGAATATATATAGGAAAGCATATTGCTAAAATCAAAGAGGCGATCTTTAGCGAGGAAATTCGTTTTGGCGAAACTTTCGCAACCAATCTTTCAAAGTACGTCATTGATGTATCAGAAATAAGCACCCTTTTCTTACACTACCCCTCACTTACCTTGAGGTCGGTTAACGAAAAAGGATTTCGTGCCCTATTAAAAATTATCGACGAAGATTAATTCAAGCTTCACATACAGAGGTGTCGGTTTACCGACACCTCTGTACTTTAAATTAATTTAGTCATCATTTCGAGAACGTCGTAAAGTCGGTCATGTGTCAACGAACGCCTTAAAGCCTGGCTGTTTTTCATATATAACGTATCAAGACGCATACGGTTTAAATGTTTTTGATTAGATTCAAACCCGTCACTTCCTAAAAAGTCTTTGATAAAAATAAAATATTCCAAGCGCGCAAGGTAAAACGACCAAGACCCCTGTATCGTTTCCGGAGTATCATTTAAGAAAAGACTGTTGAAAGCATTTGTTTTCCAAAATGACGGGATCGCTTTAAGGAGATGGACATAGTCCATAGATTTTCCTTTATACAACGACATCAACGTTTTAATCACGACATCCACTTTATCCTCATGCGGATCAAAAACGATCCGTTTTGCATTATCCGTCTCCTGAAGTGGCGCTCCGTAGAAAATTGCTTTGAGTCGATTAACTAAAAGAAGTGATGCGTGCGAATATATCATGTTAGGTAAGACATACATGTGGATGAAGTGAATCGTTCCCAAAGCACCACCGTACTCACCTCGATTCTTCAAAACTTGATCTTCAAGAAAACATTTGTACTGAAATACTAGAAGGGCGAGATCGATCGTTATAATCGCCTCCCCACTGTCTTTAAAATTACGACCGTTAAGTATTTTACTTGATAGCGTCGTACACGTATGGTAAATAACGTTAACTGCCGCAACACGTTTCCAGTTTTGACGTACTTCGTCAGTTGAAAAATAATTTTCTTGAAGGATGTAGAGTTCCTTATAGAGCGGTCCGTAAAACTGACCTTTATAAAAGCGACCTTCATTAATCGAACTATTAAGATCGAATGCTCGTCCAATATACGGTGTTCTCGCAAGCGTCGTATTGACAAATTGTTGATCTTGATATTGAAAAGGCGTGGATATTGATGTGAGAAGCTGTACAAGAATATGCTGGTTATGAACCGCGTAAACTCGTGTATTGTAATAGGTTACAAAGTTTTCGAAATGATTTTCGTACCGACGATTAATGTAATCGAACGTAGGGTCGGTACGTATAGAGTAACGTATATTGTTTTCCCTGCTAAAGAGACTTATCACAATGTAACTCCTTTTGATGTATCAAAAGATCTGGCAATATTAGGGACGAAGTCTTATAGTATGAATTTCTTACGTAACATGGCGAAAGCTATGTTATCATTCACGGGCAATATATCGACTGTAAAAAAATACAGGACTATATTACTTATGTGACCTGATGCAATTTCGCATCGAGTCAAGTTTGCAAACTTGGTTTTTGAAAAGTCCTAGGAGACAAAAAGATGGCTATTCGTGAAGAAAATGTGACGCAACAAAATACGGCACAAGGCACTGTACCTCCCGTATATCCGCAACCCGACGTAAATGCAAACAATTTGTTTGCGAAATATCGCGGCGGTCTTTTCGGCGCACCCATTTCGGCTAATACGGGAAGTGAAATCACCAACAAGTTGACCACCAAGCTCAAGGAAATTTTTGAAGCAAAGTCACCCGAAAACGTGACGCTCAAGGCTATTGCCATCGACAACAATGTCGAGGCACGTCTGACATATTCGATCGTTTTGGTGTGTCAACAAAACAAGGGCAGTAAGAAAGTTGCCTTTCACACGTTGATCCTCGAAGCAACTGGTACGCGTCGCACGCCTATCTTCGAGAACATCAACGGTCGTTCAGTCGAAATCCTCAAGCTTCCTTCCGAAGCTTTTGATGATATCATGAGCGACATCGTTATCAGCGAGCTGACGCAGCAATACCCAGGATCCGAATTCCTTAATTCGGACGCATGTCTTATCCCGCAGACCTTTGTCAAGTGGGATGATGTCACGTCGATGTTGAATATCGCAGCCAATGCGGCGGCTGCAACTGGTAACGCGCTGCTACTGGCGTCGCCGTCCTACAAAGACATCGACATCGTCGGTATCAGTGATCCACTGGCGATCACGATTGACTTCACACCCCAATCGAGTCATCAGGACATCACCTACGAGCCGGTACGTTCCGATTTCGAAATCCGTTTTGAAAGTCGCCCGAACCAAAACAGTCAGGTCAACAAGTATGCTATCAACAGCACTGCAAGTAACCTTACCATCAGCCGCGTGACCGGTTACATGGACTTCGTATGGGCGCCTGTTGCCGGTATGCAGGGGATTTACGCGCAAGCCAATCCTTATGCACCTCAGCAAAAGTTTGCGGCACGCATGGTACTGACGGATGTCGAATCCGTTTTCTCGTACTCGCCTGCGGCGATGATGCTGTATCTTGCTTCGGCCATGACCATGGGCGAAAACAACAACTGGATGCTGGGTTTCCGTCCGGGCATCGACAAGGACACCATGACAGATATTTCCGCTCTAAATATCGAAGGCAACCTTGGTAACTCGCCAAACGGGATCGGTGAAAAGCCGAACATGATGCTGGACACTTTTAGTATTGAAGAATACTATGCGTTCGTCACACGTCTCGTGCGTCCAGGCATGATGATGGCGATCGACGTCCCTGAAGCCGGTCCTCAGTCATGGTTTACTTCGCTTTTCAGCGAAGGTGCTCGTGGCAATAGTAATGCCAAGAACTTGATCATTAAGGCGTGTAATGATCTTACGCGCAACATGTTCAGTAACTACTGGAATCCGGGTAGCGAAATCTTTGCAACTGCGAACGAGCGTATTCATCTCGGTCACTTTACCGACGCTCGGTCGATTGTACGCGATCTTCGCTACATCGATTACCTGGCGGTGGCCAATATGGTAGGCGAAAAGAATCCAAAGCAACTGCGTGATTGGGCGGACACCTATACTCAGACACAGTACCCTGAAGTTCAGCGACTTTCCGAACGTCGCCGTATGATCAGCGGTTTCTGCCATGAGTCAGCCGTATACACTGGCTTTGCACAACGTGTAACGTTCTCCAGTGCATTCATGACGGCACTGTCGCAAGCGATCAAGGCGTGTAACGTTTACGTTAACGTCACAACGCCTGCGGCTGTAGGTAATATCCCAACTGAACGCGGGTTTGCCGGGTATGCCGACACTGCACTCGTTAACGGTGCAGTACCGTTCCATCAGCGTCCGTTCTATCAAGGCGGTAACCCAGGAATGAACTGGGGTGGGCATCGCTACTAAGTTAACCGCTTAGTTAAACTACTTAAATCATAGACACACGCGCGTTATAACGCGCGTGTGTCTATTTTTTTTATATTAAAAAAATACAGGACTATATTACTTATGTGTCTATGTTGTAAAAAGAGGTGAACTATGGCAATCCATCAAGAACTCATCAACTTCGATGAGTTAATCACAGGCTTAAAAACCCCACCCATTATTCTTAATGATATTTATAAAGAAGATGGTAAAATCGGAGTAGATATCAAGAATATTATTTATTCTAGCTTTAGTTCGGATATCGTAAGTTCTATCCCGTCATGCGAATGTGGCGAAACGAAAGGTGAGTTTTCTATAGGACTCCGTTGTACCATTTGCAATACCGAAGTGCGCGGTCATGTCGAGGAAGACATTAAACCACTCGTCTGGTTCCGTAAGCCCGTAGATATCGAAGGCTTAATCAACCCAACGTTATGGCTGATGATCACAAAGCGTTTCTCTAAGAAAGGTTTTTCTATCATTCAATGGCTTACGGATACAACGTATACGCCCACCAAAACAATTCCTAAGGTGATCTCAGTACTTCAGGAAAACAACATTCAGCGAGGATATAATTTCTTCGTTACCAACTTCAGATACATTATGGACGTCGTCTTCAATCTTCAGGGATATAAACTCCCAAAAGGACGAAGAGATTTCCTTTATGAACTCGTCATGAGTCCGGAGACTCGTCCGTTCTCGAACTATTTACCTCTACCCAACAAAACGCTTCTGATCGTTGAAAAGACGAATGTCGGAGTCTATATCGACAATACCGTAGCTGAAGCGATTGACGCCGTCGAACTTTTACTTTCGATTGATTCTAAAGTAAAGGACTACAGTACGCGCGTTAAAGAAAATCGCATCTCCAAGGTCATGGATAAGTTATCGCACTACTACCAGCTTTTCTACACAAATATCCTTTCTCAAAAAGAAGGTATTTTCAGAAAGCACATTATGGCAACACGTACACACTTTTGCGTACGCGCAGTAATTACGTCAATCACGGATACTCACCGTTATGACGAAATTCATATTCCTTGGCAGTCAGCATTAGTTGTTCTTAAATTCCATCTCATCAATAAAATGATGAAACTTGGAATGAATTACAACGATTGCATCAGTTACCTATACTCCAAGATGTATGAATTCGATCCNTTTATCGATANCCTCTTTAAAGAAATCATTCTTGAGAGCGGTGAGTACGGTTTGCCTGCAACCATTCAACGTAACCCTTCACTACTCATTACATCGTTTTATGCGGTAGGGATCACTAAAGTCAAAACTAATCCCTTCGACTTTACACTTCAGTTATCGATCTTGACGGTCAAAGGCCCGAACGCTGATAGTAAATGCTCCTAACGAGGACGTAATTAACGTTATGGATTCCAACTAAAAGGCGTGTCCATATACTTAATACTCGTTTTGTTTTTACATGTCCTATAAGACAGTAATGTCTTATTAGAAATCTCTTGAATTGCTGGAAACCCTTGAGAGCTCTATAGGCTACAACGCAATCCGAAAGGATAAACGTGATACGCTCGAAAACTATAGAGATTAGGCAATCAGCAGCGAAGCTTCTACGTATCGTCGTGAGACGAGATATGAAGAACGTCCAACGACTAACCCTTTAGCAAGGTGTAGACCCTAAGTGGGGCCGAAGCGGGAGACATCCGGTATTTACCGGATGAAGATATAGTCTGTCCCAACATGAAAGTGTTGGCGGGNGTCAAAGCACACCGGGTTAGCGTTGCGAACTAACCGGACAACGAGTTCGATGGCGATCAAATGAACGTGATGTTAATGGTTGATGAGGACATGGAGCGTTACATGAGTCCGCTTGCGCCTAGCAACGGTCTTACTACCCTAAGGCAAGAGGTATTATCCACTTCAAGAAACATTAGTATACCAGGTCCTGTGATTTCGAATATCGCGAACTGGATGCAGTATGTTAACGAGGAAAGTGCGATGGATGAAGGTTTTATAAAATTAATGGAGGTTTAAAATGGCTATTGTTGTTGAAGGTGGGTCGAGAGCGTTTGACGCACTCTTCTACCCACAACAATCGTACAATAATGTTGGGGTCATCGAATCCCAACTTTCAAACGTGTACAATACGTTGAATGAACAGGGTCGCGCATTCCTAGATCGATCAAGAGAGGTTGTCGGTAATATGTTTAATATTACTGAAATGAATAATCTTGTGCGACGGTTAGGTCAAACGGTCAAAGGCTTCTTTGAGGATACTAATCGGATCGCACCAATCGATACGTTGGAGGATCTTCAGTTAGCTTCAGTCATGATGCAGCGTTGGGTTATGGCACAACCCACGCTAAGGCAAGCGTATTTGGATCAAAGGGTTGACGGTTATAACGATACGTATGTTAATGTCTTTGGGGAAACGACGAAAGAAGACCATTACGATTATCGCCGCGTAATGAACGGCGTGGTTGTAGATGAGGGGGATCATTTAGCCTCACTCTATTTCGAAGAACTCTATTCCAATGACCGTGAACTTACGCACGATGAACAGCGCTACATTCTATCTACTTGGGATGTTATCGAATGTTTCATGAGCCAGGACATTGACCCGACAAACGCATTTGAGTAAATGATTTTTTGAACCGCTTCGGCGGTTCATTATTTTTTGGTGATTTATGACGCGCATTTCAACGACGTACGGAAGTCTTGATGAAGGAGGCTGGGTCACTGACTCAAACACCTTACTCGACAAACTCTTCTCTGATTTCTTGCTCTCTAACTATACGCAAACGTACCTATACATAGGTAACGTCAAAAGTTTTTCATGGCTCCTTGAAACCTATCTGAAAAAACCTGTCGAACTTCAAGAAAATATTAAGACAGTACTCACGTCCTACTTGAGACGTTACTTTGAAAAAGTTGTGGTTGAAACAGGGTATCGAAATGAAAAAGACTCCTCTTTCGTCGAACTTTCGATTTACGTTAACTGCATCGATAATTATGGCCGGTCAATTAACCTAGGTAAAATCCTTACGACTGAAGGATCTGTACTTAAAAAGGTCGCTGATCTAAACAATGATACCGAGATATAAAAAATGTCAAATCCCGTTGCAGACACACTTCTTAGAAAACTTCGTTCTGACCTTATCGTTATTAAAAAGGGTATCATCGATACCAAAATGGTCTCTAACCAACTTCCTGAACCGATTTTTAAAGAAGTTTTCTTACCATTCTTCTTAAGTCAACATCCTAATGAAGAATGGCTTATGCTTTTGGATCAGTGGATACAGATCGCCGGAACAGCGCAGCTTCCTGTCGATATCGTCGATGAAAAAAATAACATTCTTTTCACGGTACCGCCTATATACGGTACTTCCATGACGAAAAAAATGAGTAAGATGCGCGACGGCGAACATTATTCCGTTATCCAGGAAAGGCATCAACGCACCGCTCAGGACTTTCCTACATTGGCCGAAGGTAAGATCCATGACGCCTTAGATAAAAAATTTGAAAAACATATTCGGTCAGTCGAAACAGGACTCGACCGTTATGCCGGTCAATGGGATGTTATCTTTAGCTATTACGGTATAAATACCGACGAGGTTGAAGGTCGCGTCATAAATAAAGAACCCGAAGCCTCAGGCGTGGAATTTGACGATGACTAAAGACGTCATTAAATATCTTGTTTTTAGCGACGTTCACTTAGGTAATCCTAGAAACGATGCTTTAGACATTATAAGTAACATTAAAGAAATGCTCAAGTCTTATGACAGAAAAAATAAACTTGACATTATTTTTATCGCAGGTGATCTTTTTGATCGTCTCATCACACTACCTTCAGATACAGCAACTGAAAGTCTTCTCTTTATGGCATGGTTACTTAACTTCTGTGCTAGAAACCAGACTAAACTTCGTGTGCTTGAAGGTACGCCAAGTCACGACTGGCTTCAATGCAAGCAATTTGAAACAACGATTTCAGTTTCACAACTCCCAATCGACTTCAAATACATCACGACGGTACACGTAGAGCACATGGAAGACCTAGATATCCATGTGCTCTACGTTCCTGACGAATGGGATCCGTCGACAGACAAGACGTATGAAGACGTGCTTTCAGAACTGAAGGCACGACATGTAAGTAAAGTTGATATCGCGATCATGCATGGTCAGTTCGGGTACCAGCTTCCTGCTCACATACAGAAAATACCGCGACATAATGAGGAAAACTATCTTAATATCGTCAAGTATTTTATTTCGATAGGACATATTCATACATCATCGGTCTTCTCACGTATCTTGGCTCAAGGTTCAGTGGATCGTCTAAGTCATAACGAAGAAGAAGCTAAAGGAATGATGGAATGTCATATCTATCGTGACGGTCAGATGGAATATTTTTTCATCGAAAATAAGAACGCGAAGGTATTTAAAACAATCGATATTTCAGAGCTTGACTCAAATAAAGCAATGAAAAAAATTGACAAGCTTGTCTCAACACTACCGTTTGGAAGTTACGTTAGACTTAAAGCATTGTCAGATCACCCAACGCTAAATCACTTTGACGAAGTCAAGAAAAAATACCCTTCTGTGATATGGAGTAAAAAAGTTCTTGATCAAAAAGAGACGAACATTAACGACGACGATCTCATTCGTACGTTTGAACAAGATTACGCGCCTATATTACTTACAAGGAATAACCTACATGACCTCCTTATGACACGAATTAAAAGCGACCCAAACCACATTGACGCTTTAACGTTACGCTATGAGGGGATTTTAAACGACGTTTTGTGAGATAAAATCATGAGCACTTACTTTGACCGTACTGTCTCGGCGTTCCCTTTATCAATAGGTACGTCGATCGCCTTTGAAAGTCTTTTTGCTGGACGTCAGACAGCGTACGATCCAGAACGACCAGTCACTCATTTTGACGTGAGTGATTACGGTGAATTTCAAATTAACATTAACACGCTTATTAGAAATATCATCGGGTCACTTAATGATGTCGGGTTTAAAGAACTCGACCAAACTAAAGTTTTCAACACCCTTGTTGAAGAAGTTGAGATGATACGTTCGATTTTAATCAATGAAGGATCTAATCATATCAAACCCGTGTTTTACAAACCGAGATATGTTTTACCTTCAGTGTTTTCGAACCGTTACGTTAACCTCAGAATACCGAAGACTGAAAAACAACTTAAAGAAGAGTCTGTCAGACTTTATTGTGCTCAAACCTTTTTGAAAGAACACAAAGAAGACGATGTAGTGACCTATAACGCACATCCTCATCCTTTAGGTAAAGAAATAAGGGAAAAGAATGCGATCATTCTAACGCACGTTCCTTATGATCTTTTAGGTGAAAAGCATTTTAAAGAACTTGTACTTCTCGAAAGTCATACAGGAGTCATTAAGAAAAAAGAGTTGTGGTATACCAAGTATTACAAAGGTAAGGAAATGAGGCCGATGCCTTTTACCCGAAAACTTCTTGCGATATTTGGTGACATGGTTATGTTCTCTCCCATGCTCAGTGCGTACCGGGATATCATTCTTGACGCGGCTGAAAAGGGTCGATGGACGGTCTTTACAACGGAGGACAAAATTAGGCAAGATCTCGACCTTTACGTTAAAGAAAGATTTCTTGTTAAACAGGTTTATGCAAGTATTTAAAAACCAAACATGACTATCTTATAGTCCCTTTCTCTAATCATAGTTTTTATTTTGAGGTTGTTATTATGTCAGAAACTGCTCAAGTTACTCAAGTCGTATACAAAAAGAACGCGCTTGATAACGAAAAATTATCCTTGCGTGCAAAAAACAACGTGGGCGGCAATGCGCGCCTTCTCTTTTCTATCAACAAAAATAACCCTCGTTTCACGGTGTTTACCGGAGACCCTTCTGACTTTAGCGAAGAAGACAAATACGGTCGTATCTTTGCGGCAATGGACGCCGTTACAACGCAGGCGCTTTTAGACAAGCTCATCGAAATCGCTAACGGAGAACCTGGTGAAAAAGTCACTGTGATTTGCCGTCGTCCCGTACGTGACAGTGAAGCCCGTCCTCCTGAACTCGAAGTCGCATCTAAGATCCTGGTTGATAAGGATGAAGCGGGCATTACCGGTATCACGATCCTTGAACGAAATAAGTCAACGATTCGTTTTCCTTTCATCATCTCTGAATTCCATGACTTCTTATCGTCGGATAATAAGCCTATGACCGCAGCACAGTCATCAAGGATTGCGGCTCTCAGTTATGCCAAGCTTTTACTGAGCCTCATTCCCACCATTCTTGTTGATGAGTTTCACGATTTCACTGCTGAAAAAAAGGCTGAGCGTGATGCGAAAGGCCAGAGCAATCAAGGTGGCGGTTACCGCAATAATCAGGGCGGTGGTTACCGCAATAATCAGGGCGGTGGATACCGCAATAATCAAGGTGGTGGCTACAAGAGCCAGGGAAGTCAAGGTGGCGGCTACAAGAATAATTATCAGAAACCACAACAGCAGCAACGAGACACTCAAAATGATTCGTTTGGAGAAGATGACATTAGCTTTTAATTAATACAACTTAAACGATACCCGGCGAAAGCGAGCGGGTATCGTTTTATTTATTTGTACCAACATACAGTTTTCTTCAAGACTATATTACTTAAATGACAGTGTCATCTTTTTTTCAAATAGAGGTGTTTTATGAAAATAAGCGTACTTAATCTTAAAGAAACACATAAGGCTATCGAAGCCTGTGTTGAACATCGTGGCGAAATCATCACGTGGTCACTCACGATCTATGGTCGGAGGACCGTCGAAGATGAGAACATGTTTCATGAATTCAATGAATTCGTCGAAACTTTGCCGATGGCACATCAGGATAAAATCTTCGAATGTTATTTAAGATTTAAAAGGGAGCTTGACGGCCTCTACACCAGCGCAAGTCTCATAAGTGATTTAAACGAAATCGCGCGAGAGCTTGCCTACCTTTTGCCACTCGACACCATTAAGCATTGGGTAAGGTTTAATTCTTCAATAACCATACCTGATTCTTTCAAGCGAGAATTTGTCATTGACCATGATCGTAAAACGACATTAAGTAAAACATACCTTCACGAAGATTATGTCGAACTGATCGTTCTTACTGTAGCCATTAAAGCTATGGTTCCGATATGGGGTGACTTTATGAATCGCACGCGTAATGCGGTGAATAAAAATCAGAAGGAGTACATGGCATATCAAATCCTGAACAACAGTCTCTTTATCGAATCTGACGCATTCATTAAAATGATGGCGTACGTTAAAGAAACGATTGATTCGGACAACATGCTGTCGGTCATACTTAACGGTATTTCATCTGAAGACTATCCAGAATTCATCACGGCAGTTACGCTGGTTAGAAAACTCTCACTCGTGCGTCCTGTGTTCGAAAACAATCAGACGCACCTTCTTACGCTTATTTACAAGTTCATTAAGCAGCGTGATAAACCGCTTGAAGATCCTTCAGTACCTCATGACATCAAACGAACCGTTGAAACCGAAGAAGGATTTAGCGGACACGTTTCTATGCTTGAACGTTACCGTATTAAACAAACGGTCGCGATCGGTGATATTGCGGGTATCGAACATTCGGTTCGCGATATACGTGCTGTAGCACAAAGGCTTAAGCCTGATATCAATCTCGCTATGCTTGACATGGCGCTTGAACAGACTCAGGTTCTTGCATTTGAACGCATTCTTGATCCGCAAATCATCCTCCTCCAGTGGGTTTTAAAAAGCGTGATTTCGCCGCGTTCGGTTTCATACATCAACAAAGAAAAACTTATTGAGTTGATGGCGGTTGTTCAGACGGTTTTATGGTCGTACGGACATCGCGAACTCGCGGTCTTATCTACCGCACGACTTGATCGTAATCGAACCGAAATTAGTCTCTACGAACTTGAAACGAAATTCCCAGTGGATGCTGAAACGGTCAAAGAACTTGATCGTCTTTATTTGACACGAAGGATAAGTAACCGTACGGCTGATTTCAAACCTGTCAACCAGGCACTTATGTCGATCGACAGACTCACTGACGATTTAATTAAAGTGCAATGGGAGGCTACTGTACCCATGGACATGCTTCGTTCGTTATACGGCAAATCTTGCCATACTCGATCGTTACTTATCCATAAAAACATTCGCCAAATTTTGGCGAATCTCATACTTCAACTCGCTACTAGGAGACTTACATGAATCAATTATCTCTGGGTATGACCACGGTAATCAAACGACTTATTATCGCTGAGACAGGGACGTATAACCCGATGTTTCATCGACCGTACACGTCTAACGCCCAGGCGCTTCCTGATATCATTCAGCAGATTGATGACGTACTTCAAGAAACTAATGGACGTCTAACTTCGACGTCGTTTCAAGGTCTTTCGATGTCCATTGTCGTACCTTCGGCACAGCCTCAAGGCGAAGTCACTATCGCTAACGGCTGGCAAGAAAAGAGATGTCGTTTTATTCTTGAGGTTGATGTTCAGCAGTCATTTGGCGGCGTTGCGACACATATCTTTCAAGGATTTACGTCTCATGCTGGCGTTACGGCGTCAGGTTTTGTCGACCCGACGATGGTGTTTTACATCAATAGCTTCAGCGTCTTAACGAGCACAGTCTATACGACACCGGTCGGTCAACAAATTAAGAGTCGGTTGATCGAATCGAATCGCGTCATTACAAGTGACATGAGTCAGAGTCAGTACGCATACCAGCCGTTATACCTTACACGTCCACAGGACATTTACGGTAATATGGAGTTTGAACAAGACATTCTGAATCAGCACGAATTTCTTGACACGCGATCTATGATCAACAGGGAAACTAAACTCTCATCAAGAAAGAACGATATCCCGTCGATGTATCTTGGTCGTTTAGTCGATAACTACAGCGAGGCCAAAGTTGCGTCAAGTTATGATCTTAATAGTTCTAATGCGACGGAATCGGCGAGACGCGCGGTATCTGAACACCCTATCGTTCGCAACCCTTTTATCATGGCCATGAACGGTGCGAGAAATACTGGCGTTTCGAACACATTTAATTACGGAGATCTTTTAGAACTTGATAATTACCTTGATCCAAAAACGCGTATCGTTTTAAATAAAGGTAGGATGCTACAGCATTCGCACAGTCACGGGCAAACCGAATACTGGTCTTCAGTTGGTCGCGAAGCTCAGATCGCGTCGATCGTATCAAAGGCAATCCCCTCGATCATGATGGATTTGCTTTTTGGTAAGATTTCGATGAGCGTGACCAATAACACCGTTAACGGTTTGTTTGAAGTGATTATTCTTGGTCACGAAGCGATTGTCGATGCCGACATGCGTCAAAACTTTGACGCGTTTAAATGGCGCGTTATTCAAGAGGTCATGCTTGATATTTCCTATTCGGGACAAATGTTAATTTCCGTATTCGTGAATGCCGACATTTTTGGTGAAACGTCGGTAAACGTTTCTGTTGATAACATGCCCGAAGTACCTTTTAACGCACCAACGTTCTGTGACAGTATGTCAGCGCCCGTTGTTACAAATCGTGAACTCCACGAATCTTTCACCAATGACATGGGCTACATTCTAGGCCTTGTTTCAAAAACCACCCAAAACCCCATGGGGATCCAAGATGTTTAAGCTCAAAGCGTTTTATGAAGATTTGATTAAGATCGGTAAACTTAGCTACGACAATCACGGCGTCTTAAACTTTAAGCTTGGCGACAAAGGCCAACCTCTAAGTATCGAAAGTAAGCCACTTGTCTTCCCTACAGAAGAATATGTTCGCGACGCGTCGAACGTCGTCATCTTCCATCCACTTAGCGAGAACATCATTCTCGGTGAAAGCGAGGTTATCCGTGTCTTTAGAAAGGCGATCAATACGCGCCTTAACTTTATGGCCGGTATCGTTATGCAGACGCTTCTGCATATCGCGTCAAGTTCTGAACGTCATGCGACATTAAGTGTTGACCAGTCCATGCTTATTTCAAGGCTTGTGGGTGTTGATGATAAGATCGTCAAGGCGTTTACCGGCATGATGCTCAAGGCCATTAAGGAATCTCCCGACAAGGCCTTTTTAAACATTCACTTGAATCGCTCAGGCGATGTTCGTGGAAAGCACTTTGCGCGTGTTGCCGTAGTAACGTTTCCGATGTATGAAAAAATCATTTCTAAGGACGATACGATCTACGGAAGTAAAATGCGCGTTAAGGATTATGACATCTTAAAGGCGCTTTTTGAACTTGTCTTTACTGGGATTGAAGAACCTAAGTTTTATAACGAAGGCTCAAACTCCCTAACGGCACCATTCCTTGAAGCGCTTTATGTCACATCCAGTCAGCTCTTTGGACGCATCCAAGACATTCTCGTGATGTTTAAGGACGATGTCGACGAATATGGGCAAGTTGAAGTCACAGTTTCTGAAAGTGAAAGTATGCAGAATGTTCTCAAGGTCTTTAACGATCGCGACGAACTCAAGTCGATTTCACGGCTTCTACCGTCCTTACCCCATAATGACGGTGGTCGTAAAAAGTCAAGACCTCAACAAGACATTAGTGCGCCTTCCTCAAGTCAACAGGACGGGAATATCATTGATGACACGGTACCGTTTGATAAACCTTATGCATCAGTCCCTACGATGCCAACCCCTCCGGTTCATCCGGCCAATAAGGTAAAACCAACAGGCCCGTCACTTCGTGACATCCTGAATTCTGGTCAGCCTAAACAACCGCCTTATCCTCAGCAGCCATACCCTCCTCAAGGGTATCCCCAACAGCCTTATCCACCTCAAGGGTATCCCCAACAGCCTTATCCACCTCAAGGGTATCCCCAACAGCCTTATCCACCTCAAGGGTATCCACAACAGCCTCCTCCACCGTGGGCGACGTCTTCGCAAAACATACCCCCAGGTACAACACCCCCATCATGGGCTGCACCTAACATACCTTCAGCATACCCGCAACAAGGTTACGGTTATCCTCAGCAACCTCAGCCTATGTACGGTCAACCTCAGGGTTATCGCTAGCGTACTTATGCGCGCATTCTGATGCGCGCACATTAAAAAAGATAGAGAGTTTACACCCTCTATCTTTTTTTTATTTGTTAAACGTAAGGTAAACTGAATTAAAAGCGGTAATCTCGGCTGAGTCAGGGATCATTAAGGTTAGGACATTGACGTCAGTGTAATTAAACCTGAATTGATCAGAGCTTGAATAACCGTTGATGCGGGCAATAAAAAGATGATGTTGATGAGGTATCTTTTCGATATCGGCAAGATATCCGTATAAATCACCGTCGTACTTATAATGCAGATCAATTTTAGGAGATACATATCGTGTTGAAGCAAGGCGTTTAAAATGATGCGCTAAAGATTCAAGATAAACGTGATATTTTTCTGTATAGTTAAACAACTGTCCAGTAGCTGTACTTAAGCGATGAACTTCCATTTTTTTATTTTCCCCCAAGCTTTTTCAGTCATATATTACTTACATGACTAAGATCAAACGTTTTTTAAAATAGAGGTGTTTTATGACCGTAGAATCGAAATCGGAACTCAAACCTGAGTTCCTATCTATCCTTGCACTTAACCCATTTGCGGGGCATAACTCGTCTTCCCGTCAGCAAATGTTTAGTTCGCATCTATCACAATGTCTTGTGACCAAAGATGCTACCGAACATCGGTTTCAAACCGGTATCGAATATGAGATCGGTAAACATACGCTAGGTGTTCGTATGCCCGAAGACGGACTCATCTTAAAAGTGATTGAGCGCTATCCAAAGACATTGTCTAAGGATTATATTTCGCACTCACCTGAGAAAATATTCGTTTACGAATCTTCTGTCACGGGTATCGTCGGTATTTTTACCGTACCGTATTTCAGGTCATACCATCAATATCATGGTTTCAAGCTCGTTAAGACGCAGGACGCCACAAAGTTTTATCCGGGCAACCATGTCGCTAAAGGAACTGTAAGTCACGACAGTCGCTCGAAAATACATTCGGGTGGTTATGCCTATGGTATCGAACTCAATATCGCGTACATGTCTCTACCTGGCGTATCTGAGGACGGTATCATCGTATCTGAGGATGTACTCGACCGCATGTCATTTAACACGTTTGAAAAACGCGTCATTGAATTCGGTAAGAATACGTTTCCCCTCAACATGTACGGTGACGATAAGGTCTATCGTCCATTTCCTGAAATTGGCGACATGATCCGTGATGACGGTGTACTCATGGCTCTAAGGGAATACCGTCCTGATCTCGCTCCTGTCGAAATGTCTTTCCTAGATTGTCGAGAAATCGACTATATCTTCGATAAGCAAATTTACACGCGAGGTAAAGGCGGTCGCGTCATCGATATTAAGGTCTATCACGACGATAACGAATACATCCCTACACCTCGTGAAGTTTGCGAAGTTCCGGACAAGTACGCACGCGCCTTACGTTCTTTTTACAACGATATTCTTGAAGCTTACAAGGACATTAAACAGGATCATTACCGTAAGTACGGTGAAAAGAAACTCAGAATATCGCCTGAGTTTCATAGGCTTCTTATTGAAGCCTATTCTGTTCTTGGAAGAAAAAATAAGAAAGGTGTAGAGGAGATTGAAAAGGTTTATCGTCGAACGACGTTAGACGACTATCGCGTGGAGATTACGGTAGAGTATACGCTTAAACCTGACATGGGTAACAAAATTACCGACATTCACGGTTAACTGATTTGAGGTAAAATTCAAATCAAGCCGCTTCCAGTAAAAATACTGGTCGAAAACTTCTCTAATTGCGGGAAGTCCCTAAGAGCCTTGTCTACCAAGCACGTATACGAAAGTTACGTTGTGGCCAGTGTAATGATCCTGGGTATGGTAAAAACGACAAGGATTGGGTAATCCGCAGCGAAGCTTCTACGTATCGTCGTGAGACGATATAGGAAGAACGTCCAACGACTATCGAAAATCATATATCAGAACGGTATTTGATAAGTAGAGTAGACCTTAAGCGGGGCCGAAACGGGAAGCACCTGAACAAGTTAAGTTGAAGGTGGTGATATAGTCTGTCCCAACATGAAAGTGTTGGCGGGTGTCAAAGCACACCGGGTTAGCGTTGCGAACTAACCGGACAACGAGGGTAAGGGAGTGATTTGTAAAATCGAAAAGCCTGAAAACATGCCGGTTAACGAACTTGGCGTTCGGGCTGATGTGATTATGGACGGTAACTCAACGATTGACCGAACCAACATTGGTCGTTTATACGAACATTATTTTGGTTCGGTATGTCTTGAGATCGAATTACGTTTTAAGCGTGACGTCGGTACTTTAACACTCAGTCAGTTCAAAAATACTTTGCCAGAGAAGTACGCGTTTCATGTTAATGAAGTCATGTCGTTTTATGAAATCGCGTCACCTAGACAGCATGATGTTTATAGTAAGCTCAATGAAGATGACGTTGAAGAGATTATGGGAACGATCCTTAAAGATCGCCTATACCTTTTTATCCCAACAGACAACCCGATCGAAACGCCGGTTATCGTGAGACGCTTAGAAGCACGATTCAAACCGACGTTCGGTCCGGTATCGTACGTAGGGAATTCAGGTCGTCGACATACCACGAAAGAGCGCGTACGTGTTGCACCGATGTATTTTCTTGTTCTCGAAAAGATTGCAGATGACTGGTCGGCGGTATCGTCAGCAACGATGCAGCACTTCGGTATCCTGTCACCGATCACGCGTTCAGAAAAATACGGTCGTCCTTGGAAGAACAGCCCTGTAAAAACGGTTGGCGAAACCGAAGGTCGTATCATTGCATCGTACTGCCATCCTAAGGCGATCCCTGAAATCATGGATCGAAACAATAACCCTGTCACACACAAAATGGTGGTATCATCCATATTAGGTGCTGATAAACCAGGCCGCATACATAGCGCGGTTGATCGTTCCAAGCAAGACTATGGTTTATCCAAGTCATTGCAAATTTTCGATCATATCGCCGCGTGTGCGGGTTGGAAAACTGTGGAGTCCTCTGAATGAAACCTAATCTCAGTGCACGAAAACTAATGAACCTTGATTATGAGACGTTAGTCAATAATCTTCGAGGAACATTTAATCTTACGTTTGATGATGGGGAGGTCGTCGAGGTGAATTCAAGAGAAACTATTTTCTCTTGGTTTATGTGGGGCGTCATACGCTCTTACCCCAACACGCCTCTTCTTTACAGGCATCACGTCAAATCTCAACTCAAAGGAAATGCCTTTAATTCAAGTGTAAGTATGACGTCGTTATTACGCGACGTCGTCAGTGTTTATAGACTCAACACACCTGAATCAAAAAAGTATATAAAGAAACGCATTTATGAGGTAATTAATGAAGCGTATAATGAATTATCAAAGCATACGGAAGCGTATGTCACGTCTATTGACATACTCGACTTTTGCGAAATCGTTGACGAACCGGAGATCAGTCAGAGCCTTAAAGAACTTCGACCAACCCAGCGAAGTATCGACAAATGCTATTCGGTCATCCTTAAGAGTCTAAAAGGCTCTGAAAGCCTTAATCGTAATCAGCTTGCCAAAGCCGTACGTTTTAACGTAGTTAAAGCTAATCAGGTTTTGCAATGCGTCGGTCCACGCGGTTTCCTTACGGACATTGACTCGACCATCTTTAGAGAACCTATCTTAAGAGGTTATTTTGCTGGATTTAGAGACCTGTATGATTCGGTGATCGAATCGCGTTCTGCGGCTAAATCATTGTTCTTCGCAGAAGACCCTTTGAGCGATTCTGAATATTTTGCGCGCCGTCTTCAGTTACTTACCATGATCATCAAGAATGTTGATTATGGCGACTGTGGTTCGACCAAGACCATCGACTGGCTTGTCAAACCTCCCGTCTATGATGAACGCGGACGAACCGTCAACAAAGGAGACCTTGCTAACTTTGAAGGTAAACAGTATGTCGATAATGATGGAACGTTAAAGTCCGTTAAAATAACAGACAAACATCTTGAAAACAAGGTGATAAAAATCCGTTCCATCCTTGCAGGGTGTCAGCATCGAGACATCGAAAAGGGTATAATATGTTCTGTGTGTTTTGGAGAGTTGCATCACAACCTTCCGGAACATTATAATCTCGGCCATATTTCGTCAGCAACGATGACGGAACAAACCGGTCAGAACATTTTGTCAACAAAGCACTTCGACGGTTCATCCGACATCGAACCCTTAACGCTTGATGAAACTAAGGTCAACTTTTTTGTAGTGGGTGATGATAAGAACTCCTATTACTTACGTAAAGAGATGCTTGAACTTAGGACAAGTATTTTGATACCTATCACAAGTTGTTCGAGTCTTACTGACCTTACCTCTATGGAAGATATTAAAAACATTTCATTAAGTCGTGTTAGTGAGATAAGTGATGCCGCGATATCGTTTACGACGACACGTGACGGTGAAACGACGGTTCCGCTACGACTTACCTTTAGTGGTCGTAAAGCCATGTTAAGTTATGAACTTATCGAGTACATTTTTAAATATGGGTACGGAACCGACGGTCGCACAAACTTTGTCTTTGACTTAAGTCGATGGGATTATACTAAGCCACTTTTTGTACTGCCTTACAAACATTACAACATGGCGGATCACAATGCTAGAAAATAACAATGTGTGACCAAAATAGATACGGGAAAGCCTACCGGAGGCTGGGTATTTAGATCTCAAACATTGTTAATGGCACCTATGTCAGAAATGGCGTAGCGATATCTATTTAATTGACGGGAAGTCCCTTTAGAGCTTCATGCACCAAACGCATATCGAAATATATGCGTGGCCAGAATAATTACCTGGGTACGGTAAAAGACATGAAGATTGGGTAATCCGCAGCGAAGCTTCTACGTATCGTCGTGAGACGAGATATGAAGAACGTTCAACGACTAGCCGTAAGGCGTAGGTTTCAAGCGAAGCCGAAATAGTAGACCCTTAACAGTTTAAGCTGAAGGTGAAGATATAGTCTGTTCCAACATGAAAGTGTTGGCGGGTGTCGAAGCACACCGGGTTAGCAGTAGCGCGCTAACTGGACATTAAGGAAATCAGTAAGATCATCGAGTCGTCGGTTAAGTATCTTACCAACGTTGAAAAGGATATCACGCCAAGTGAAGTTCTAACTGCGTTGTTTGATACCGTTAATACTAAAATTAACGTGAACATATCGATCCTTGAAGTCATTTTGTATGCGGTCATGGTTCGAAGTATTGAAGACGAAGATTATCGTCTTCCTAATGCGTCAACGCCTTTTGAAGTCAGTCATGCTGAACGAAATATCTTTAGGCGTTCGATGTCAGCAACCTACGCGTTTGAAGACCAGGCGGTAAGGATCACTGATCCAAGATCGTTCTTTAAACTATTACGACCAGACCATCCGATGGATATGTTCTTTAAGCCAAGCAGTGTCTCGAAACGGGAAAGTTAAATTTAAGATAGTGTGCTTTGAAAAGCACACTATCTTTTTTTTATCTAAAAATATATAATCTCATATTACTTACTTGACTTAACATTCAGGTGACGAAAAATGAAATGGAAAAAGGTAATTAAGTGGGTCGATCGTCTAAAACACGACAAACCCACCCCCCTATTAATAAAAATTCTGATGCAATCAGAAATCGACGAATTAAGAACCGAACTCAGAAATCTGCGTATACGGTATAGTAAAAATATAAAGCATTAAGAGTTATGCTTTGAACACTAGGAAAAAAAACCATGACCAGTATAAAAATACACGTTTTCTCAAATTTCGTTAGTATAGAACCCTTGACGGAACATTGTCGTAGTACCGTCCAAAACTTTTGTTTTGTTTTTAATCAATTTGGCTACGTAAGGGATCAGTACGGACGTTTTCGTTATGAAGTTGTTCGTCGTTACTACGTCAAGGATAAGCGAACTGCATCGTTCAAAATACACGTGAACGCTTTTGGCGATCTACTCTTTTATCTCAAAGACCACGGCATCCAGCACGGAGAGATCGATGTTACGTACGAGCCTATGTACGAACCTGAAAAAATTGATTTAACAATCCAGCCAGGATGGGTTCTGCGCGATTACCAAATCCCGGTTAAAGACTTCATCGTCAGGGATTTTATTGTTAACGATAAAACCGCAAACATGAGGATGGTTAACCTTAAGACCGGTCGAGGTAAAACATTCATTGCAATTAATGCGCTGGTTGAACTTGGGGAGCGTATCGCGCTTGTTATTAAGCCGTCGTATATTGATAAGTGGATCGAGGATTTCTTAAAGATTACAACGGTAGATAAAAAGGACTTGATGGTTGTTCAGGGAGGTAAACAGCTTAAAGCGATTCTCGAACTTGCGATCGATAATAAACTCACATCTAAAGTGATTATATTTAGCAACAAGACCCTTCAGATATGGCTTAAAAGCTTCACAAAGTCCTATGACGAAGCGCTAGAAGAATGGTACGGCGTAGAGCCTTCCTCATTCTTTAAGCTCCTTAAAGTAGGTACACGCTTGATTGACGAAGTCCATCAAGATTTCCACTTCAACTTTATGCTTGATCTAAACACCCATGTTAAGCGTGTTGTATCGCTTTCGGCAACATTGCAGACGCGTGACGCTTTCATCATGAAAATGTACGACACTGCGTACCCTAAGCCTCTTCAATATAGAGAAAAGGATGTGCCTAAATACATTCATGCGTATGCAGTATCTTACCCCGTACGAGGTGACGTTGTACTTGAAACGACTGAGCGTAATTCGAGGATGTATTCGCATCACGCGTTCGAGAGATCGGTTATCAAAAATAAGTTGTTTACAACGTACCTTGAGATGATCAAGTCGATGATTGACTTTACGTTTTTAAAGGACTACGTTAAAGGCGATAAGCTCGCAGTCTTTGCAAGTGGTGTCAATGTTTGTTCGATGATCACAACGTATCTCACCGAAACCTATCCTCAATTTAGCGTTAAACGCTATGTTAAAGATGACCCGTATGAAAACATCATCGAACCCGATATTCGGGTTACAACCGTACTTTCAGGAGGTACTGCAATCGATATCCCCGGACTGACGGTGGTTATACAGACCATCGCGATCGACAGTATACAAGCTAACTTGCAGACCATGGGGCGTTTACGTAACATCCCTGATCGCATCGTTAAGTTTTTGTATATCGTCTGTCAAGATGTCCCTAAGCATATTGAATATAACGAACGTCGTAAAGATCTATTGGTCGATGAGGTTCTTACATTTAAAGAGGTAGGTTTTAGTCGCGGCATTTCGCCTGTCTATCGTGAACGTTTTAAACACAAGGAATAAATCATGTCTCCTGAAGGTATCGCTGAACTTTGTTCTATGGCTAGGAAAATTCCTAAAGCGAGCATTGTCGAAATACGTAAGGTTATTTCGGTAGATGATGCGGTGTATAACACTATATTCATATCTGAAAAGATCGTTAAGTATTCCGAAATCGTTGAAAAAATGTCCGGTTATAAGAAACGTCAGATCACCAACGCGCTGACGCGCTTGGTTAAAACTAGGACGGTCGAAAAGCACGGTACGGGTAGATGCGTATCATACTCCGTTCGTTGTTGAAACCACGACCTTCTGACTATTTACACGATCTAAAACTTTAACATTAAAGAACACAGTGCGGCTCAAAGCCGCACTGTGTTCTACTACGTAAAGTTCTTAAGGTCTCGATTAACACCTTCAGCCATTTTATTTTTTTCTTCAAGAGCTTTTAAGGCACGTTCAGTTAACATCCTACAAATGTCAGAAGGCAATCGCATATATTCTAAATATGAGATACCGAACGTTTCATAAATGTTTCTTGAAACAAACGTATCGATCGTTTGTTCTAAAAGACTTCCTTTGTTAATGTCACGTTCTTTAAAAAAAGCAACGCTTGCAAGCGGACGTTTTACAGATCCACTTACATGGTTATAGACGTTCGAATAAAAATCGACCATGTCCTTAAGAACGATCTGTTTATCGGTTCCGTACAGAGGTGATCCTGAGGCAATCGTAAATTTAGAGATGGAGTCAAAGACATGTCCGTACTCATCATAATTACGACTGCCTACGTGATTTAACGAAGACTCATCTTCTCCATCCTCTGCACGAGAAGGAAGAAAAAAAGCCGTTGAGGATCCAAGGGCAAGAGATTAACAAAGCCAGGGATATTAAAGAGTCCATCACGTTGCTCGGTTCCGCAGGCGGGACAGTCATAAACAGGGAGTGCGATGACTGATACCGTCGATTCATTAATGTACTTAGTTACAGCATCCATGATACCTTCACGCACCGCCTTATCCGCGCTTAATCGCTTAAGTAGACTCAGTATCGTTTCGTAATGTTCAATGGTATTTGTACCGAACTTAAAGCTTTCAACCCAATGGCCGTACTGACGTAATGATGATGCTTGCGCATGACGAATCATCAGTTGTTCCTTATCATCAGAAGACGCGTCTTCCTCAATGACCGTTTCAACGGCTTCAATGATTTCACCAATCCATTGATAACCCGCACTGACGTAGGAACTTACGGTTGGAGATTTAAGACAAATCTCCATTTCAAGACCTTGATTATTCTTGATCTTCACCACGCGACGATTTAGAGCTTTCATCTCACTGATGTAATGCTTAACTTCGTCATAGCTTTTGGAACCGGCTTTACGATCAAACATATGTTGGCGTTGCCAGTCCGTTAATGCGTTCTTATTGACAAACTGTAGCTCGCTTAATGCAAGAAGTTCTTCAACAATATGTGTACATTTTTCAGGATCTGTGGTGCAGGCACGACGATACTGGAAACCTTGAGGATAGATCGAACATGCAAGACCCCAAAGTAAAGATGGGATGTCTTGTGACACAATAACCTTTTTCAAGTCACCGTCAGGAATCGTTTTGGCACTAAGCGTATTTTTGTCGATGTGACTGATGACAAAGTCAACAAGACGGTCAGTGGTGTACGTAGTAACGTTTGAGAAAGGAAGACCGTAATCCGAACGACCAAAACGAATTTTATCTGAGATCATCGAACGGTGAAGCTCCACAAGTGCATCGTCACTTGGCGTACGTAACGTCACCCAGATACCGGTATGCCATAAGGGAACCTGGAAGAAACTACCTTGACCCAAATAGCTTAAAGCTTGCCACACGGCCGCTTCACCTTTAAGACTTTGGTTTTCAACTTGACTGACTTGACGTAGACGCGGCTTAATGCTAGCTCCGTTAATTTCCATGTTGTTTGTAAAGTCAGACGCTTCGTCTTCAACCGTTGGAACAAAGGATCCGTCAAATGAAGTTAGCGTACTTCCTCGACGAATAGCGTCGAGCCAGGCTAGACGCTCGGAACTTAACTGAACATTGGTATTACCAATAAGACTTGCGATGCCTGAATCACGCAAGCGATCGGTTACATTTTTGTCAGTGTCTGACGGGAGTGTAATGATGTCGTCGTCCTCAGACCATTTAGTAGGTTTGCTGAACGGCTCTGTGATCAAAACACGGTAGTTAATTTTTGTCGTGGACTTTGGAGTAAAATCAGTATCGATGACCGGTGTCTCTTCGAGCACAGGCTGCATAGTTTCCGACATTTCTACTTGAAGGTTAATTGCGTCGTCGTCCACAGGACTCGATACGTTGTTTTCTGTACTAATCATAACGCGGCCTCAGGCTGGGTTGGTTGTTTTAAAGTCGCTTCGTAACGTTCACTCGCATCCATAGCCATGATTGAAATTTCAAGCATGCTGTTCGTGATGTTTGTTTGAAAGTCACTATTGAGGACAATGTATTCTTCGTACAACGTCAGAATAAGTCTCAGTTCTTCATCAGTCTTCACGAGACCTGAAAAATCCTTGTGTTTTTCGTAAATATCCCTGACGATCCCAGAACATCTTTGCGAGTCAGAAAAAAGTGCATTAACAAACGTATCGAATTCGACGCGGTTCTCAATATGTTCGGCGATTTCTTTTCTTTCAATGATACTCTTAACTTCAATCGCGACCGAGATAATAGCATTCGCTATACTTTGATATAGACCCGTAAGGTCATCCCAGTTATGTACAGGCGCAGACACGGCGCTCTTTTGAATCTCATGACTGACTGAGGAAGCCAGTTTCTTTTTCTTAGGCAACGCAAAATCTTTTTTTACAATACCGGCCATAAAAAAAACTCCCGAAATGATTAAAATACTATGAAAGACTGTCTTTTCAGTCAAAAGATACCGAAGTCACTTTTTTTTTTATATTTACTACGAGGCCTAGTTCATGTCTTTGTCAAATAACGAATCGTTCTTTAAAATAAATTTCACACCTGAACTCGCATTTGTTCTGACAGAGGCTGTTGAGTTACTTGAAAAATTTAAGACACCTACTTACCTCGAACGTATTGACGAATTAGTTGGAAAAGAATCGTACATGACTCGAACCGACTTTATAAGTTCGTTCCATGACATCATTAATGAAGCATCCTACTTCGTACTTAAAGAACATTCACTTATTCTCGATCCGGCATCAGTATTGTCGGATCGAGTAGAATTAATGCGAGCCGTCGTACTTTTCCAAAGCTCTCAAGATAATTATTATTTTGAGATGTTGAGTAACGGAAGTGACGATCCTCTCGATGACTTTATACGTCTCGTAGAAGGTACTACGGCACTTGAATACACGCATTTACACACTATCATCACTTCGGTCGGCCAGGACTTCGTAAGTAAAATTAATGATACTTTTAAAGTTGACGACGAACTAAGTGTTGACTCAAAACGTTTCGAACAAATTGTTTCGGATATTAAGGCATTATCAAGTATGGTGGGACATACACGTTTCATTGGTTACGGACTAATCGAAAGCGGTTTTATCCCGGATCAGAAAATCGAAAATTATATACCTTTCATCACGACTTATTTCACTGAAGAAACGCGTGTTGAAGTTATGGCCTTGGATATCTTTAGTATTTCACTTATAGCGAAAAACGGCGATCGTGATAACGGTCAAGGAATAGCTAAACTTATTAACTTACTTATTATTAATACGCAAGCCGCTATCAAGATTAAAGAAATCACAGATCGTCTCACGGTTACCTTTTCAGATTTTAAACGCGCGTCAAAGCACTAAAAGGAACCTGTTCATGAAACGGTTTGAATACCTTAACATCGCCTTTAAATTAAAACTTTACCGAAAGACGGATTGGGTTATACGGGCTTTCTCTGTATTTAGAAATGATACGCTATATAACTATCCGTACCGAATCGAATCCGATATTAAAGGGTATCGATTTAAAGATGAACATGGTACGTACCACGTCATCGAGGATGCGTCGCCTAACGAACCGCTCTTTGCATTCCTTGAAAAGTTTATTGCGACCGAAGACATTTTTTCAAATGTTAAGGGATCGGTATCGACAACTATCGGTAATGCTTTATTTAACCTCGTCGCCATCATTGAACCTTTTGGTAACAAAATTCCTTTTCTAACAGGAAAGTTGACCGTTGGTCAAATCGAAAAAACGATCTCACTTAATTTTAAAGATGAGCCTTTGGACAATCAGCCTAAGGATCCTAACACGTTCTATCCTTCAGAACGTATTAAGTTTGTTGACGCACTGTCTTACCTTGAAAACTTTAGTCAACTGTGCGTTTGGGCGAATAGCGAAAAAACGATTACAGGACCTAAAGGTATAGCCGAATACAAAGCTAAACTTGTCACGGAATACGAAGGTCGTTTAAAGGACCCAGCTACGATGGCTGAGTTTGAAGGTAAGCTTAGAGCTTTTGATGACGAATACCTCAAAGGCGATTTAGCCGCAGAACGATTTGCGACAGGTGAGAAATTACGTGGGGTTTCTCGTAAGAAACTCCACCTTGCTTTTGGTGCTGAAATAGGGTTTAACGAAACCGAACGTATCGAGCCTGTAATTAAATCACTTGACGAAGGCTGGGATATTACACGACTTCCTATGTACATCGACAACTCGCGTTCAGGATCGTATAACCGTGGCGCCCAGACATCGCTTGGTGGGGAAATGACAAAGTGGCTTTTCAGAGTAAGTAACGGTGTTAAAGTTACGATCGATGACTGCGGTACACGTCTTGGTCGACGCCTTCTCATCACCGAAAAGAATTATAAAAAGATCGTAGGTCTCTATATCGTAGGAACGAAAGAACCTTTACTCATTAAAAATGAAGCAGATGCAAAAACCCTCGTTAATAAAACCGTCATCGTCAGAAGTCCGATGTACTGTAAAAGTGAAGGAATGTCGTTTTGTAAAAGGTGTGTTGGAACATTTTTAAGTTCAAGTGAAACGATGATACCAACGGCTGTCGCAAATTACGGTTCGGTTATGATGTATACGTTTATGAAAAAGATGCACGGTAGTGCACTCACGGTCGTTAAACTCGATCTCAGTAAAGTTCTTTCTTAAGTTTTTTAACTATCGTATGGACTTTTTTTGTTTTTTCTAGGAGATATTCATGGCTCGCGTACCTATCCGACCAAAACCCGATACCGAAGTAAAAAACGGTTCTTCAGAACCTACATTGCCGGTTCAGACCGATGAAGTTAATGAAGTTGCTGTTGCACCTGTCGTCGTCGAAGACGTTCAGTCAGAACCCATCGACAGTAACGATCTTTCGGATATCAAAGAAATTGAGGCTGTAGAAGACAATTCTCTTCCTGAAATTGAAGACGTTCAAGAAGATCCTGTCAGCGATACTCCAAGTCAGTCCGACGAAATTACTTACCTGTCGGCGAGCGAATTCATCCGTAAAAGCCAGGAAACCAAACTGAAAAGTCTTATTTCAAGACTCGATAAGTTTGCAGACGACAATAAAACTGGCAAAACAGTATCGCTCGATCAGGGCGCGCGTAATGACATCGCGTTCTGGGCAACGCTCAAAGACGTTCTCGCTCAACCAACCTTGACCGAGTTTCGTCGCCAATGGTCGATCGTCATTTTGTTCTTCAAACATCATGAAGACGGCGTACTTTCCGATCGTTACATCAACCGCTTCATTAGTCATTGGACTATCCCGTTCAAAGAAGCAAATGCCTTCAGGGCGATTGTTAACCTATTGAAAGTTTCGACTGACCAAAGATCACGCGAACTCGCGATTAAGTCAGTCAATCTTCCGCGCCTAACGAATACGCTTGATAATGAACAAGCACGTCAAAACGTCATGATGTTTTACACAAAGTAAAAGAATACGTATGTGTGTAGGGTAACCCTACACACATATGGTTTAAAAAAACAAATCGTATTCTTAGTATGACTACATTAAAGGCTAAATTATGGACGACTTTCATCACATCGCTTTAGATAAAGATTCGGAGTATCTTAGTAAAATAAAGCATCTTAACTTAGGTCAGGTCGTTTTATTTTCTCAAGAAGAAACCGAGTACTTCCTAACTCACAAAACTCAAAACGAAACCGACGACGTGCTTAAAAAAGATTTTAAACACACTATAGTCACGCTCTCAAACTCTAATAATGAGCGTCGATCAATACCTCGTCCGAAGACTGAAATCGTTGTCGAGAAAAATGGGAACGTGTTTTTACTTGCTCAATTAGGATCTTTTGAGCTTAAGTACGGTTTGATAAACACGAATGCAAGAATCAAAATAGAGATTGCTATTCGTCGCTATGATAAAGCGTACGGCATGTACTATACGCTTTCAGGAAGAGAGACCGTTAAACCTTTTAAACTCTTTTCAGTTGACACGCGCGTAGAAATCATTTCAAACCTTTCCTTTTGTCACTACCCTCCAAACCTTTCCTTTTGTCACTAAACTTAAGAGTACTTTTCCAATGCACGGCATCATGATTACTCTCCTCGAATCTCCAGTCACCAAAAACTTACTTGTATCGGTTCGGCAGGGAGAGATTTTAAAGAATCGAGAAATTCACGTTCCCTTTAAAGACGTTAACTCCTACGCGACAAGTGATGAAATTGATGTTGGAGGTAAAGGCCTTACAGGCATTAAAATAAACTATCTGAGTTATAAAAATAGTAAAGTAAAACGCATCATAACGACCGTGATCTTTAAAAACGGCATTTTACAGACTGTATTGTAAACTACTCAGACGTACTGTAGTTAAGTGATAGGGTGCCTAGGCACCCTATCACTTAACTTAGATTAAGTTAATAATATCGTCAACATCAGGAAAACCGAACATAAACGTACAGTATTCGATTGCATTAACAGAACCTGAAGACAGGTTAATATTTTGCGCTCGATAAACTTCCTCACTTATGCCTTCAACCGAAACAAGCTCGCTATGCGTTGTCTCCTTAGACATGTTATAACAAATCTGTCCACTTGGATAGGCGGCAGAAATGTCAAGGTCGGCAACATAGCGACGTATGTTATTATTCACCATCGAGCCTTCCTGAATCAAAGCCTCGCCATTTGATTCGGTTAAGTAAGCAGGAAGTGTAATGATCCAGCCTGATAAGTCAGCTTCAAACTCATCATCGTCTTCGGATTTGGCGTTCTTACCCATCGAAGCGATAACGCGTCCGTTCTCTAAGAAAAAGAAGTGGAGTGCGTCAGATGCGCGCTTAGGCTGGTATTCAAAAGAAGAAAATTCGCTATCTCCTGAAAACAATGGAAGAGAAATACTGATATCCTTAGTTTTTTCCTCAAGTTCAACCATGTCGTAAGCGTCGAAGATATTGTAAACAATATATTCTATTTTCTTATCACGTTGCATTACCTGATGGAAAAGGATGCCTGTAAGCTCCTCTGTTCCAGGAACCTTTAACTTACCCTTTTTAAGTTCCTTGTTTAAAATCGCATCCAGTTTATAGGACTGTTCTTCAGGTTGTCCAAGACGAATGTGTTTATACGAACACATCGCGTCGATCACATAGAAGCTTGAAGGTGAGAAAACCGTATGCCATTGAGCCGCAGGAGGTACGCTCATGACCTTACCACTTGACGTCACTTTCTTACTTCGACCTTCCTTATACCTAAAAAATCTAAAATGTTGTGGGATCGTCGGATCCGAAAATATGTCCTCAGGATGGACTCCGTTTTTATCACACGTTTCAATGATACGTCTGATGTCAAAGTTCATATTCCATATCGAAAGAAAATCAGGTTGCCACTCGTGAATTTTTTCAAAAGTCTTAACCACAACGTCCATGGCGTCTTCAGCGATAATGACGTCGCTAACGATACCTTTTTCAAGTATATCTTTTAAATATACCTTACTAAGACGTCGAATGTCCGAAAGAGGATCTGAAAACCCTTTAACAAATTCTTTATTAATCACGGTATAGATATTTGTTTTATTAGAAATCGTAATCATGAGAATATCGAGATCACCAATGACGTCCGTTTCGATATCTAATGTACAGTACGTATAAGGTGTTGGCGATACATTATACCGTTCGCCATAGATATGTTTAATAATTGAACTTGAGGAAATGTCAGTTCCGTACAGGTAAGGGTTGTCTGACAACTTCTGGATATTCGGCTTGGATGAAAATGTTTTTAAAGCTTTCGATACGTTAAAGGCAAGTTCACTCTCAGTGCTTGAAAATTCAATAAGGTTATCGACGTTTTCACTTTCTTTTTTTTCTTTATGGTTGCGATGACCTTCTTTAGTTACCCAAAAAGGCCTTTTAAAATTCTTTACGATATGTAGATTAGGAGTGACTGACCCGTCATCATGATGGACCTGTTCTTTTATCAGATGATAGTCTTGTCCCTGACTTACGTGATCCGGCAGTCTGACAACAAAACGACATTCCTTACCAGTAACTTTTGACATAATTTAAATACCTCTTTTTTGCATACCATCTGACCCACTTCATAAAAAAGGAATTCCTATGGATTACACGCCATCGTTTGGACGCCTTCGCGTCACACCTTCACTCGAAACGATTTCTTTTCAAAGCGATACGTTTGGTCAGGAACTTGAAAAACATTTTGAGGTACTTCGGGAAATCATTAACAAAACTGACCATCGAAAAGATGTTAAATTTAGTCAAATCCCGTCTAAGAAACTGATGGAGATTTTGGTTTTTGAACGCTTCGGTTTAAAGGTAAGCTTTAACTTCTCTTCGACCATTACGGCAGCGATCATGATACTGCCATTGCCGCCGCATAACGTATTGTTCAAAGATCGTTTCGACCATAAAGATGCGATCAAATACATTGAAGACGAAATTAAAAACCTCAAGTCGAATCGAGGTACGGTCAACCTACGACTTGCGCGTGTCTCAGGTATGTTCTCAGAGCGTCTCCATCACGTCTTTTTTGACTTATGGTCAAATGTTAAGGTTCTTAATTTAACAGCCGCAGAGATGGTGGCGATCGTTCTCCATGAAATCGGACATGCGTTCACAACGTTTGAATATAGCGATCGTTTGGAAAGTATGAATCAAGTGATCGCAGATATCGCCAAGGAAATGTATTCTGAAAATCGACACGATGTGATTAATTACAAGTACATTAAGCTTGAAGATATGGCGTCTTCAAAGAAACCCATAGCGTTTACAGACCTAACAAAAGATTCTGAACGCGTCATTTTAGGCCGTCGACTCTTCGACCTCTATTTTGAAGAAAGTCAAAGTCAGTATAAAGACGATCGTTACGACTATACGGCATCCGAACAACTTGCCGATCAGTTTTCGGCACGTTTTGGTTATGGCCGACACCTCGTATCTTCACTTGAAAAAATTAACCGTCATTATCACGGTCCTCACGAGAGCGTTTTTGCATTGTCGATATTCTTCGACACGCTTCTCCCTACGTTCAACATTATTTCTTTAACGTTCAACACGCTGGTCTACGTCACAACGCCACTGACTGTTTTTGCACTTGCTCTGACCGCAATCACTATCTTCATGTCAGGCGATCGTTTTAAAGACATGACGTATGACGATCTTGTAACGCGTTACAAGCGTATCCGTGATCAATATGTTCAGATGTTAATGGACGAAGATTTAAGTCGTGAAGAAGTACGTCCGGCGCTTGCTGCGATTAAAGAGATTGATGCGTCTATGGACAAGATTAAACAAAGTCCAAACGTATATGCCGAAATCTCGAACGTCATCTTCCCGACCCATCGAAGTGCCGCACGTACAGTCGCGATCCAAAAAATGCTTGAAACAGTCATCCTCAATCCTCTTTACGTCAAGTCCTCAGAAATCAAAATGGAGTACCCCTCATGAGCAATGTCAACGACTTCCTTAAGTTAAGTCAAGAAACCCAGCGTTTCGTATCTTCGTACAACGTCCCAGACCTTTCAAGGTCGTTAATCACGTCCATTGCCGTGGCCAAGGTTATTGCTTATGAATTGACACTGCCTTCGTCTAGGGTTGACAATCTCCGTGCTTATTACCGAAATAATATCGGGGTTTCCGAATCTTTCAATCATATCGACATGATTAATAATTGGATCTCACTTGACGTTGATAAGGTTAATGAAATCATTTATGAAATCTATTCGTTCCGTTACAATACGGCTTTTGGGTCAGCTAAAAATAACGCGACTTATGTCAGCCACAATCGATGTGTATCCGAGTTCCTTGGCGTAGCCTGCGCACTTAATGCCGAGACACTTAAAGCGATTGATGAAAAAGGTCAAGACATCAATCTTCTCGTTATCAACATTGATAAACTCCTGACCGAGATTAGATAATGAATAGCATCTTCTATTATCCTGAAACCGATACCGAATCCGTAGCTTTAGAAAGCACTGACAATAACGGACCCATCGTTATCGAAGCAAAAAGTCAAGAAAATAAAACTTCTTTACTTCGTCCCGATGATGAGACCGACGTTGTTGATATTCATAATAACGAAGCGCTCGATAGCCAGACGCTTCTCGGCGATCATCTCGACGGTGATACGCTAAAAACCGCGATACGTACTGTGGTTGATGGGCAAGACAAACTCATCGCACTCGACGATCTTGAAAAACAAATTCACGCAGGTGTCTCTAAAACAGAGGCTGTAGCGATCGAATCGTATTTCAATGGTTTACTTAATGACCGAACGATCATTGAATCGTTCACTCCATTTAAATCTCAAACTCAGCTTAGCGTGGTTCAGCGCCATTTAAAACGTCAGCGTACCGCTCTTGAATCTGAAATGATCGTCGCGACAGTTGCGATTCAAGCCTCCGTTCAAAAGGGTATCTTTTCGATTTATCCGAACGATGTCTTTGAAAGTCTTGACGATCTTCTGATCGAGTTTAAAACATTTAAAACGTCTAACATTGAGATCATTCGGATACTCTCGACGTCACCTGAAAAATTTATCGCCATTTTTGAAGGTAAGTTCGAATCGATTGCGGCAAAACCACTTAGAAATTTCGACGCGGGTATGCTCGATACTCGTGACATCCACGGTAAAGAAGCTGAATATACCGGCGTTGTTCAAGATGCCTTTAAGGCAATCATGAATCTTTTAAAATGCAACCACTTCGAAAATTTCTTATGGCTTGCAAGCCACCCTGAAACAGAGTTGGTCGGATTGGTTATGGGTCATCTCGATATCTCTGTTCGAGACGAAATGAATGCACTGACGTTACAGTCGCTCTGCACTCTCTTTAGCGACGACCGTATCAACGTTTGCATCATGCGACTTATTGATCAAGTTGAAAAAGACAAGATCTTTATCGACGAACTTAATACCGCGATTGATAGCGTAGTCGATAAAACCGACAACACGCTTAATAAGGCGGTCCTTGAAAAGAGTCAGTCACTTAACGAAATGATCGAAAAAAGTCATTTCTTACAAGGATCACGTAACCGACTTTTATTAGTCATGAGTCTTTTTAACTCACTTGTCCCTTACTTTAAGACACACGTATAGAATATACACCTGGGGCATGAACGCCCCAGGTGTATAACTTAGTAGTTTTTTAACTCGTGTGTGAAGAAATTGAAGTCAATGCATTCCTCGACGATGAGGTCGCCCGAATCCACCATACGAAGGCGTTTTCTTAAACTCAGTTGAGACACATCGTCTACCGTGACGACGTCGTAGTTTTTATTCCCACCCAGTCCACGTACGGCAAGCGATACTATAGACGAACCTAGGATTTTAGTAAGCTCACTTACGATCTCACTTATCGAAACACGCTTAGCTTCAAAGTAAATAACAAGGAAGCGAATCGTCTTTTCTTTAATCAGTTCTTTTTGAACTTCATTTTTATAAACGTCACGACTGACATAAAAGTCAATGAAGAACTTTTGATCTGCAAGAACAAAGGTGTACGTATTGTCCTTAAGAAGGACGTTTACCATGCCCTTACTCCTTCGAGGATAGAACATAATTTCAGTCTTCTCAAGAACACGTTTGTTATATTCGGGCATGTCGGTTGTGATATAGTCTGTAAGAATACCTACAGCTTCACGGTTATAGTCTTTGTAAACAAGACCGGTTGCAAACAAATAGCTAGCTTCGACAAGAGTCATGTCAAGCGTGCGCCGAATCTTCCGATCGTCTGGGATAGGTAGTCCGTTCGCATCCAGTATAGGATCGCCTTTTCGATGGATATAGACCGGCAACCCGTTCGCATCCAAGACAGGATCGCCCTTGTAATGAAGGATACCTAGGTATTCGATACTACAGTCATTAGTAAATCTGAAGCGTGAACCTGTACTGGGGTCGGTTTCGTAAACATCTTCGCTGTAGGTCAAAGGAATGTCACGGTCGTAGACGACGTAATCGTCCCCGTAGAAATGTGTTCTTGATTCAGTCCACAAATACCTTAAACTTGAACCAAATCTAATATAGTATTTTTCATGAACAATCACAAAAGAACTTCTTGAAGCAAGGTCATGGTTGACGATAAGCGGATCATAGTCTAAAACGTGTTCTAACGGCCGTTCACGCGACGTATAGACAAGATCCATGGTTTGGTATAGCCTAGAGAAAACTCTAGCCTCATCGTCGTTCTGGAAGCCGTTGGTGATTTCTATAACCGCATCGTCGATCGTATTCTTTACAAAATGACTGGTACGAATAATGATTTCATAAACGCGGTTCTGATCGGTTGTTTTACCGATAAGCGATGCTTTAAAAAAGACGCGATGATTATCGTCGTAAGGTAAGAATGAGAGTTGCACATCAATAGACGAATCTTCAAGAGCTTTAACAAGATCATCGGCTTTTGTATTTAGGATGATGCGATAGCCAACATCGATTTTCTCAATCGCGAAGTTTTGAGTTGTCATCGTACCGCGATAGCTTGTCGAATGATACCTAAAACTCGTAAATTCGTTTTTAGGTAAATCAAGCTCGAAAGCATTAAGCTTAAAGAAATCGTCCGAAAAGTCAAGGACGTAGTAAAAGGGTGTGAAAAGATACGTCTTTAAATTAGCAACTTCAGAAAATCCTAATGGATTAATAATCTTTAGTTGCTTAAGATTATTCACTTCATTTTCAGGTACGATTTTCAACGTTCCGAGATCATCAAGAAATAGCGTGTTTGACGGAATAACGATGTTATTTATATTCTGTTTAAGTAACGCCTGTTGTCTTAAATCGTCAATGGACGTATAAAGAGATCCTGAGGTAATAACGGCAGACGATACGAGCGTGTCGTTACGTGGCTTAGGGAGTGTTTTTGAAGCGATGAAATAACGGTCGGTGACGACGTCGACGTTATGCGTCAAGACGTAATTTCGATCATTAAGAAAGTTAACGATTTGCGTTTCGGTAATCGGTAATTTATAACTACCGATCGCATTATCGAGAACTTCGCTTCGAAGTTCGTCGAAACCTTTGACGTTCTTACCTCCACTCGTAATGTCTGACGAGGCGGCGATTAAAGGAACACGTATCATCGGTGAAGTAAATGTCGTATCGTCCTGAATAACATCGGTCACGTTAAAATCATACCGAATCGTATCAGGGTTGACCATTTGAAGTGGCATAACGAGATCGCCCTGCGTCGTATAAATGTCGACACGTACTTCCCCACTCACCAGTCCGTCAAGGACATAGTTGTAAGGTATTGTTACGCGTAACGTATTTTCAAGTAGTTGAAAAAGTGCGGTAGGGATCAGGGTATCGAAAACTTGATCACTGTGCGTTGTTTTCATTTCGATCCAAGGATCTCGTGAAGCGGCCTTACGATAAAAGACACGCGCGTAATAAAACTGGTCTTTAAACGCGATGTCACGACGGTAGACCGACGTCTTTTCGACCACGCTATAATCACTTACGATTTCGATTTGGTTGGTTGGGATAGTAAATACGATCCAGGAGCGACCCGATTGATCGCGAACAATGTCATGTTCGATAATGTACGAAGGTAAGTCGTAAACAGGCGATTTGATCGCGATGTCATATTCGACACGAAGACCACCCACATCGTAATCTAAGATGTCGATCGGATACAATGTCATAAATTTTGCAGGTCCCGCGTTAATGACGCTATCACGCCCGATCGTGATACGTTTACGTCCCTTAGACGGTTCTTGAACCATGTTGTTAAGTGTACTTGTCATCTCACAGAGAATTTTAAAGTACGCCGTACTTGGTGTTGAAAAACGTCCAGCGTAATCAAAGTCAGACATATGACGATAAAGATCCGAAGGCGTCTGGGCAAGTGCCGGATACTGCTTACGCAAAAAGTACTCGCTTTCTGAAATAGCAAGTGCCGTGTGAACCGAAGACATTTCAAGTAAGTAAATAAACGGATTTGTGGGGTCGATAATATCGACCTGGCCGTTCGTGATACGTTCAAGATAATCCAATGAAAGACGTTGGATACGACTTGGGTCAAAACGATAGGTTCGCAGATCGCCTAAAAGTTCTCTAATCGAAACATTAGTATATTCATTAATCTCTGGCATGATTTAAGCTCCGTAACTTCCAAGATAATACGAATCGGCATGAGGTCCGACATAAATTGATTTCGTAATCCCATTTTTCTTATAGTCCGCCAAACGCGCTAAGTAGACATCTTTTTCTATCCACCATTCGAATTCAAACGTCTTAAGGTTAATACGAGGAATACCTCGATTATTAAAAATTGTAAGAAGCTCCCATGGTATTTTAACCATTTTATTAGGGAGTATATTACTCGGATCGGTTAAAGGAATGCGACCGTCATAACCGTTCACTACGCGCATCGAAGGGTTAAAAATATTGACTGTCCGGTTGAATTCATTGAGTAAGATTTCATCCATGTAAAGCGCGCCCATAGATGAAAACCGTATCGAAATTTCTTTTGTCTGGTCGTTATACGGGCGTTCAGAATTGTAATCAAAAAACTGACCAACGCTTAGTGCCGTAGGTATCGACGCCCCTGTTGCAGCAACCTTTGTAACAAACCTGCGTTCGCGATCAAGATCGAAGCGATAGATTCGTGTATTGTAATCGATCTCATTTTCAATGATGAAGTCTGCATACGGCATCATTTTACCTTCAAAGACATTCGCGATATAATTCATCCAAACGTAGAACATATAGACGATAGGGTCTCCACGAGTGTTTCTGAACGTTGCCGTAATATCAAACGAACTATAATTCGAAACGATTCCATCACCAAGCACCATTTCTTCATTATAGATGCCTTGAGGCGTCGTGAAAGTCGGTAAGGTAATATCCGGCCATCCAGAAACCGATCTGAGCTGATTAGTGAGCACAGGTATAAAAGGATTTTCATTCTGAACCAAAGGACATTTCACGCCTGCGATGGTTCTCTTGATGATATCGGTCTGATCACCGAAACCAAAGGCTACGGGGTTTTTATACCCGTTTTCAAGTCGAGGATCTAGGATCGAGCGCGCGTACGTCTGAATGGATGTATAGTTATCATTAAGGATTTGGAAGAACTTTCGATCCATACGGCAGTTACCTTCAGTTAAGTTTAACTGAGGTCGTACAAAGAAGGTATAACCGTATTGGTCGACGTTTGAAGGAACGGCGGAAGGCGTTAGTCGATGGTCGATTCCGTAAAGGGTGTTACCGATCGCCTTAGCCACTGATCCTATAGGTGTTGATTCGAAATACTTATCTAAAGTATGACTTACGATACTACTCATTTTTATTTTCTCCTTCTCTAGAGGTCGACATTATGGCAACATTAACCGATGCATTCCAGCACCTATTTGCTTCTGTAGGAGACGTTCCTTCGAACATATACCGTGCCGTTCGTAATCTTGAAACGCGTTCTTTGAACGAGGTTGGTCAGGCTGCAAGCGTTGAACCTTTGACGGTCATATCAAAGGATTGCCTAACCTTGAGCTATACACCTGATGTCCTGCAATCGCTCTTAAGTCTATTTGCGGCGTACTATCTTCAAGCCATATCTATCGTAGGTTCAGTCGATAGCGCCAGGGTTATACGCATCCTTGACAAGCTTAATCCGAATCGTCAGTTTAACGACATTACCGTGATTACCGAGTCGATGCCGGGTTACCATCTTCGTCACGAAGAATCGTTTAAATATCGTCTTCCTACACCAGGTAATCAGCTTGCCTTGGAATCTGAAGTACGCCGTATTCGTCAAGAAAAGAAAGTAGCGCTTGAAAGCGTAAGTGATAGGGTCAATATGTATGACCCTGTCGACGTTGAGGATGGTGCACTCCGGTCCGATGCCGATAGTCTTATCCATCATCGTGATAACCTAAAGAACATCATTGAAACCAGTAATCTTTCAGTTGGTAAGCTTATCGCAGTTAAAATTACGATTGACGAAAAAGAGGTTGAGGTACCTATCGCCGTACGTCTTGCCACAGCCAGTATGACCGGCGAATCGATCGCGCGTCTTCTGGCTGTTAAAACCGATGAAGAAAGTTTTATTGAACGCTGGCACGCGTGGCGTTCCGGTCGCATCCGTTTGATTCAGGATTTGATTTTTGCGCAAGATCTTATCGACGAACATCGTAAGTTCATGATCAAAGATGAGGACGGTATTTATACCGAAATTCTAAATCGCGTGAAACGTAATAAAGGCTATGGGTTTTTGTCAAACAACCCGTCCCTAGCAACCTCATCAAACATTTTCATCATCACTGAAGAAGATGCTAAGAACATTGAACGTAAGATGTCTGGTAAGATGTCAAATAAAACCGTTCGCGACAGACTGTTTAAAAACACGTACGCCATGATCATTGCCGTGGTTGATCGCGAATGGGAACGTGTGACGTTCTATACGCGCGGTATTAGTGCCGGTTCAACCGTGAGCGTTAAAGATCTTAAGCAAGCTTCACAAGGTAAAGGTCCGGATATCGTCGATATCCTTAAATCTCTATCTATGGGTTCAGCACCTTCGTTTTAATTAATCACCATACTACACCAGTCGCTGAACGTAGCGACTGGTGTATCTATGACATTTGTTACGCACTTCACTTTATTACATTTTTATCTAAATATAAGGTAAATTTTTACAAAACTATATTACCTATGTGATCCATGTTGGGTCAGTCAAAACGAGGTGGTTTATGGATGGCTTAAAAAGAGAATTATGTGAAATCGTTGATACCCTGGTCCTTGGTAATTACGATTTCAATACCATAAGACGTTTCGTTAGTCAAGAGACTGGTGAAACAACGATTGAACTCGAATTTACCGATGAAGAAGGTAATTCTGCAAAAAGGACGTATCCTTTTGAATACTTCATAAGCAAGATAAATCAAGAAAGGAAGACCCAACTCCTCTCTAAATTGACTGAGGCATTGACCGAAACACTCAAAGAAAACGCGGACGAATTTTTAAACGGTTTCCTAAAGTCGGCTAACGTCGAACTTCAAGAAGATCGGGACAACGAAGAAATCATCGCGATTGTTCAAGCTACTCTCGATAACGAGAACGAAGTCGCCAGAGACAAATACATCATGCTATCTACAAGTGAAGCGACCTCCTTGCTAAGTGTAATGTCAATCGAAGACACTGATTTTGGAGAAGACGGCTCGAACTTAACTATTTTCGGAAGCTTCGATAGTATGTTTTGTCAAGTGAGCCTACTTGAAGACGGGCTCTGGGGCATCCGTAACGGCTAAGTTTTAACATCAGGCAGTACGTTTAGACGGATTATCCGTCTAAACGTACTTTCGAAATTTGCTCGACTATGACTGAGTAAGAGTAACTCTTATGGAGTATAAAATCTTTCTCAAAATTTGGAGTTTTTATGATTATTTTAAAAGAAGACCTTTTTGTAGGTGAAGGAAATACCGTATTGACTTTTGAATACACCTCTTCAACGCGCGCGATAACGATTTTTTATGCGGACGAAGAAGGTTATGTTAAAAGCCATATCTCATCTATAGACGACGTATTGACTCACGCCGCCAAAGAAAGATTAAAGGAAGCGTGATCTTTTAAGCGAGATCTTATGACTTTCATATTAGCAACCTGTTTAATCGTTTCGAGGATCGAAAATGGACATCTCAAAATTCCTGTCATCACTTATCCCGCATATCAAGAAAACGTCTATCCTTGAAGATATGCGTATTACGCGGGCAGAGATCGATAACATTGCACGTCCTTCATGGGACGAAGCGGCTCGTTTTTTTACATCCAAAGACTCTATTAAGAGTAGTGAAGTCAAGGCGCTCTCCGAAATTTTCTACAGGAACTTCGATCAGGTTCAAGGGTTTAAAAATACCTATAAGAACAAGTACGGTCTGAATATGGTTCAGACCGTAAAATCGCGTTTCGAGAATTTTGTCAAGAACGCCGAGGATCTCGAAGAACGCCTTCAAGCTGCGTTCGATACGGACGTTCTTAAAGAAGGTATGACTGCACGTAAGACGGCGTTATTGCGTGCCTCCGAATATTTTTCTTTTGCTTCTCGCTTCTCCATTGACTTACTTAACTACATCTATAGTAAAGAACTCAAGACGATGGGGTCAGATGAGTCGAGCGATCTCATTAAAAAACGATCGGATGCGATTGAGAAAAACATCGCGGTTTTCGCGGTCGTCTTCAGTTTCTTCTCTATTGAAACTGAAGAGTTTAAGGATTACTACAACAAAGTTCCCGACGTCTTTCTAAGTGCTATGCAATACAAACACATTGCCGAACTTTTTGATGAATCGACGTACGACCCAGTCAAACCCCCCACATTGGTCGGGTTTGAATACAGTCCGATCTACCATATACGTATGGCGATTAGCGAATGGCAAGCGGCACGATACAAGAGCTACAAAGACAAAAAGACGATCCTTGAACTTAAGTTGATGAATCTTAAGTTCGCATCCGAAGATAAAAAAGATCCTAAACTTGAAAAACAAATCGACTACCTTCAAAGTCGTATCGACGATATCGATTTTGAAATGTCTAAAATTGAAGAAGGACATTAATTATGATTCAGGCAGGCATCCTTAAATCCGGTTACCTCTCTTACGATCCGAAAGAACTTACGTTTAGTTCCCTTGATGATTCGATGCGTCGGGGTTCTGACGAAGCCAGAATCAAGATCCTCACCGTCGTCGGAGGTGTTCCTAATGTACTATCGACGCGAGACAAGGAATCGTTTTTCTTCAATATGAAGTTGAATGAATTAGGTCAACGGTGGTTAAGCGGAGAACACATTCTTCGGGAGTTCGACGATCGAGAAACACTTTATCGTCAATTTAAAAAGTCTTTGGGAACCGAATCCTTTTACGACTGGCTGACGATCCAAGTTGAAAGTCCTTACGTCACAAGCTCACACATTTTCTTCCTTAAAGAAACAGTTGAATTTATTTTCAAAGGTTATCGCGCAACAAACCCGATGTACTATCTCGACATCTTTACGCGAGATTTCGGGTATTCAACATTACCTCTCCAAGAAAAAAGAGTGTTTTTGCATTACATTAAGAGAATGTTTGACGAACAAGGTCAACGTACGTCCTATAACGTCGACGTCGTTATTTCAAAATGGCTTTCGACAAGCCAGGGTATCGGAGACCTTATGAACTTCGCCTACATCGTCTTTGGTCGTAAATAATCTCACTCACTATACAGTAAGACGGGTATTTACCCGTCTTACTGTATTTTTTAATCTAACGACATAATCGCTATGTAACCGTTTTGATATCACTTTTGAGGTCAGCTTTATGAAACAAATCACTCTTAGTTTTTTAGACATTGTCAGTTTAACCATTTCAGAAACGCAAGTATATAAAGACGGTATTCTAAAACCTGTCTTTAATTTAAATCTCTTCTACACGTCACCAGAAAAAACAAACAACGGAGCGCCTCTTACATTACGATTTCGAAATAAGCTTCATGAAAATGGGACAGTTGATTTGTTAAGACAATGTGGTGAAACGATGCTTTCTTTACACCTTATTCATCAGCGCGACTTGGATGACGTAAATAAAATCTTTACGTCAAGACATTACCTTCTGAGAACCAAAAATCAAGATGTCGATAGGGACTTTATAAATATTAACTTTTTCTATGACGAGACATCGAACGTTTTAGACGTCATGATTTACTTTTACGACGAAAATCAGGAAACGTTATGAAACAAATCACGCTATACTACCTGGACATTATCAGCCTGGATATTGTCGAAGGGTCAGTTTATGAAGTGGGTGACTGGCGTCCAGTCTTTGTACATAAAGCCTCGTTTATGTACAATGCCCCAACTAAACCTGGTGCGACGTTAATTCTTACATTCGAATCTGAAATTCAGAAAAAACATAACAAAAAGGTTGTGTATCGAGAGCAAGGAGAACGTTTAAATGGGGTACATATGTGTCCTAACGAAATCGATGACGATGTTAAAAACCATCCTGAAAACGTTATGGTAAAAACATCTTTAGGCACTACAAACGTCAAAGATTTTTCAAAAATCAAATTTACCTATGACGCCGTATCTAACACTTACGAAGTCAAAATCGTTTTAATTTAAGAGGATCCATTCCAATGAATGAATTGCAAAAAGCCGCTGAAACAACTAAAAGAATCGTAGCATACACTGAAGCTGTTGAAGATACGAAACGAGCTTATGGAGCCGCAGCTTCTGCGGCAGAAACTGCATTAAAATCAATCGAGGACGCTATGCGTTACATCGAAAGCGCTCGACAAGCACTTAAACTTGCCAAAGGTCTGGAACAAAGAGTTGAAGACTTATCGGACAAAAACCTAAACGCCTGACCAACATTGCATTTTTACTCAGACCTATATTACTCGTACGAAGTTTAGTTTGTCTTAAGACACAAATTTCATTTGACCATATTGGTCACGGGTACGTCTCACCTTTTAACGAGACGAGGTTTTATCATGAGTCGATTCGTAATTTTCTTTCTGATGACGATTATCATCATCGTTACGGGAGAGGCTTTCGCCTCTCCCGTAACCTACTTTTTTAACGGGGTGGAAGCACCTCGTTTAAGGGAGTCACCTCCACCAGTTGACCAAGGTCATTCCTTAGTCGACTCGATCCAAGCCGTCAAGGCTAGGGAGACTCTCAGGAAAACTTTCAAGGTGGGTGATAAGGAGTCTAAAGAACTTCTTTCACTAATTTTGAAAGAAACCAAGTCGGGTGGCTTCCCGACCGCACCGCAGGTTCTTGCGGTGATAGAGATCGAGAGTTCGTTCCGTAAGGATGCGGAATCGAGTTCCTCTGTTGGTCTGATGCAGGTCAACGCAGGCGTTTGGAAACTGCCTAGAAATAGGCTGAAGAATGCTGAGGTAAATGTTCTTCAGGGCATCGCTGTCTTGAAGAGTTATTACCGCTTAAACAACGGTAATTTAAGGTCTACAATATTGTCCTATAATGTAGGCCCTACAGCCTATAAAAGAGGACAATATAACTCGACCTATTGGTCGAGGTTTAATACCGCCGTAAAGCGGTATAGTTAGATTTAAAATAACCCGCCTAGGCGGGTTATTTTTTTTTTCTTAGTTAGGCTTTAACATAACTCTCTAGATTCCGTTATTCTTCAAACCTATATTACCAGGTTGAACGTACGCTCTATCTTATTATAACGCACGTACATGAACCATCTTGGTTCAACGGTCACCTGCACCGATATAAACGCAG